ATGGCTAAATACGAAACTACACACACTGCATTTTTAGGTGTTGACTTAGATTTACTTGAAAACCCTATTTACTCTGATATGGACGTACGTGCTGCTATGCTTTATGCACTTTACAAGGATAGAGCACACCTTTCCCTTTACTCATACACACAATTGGGGAATAAACGTTACATTGACGAAAATGGGGTTTTTATTATTTTCACTAATGAAGTAGCAGCAAAAGCTCTCCATACAACAACAAAAATGATCGGTAAATTTCGTAAACAACTTTCAGACCATGGACTTATTCAAATACGCCGTAACGGTTTGAAGGGGTACAAAATTTATGTTAACGAAGTTCAACGAACTCCAAAAAATGTAAAGTTAACTTTACCATGGATGAACCATTACGTTGAAATTAAAAAATCTGTTTCTGAATGGACTCTTGCCGCACAAATTCAACACTGGAATAACATGGCCTTAGTAAGTAAGTCTAAAGTACAACACGAATCAGATGTAATGGGTAGCACGTGCATTCCAAATGGGCTTACTAGTCTAACCCCTTCTAGTCTAACAACAAATTCTTTAAATAATAATGGTTTGGATGATAACGCGCACGCGCGTAAAGGAAAATTAAATCCAATTCAATCATCACAACCAAAACAATCTAAACCAATAAATCCATATAACACACTACCAGAGAAGCTTAAACAATCTTTCTTAAAAACTTTTGGATTTGTTACAAAACAAGTAGCACTAGAACTCCATACTCTTATCAAACAAACTGACGTAGATATGGTCAACTATATCGTTGAATCAGCATTTGGTCGTAAAATCACCAGTCCTATCGCATATATTAAGGCTGCTATTAATAATGCACTTAAACGAGGGGATAAGTGCGTTCAAGATATGATTAATTACTACGAAAATAATGTTAAACCTCACTCAAAAATCAATAATAGCAATCAACATACTCGTTATATGACTAAAGAAGAGGCTGAAACTCAGGCACAAAAAGATATGGAAGACCTTAAGCAAACAAATCCGACTTTATGGAAGAAGGTTCAAAACAAGATTAGACAAAGCGAATTACGAAAGGTATCTCGCCCAATGATTCCAATTTACAAACTAGGAGAATAGTTTTGAGTAATAAATTATGGGATATTTTCGTAATTTTGTGACAAGCCAACAGAAGTAGTGTATGGTGAAAACGTTGATATAAAGCAAAACCCGGAAAAAGTAAGTTTAAACTGATGTTTTAAAGCTTCTGACCCAGAAAAGGTAAGATTAAACTTACTTTTTCCCAAATATCTGACCCAGAAAAAGTAAGTTTAATCTTCATAAATTCGGGTCTTATATAATATATAAATTATTCTTTATAGAATAAACAAATTAGTATAGTAATAAATAAATAAAACTACCTCCGCGTAGGGAGGCAGTTTTTATGGAGGCATTACGTGGAAATAATAAATAAATATGACGCGATACATAAACAACTAATACAACCATATATTTATGGCTCTGTTAACAAAAATGTATTTAATCATAAGCTAGAAAATCCATTGACAATTGATGAAATTGGATTATATGTTTTTCTAATAACTAGAGCGGGAAGAATTTTTTCAACAAATGGGGAAAAAATATCATTTCCAAGTGATGTTAAATCTTTGTATAAAGCAATATATAAACAAAAAAAACTAAGTGGTTCATATAAAAATACCATTGATGGTATTAAAGAAATGCTTGATCACTTAACAAGTAAGGATTTAATTCGTTTAAAGCAGATACATGGTATTGAATGTGTAGAGCTGACCGAGATAAAGGAACAAGCCTATGCAAGAATATATCCAATGAACACGCAAATAATTATAAAAAAATGTAAAGGAAAAGCTTTGTTGAGAAGGCTGGCCGTATATGCAGCTTTTAGATCAATGATATTTGAAGGAAAAAACGGAAACAAAATAATCGAAAAACCAATTGCATATATGGCTACTTTACTAGGAATCCCTAAATCAACCATGGAAACCCACATAAAATGGTTACGAGATAATTATGTCATTGCTTATTTCAAATGTTCTATTTCAGAAACAAAAGCACCCGAAAAGATTATCTACGCCGATATTATGGATTGCATTATTCTAAAAGAAAATATTAAATATAAACTTGCTAAGGGGCACATCAAAGAGGTTCTTGAATAATCGCGGGATATTCTCTGAATTCTGTGACAACCTATTGTAGTTTTAGTAAAATAAATCTTAGTAAAGTACGGTTTAAATTTAATATTTACTTGTCCTTTTTATTTTTTAAATTATTAAAGCAAGTAAATAAAGAATAAAAATGACTAAAATTATAAAAGTTAGAAGGCAGGTTATTGAGTGAGCGAGAAACTATTTAATACGAGTTTGAAGACGTATGAAGAAAGAAAAAAGAATGTAGAAGAGGAACTTAGCACAGAATTCTTTGAAGAGATTACCAGAGATGATTTAAATAAAGGTAGATTAATGGAGAAGAGCTATTCGGGGTGGTTCCATAATAGGATTAGTGAGTATTTATTTCATAGCCGAGATATAGATACCCCTAAACATAACGAATTCCCATTTTATGCCAATAATAATGATTATTACAGGACAGGACAAGCAAAGGCGATATTACTCACAGAGAATGTAGATTCTTGGACCGATGAGATTTTATCAAAACAGTATGAAATAAAAGAGAACTCGGATAAAAATGCTTATATTAAGAGACTTTTTGGCATTGATAATCTTAGCATCAATGTTCTCCGAAACTTTATCAAAATGGGTCTGCATAAAAACATAAGAAAGTTAAACATAGATGAGTATTCGTTTGAATTATTAAAAGAACTCCAAGAGTTACAAAAAATTGTCTGGAAAGGATGTAAAAAAGACTCGGATAAGGTTCTTTTAAATTATTTTGATGGGGAAAGGAACGTCCGAGAAATAGCCAGTATTTACGGTGTATCTCGACAAAATATTTCAAAAAAAATAACAAAAATCTGTAAAAATGCGCTAAAAAGGGTTCACACAGAAAACGGTTGCCCTTACTTTAATGGAGAGGTAGATAACAAAAAATCTGCCTAGTCGTAAAATACTTGCGTTTGTACCATTTTTCTTCGCGGTTGTTGCGAACCGCGGAGTTATGAGGATTAAGGGTATTAGTCAGTTCGACTCTGACATATCCTCACCGTATAAAATAAACATTTTAACAAGAGAGCGAGAGAGAAAAATATGTTAAACAAGAAAGATTTAATTGAAATTATTGCAAAGCAACAAGAAACTACAAAGGTTGAAGCTAAGAAGATTGTGGACGCTTTTACTGATGGTATCAAGTCTATTATGAAGGACAACAAATCAGTAAACATTACAGGCTTTGCTAAGTTCGAAAGTAAGTATAAAGAAGCTTACAAGCGTGTGTTTGGTGTAACTGGTGAATTAATTGAAGTTCCAGCACATCACGTACACAAGGCAACTCTATCAAAGAAGATTGCTGAATAATTAAATTAACAGTTCATCCGTTAGTCCATGGAGCTATAAAAACCCACGATCGAATGGGCTGTTGGGTTGGTTAAGCAGTCCGAGCTAAATAATGTCACACGGAAGCGCTCGTGTGATTTTCAAAGCAGATAATAACCAGTGAAAACCTCCTTAATAACAAATAAAAAATGAAACTGAGATTATTGTCTGTTGTGAAAACTACACGAGCGTAAGTTATGTGACGAAGGGGACAATCATATGAATTTAGATATTGATGTCGCCCTCAAGAAGCATGTTGAGTTCGTGCTTAGAAAAATGGACGAAATTGAAGCGTGCGAAAAACTATCAATTCATAACATGGCAGACCTTGACCGATATGCTCACATATTAAGAAACCTAGCACAAACTCACGAAGCAATTATGAAGTAGAGAGGTGAGTCAATGGCGGGAAAGATATGTGTCATCTGTGGTAAAGAAAAAAGGTCTAACCAACTTTTGAGACACAAGAACTTATTACTTGATACTAGCTTTTCTATATGTCGCGATTGCGCCAATATGGTAGCCGATTTTAGCAATGAGGATTCAGTTATTGAAATGGCTCAATTCGCAAATATTCCCTTTGTCAAGAATCTTTATATTGACGTAAAAAGAACAAGCAAGAACCCTAATTTCGGAGAATACTTAAAGAAAATAGCTCCGTATAAGAATTTCAAGACCTTCTCAGATTCTGTATTCACAACAGATCATGCCGAGGAAACAGTAAGTATTACCCCCGAATTAGAAAGTAGATGGGGCAAGGGATATAACGAAGAAGAATATGCTTATTTTGAGAATGTGCTACAAGGTCTTATTGCAATTAAACCGGCAACAACGGCATTTGAGATTCAGAGATATGTTGCCAATGTAAAGTTGAAGGACGCATTGGATAAGGCGTTTATGGATGGAGACTCTAAGGCGATTACTGCCTTACGTAAAGCATATTCAGAAGATTCAAAGGATTTAGGGTTTGACGCTGTGCTTAGTGGGAATGATGACAGTGGAAAGACGTTGGGGCAAAGAATTCAAGGTTGGGAACTTAGTGAACCTGTTCCAGATAGCGATAAATACGAAGACGCTGCTGGCTTAAAGAAGTACATTGAAAAATGGTTCGTGATTCCTATGAAGAGAACCTTTGGTGTCGCCTCTGAAAAGGAGGTTGAAAGTCTATATGAAGACTGAAAAGACACAACAAAAGTCTAGCTATTTTGAAAAACGGGAACGCAACCTGATGAAATGGGTTGGATATTGGCGAAGAAACCCACAGATATTCGTAAAAGATTATCTTGGAGTTAACCTGAAGCCTTATCAGAAATTGTTGTTTTACATGATGAATAAGGTTGATTTCTTCATGTATGTTGCGGCGAGAGGTTTGTAATACTGGCCTAGCTAGTTAGAAATAATTAGTTGTAATCGCGGAACTAAGCTGGAAGCCTAAGTCGAAAGATATGGTAATCAGAGGGGAAGGCTCATATGGGTCACTCGCAGAGCATAGTAGGTGAAATAATCCTACCACGAGGCCGCGACATCTAAACAAGTAAAGTTGCAGATGAAAAGTTATGCCGAGCTTATGGGAAATCATAAGAAGTAGATGATAAAAAGCGTCTACGATAACAACGCTACAGGGTAAGTCTTTTTTGATTGCTTTGTACTGTATTGTTCGGTGTATTTTATACCCCGGAACAAAGATAGTACTAGCGTCCGGGACACGCTCACAAGCTGCAAATATCATTTCACAAAAGATAGTGGACTTTTACGATCAATCAGCAGCAGTTCGATACGAAATAGGTTACAAGAAGGACCATATTAAAACGACGGTCAATGAGGCAAAGGTTGAGTTTAAGAATGGATCGAGGATCTTCGCCGCTACATCTGGTGAAAGTGCTCGTGGTTTACGTTGTAATATCTTAATCTGTGACGAATTTCGTCTAATTAAGAAAGAAACATTGGATAAGATTCTAAAACCGATGCTTAACGTTTACCGCCAGCCACCATATTTATCGAAACCAGAATATAGTCATTTAAAGCGAGAGGAAAACAAACAGATTTACATTTCTTCTGCTTGGTATAAGTCGCATTGGATATGGGACGAATTCAAGAGCTATTTTAAGAAAATGACCAATTCGGATAAGCGTTATTTCGTTTCAATTCTCCCATATCAATTATCGGTTAAGAGTGGATTACTTTCACAGAGTGCAGTTGATGCCGAAAGAACGAGTGACACATTCGATCAAACGAGTTTTGATATGGAATATGAAACTATATTTGTTGGTGAAAATGATAAAGCCTACTTCAAGCTTGATCCATTAAATAAGATTAGAACGGTGGGAAAGACGTTTAGACCTCCAACTAATCAAGAATTCGTTGAAAATCAACATAGATCAAAACCAAGAATGTTGTCGAATTTCAAACGTGTCGATAAAGTAAATGAAATTAGAATAGTAGCCCTTGATATTGCCTTAATGGGTGGAAATAAGCTCGTTAAGAACGATACATCAGCATTTACGTTGATGAGGTTAATTCGTGAGGGTGATGAATATAAGCGCCAGGTTGTCTATTTGGAAAGTATTCAAGAGTCAATTTCTTCGGAGAACTTAGCTATTCGTTTAAAACAACTATATTACGATTTTGAAGCTGATTATGTAGTTATGGATGCGAATGGTAATGGGTTAGGAGTATTTGATGCTTGTACAACCGTCCTTACAGATAAAGATCGTGATATAGAATATCCAGCCTGGGCTTGTATCAATGATGATGAAACAAACGATAGAACAAAAACTAAGGGAATTAAATGTGTATATACGGTTAAGGCAAATGCGGCTTTCAACCACGAAATTGCAGTTTCCCTAAAGAATGTCATTGAATCTGGAAAACTCAGATTACCTATGAATGACATTCAAAAGCGCGAAGAATTACAGGAAGATAAGGAATATCGAAAGTTGCCGGCCGAAGAACAAATTAAGGTCTTATATCCATATGTTCAAGCGACTGCATTGGTCAACGAGTTGGTAAACCTTGAATATACCGTTAGAACTGGATATATCAAGATTTACGAAGTCGGAACAACGACTAAGGATAGGTACAGTTCGATTGCTTACTGTAATTACTATGCAAATGAATTAGAAAAAGAATTAAAAGAAGAAGCATCTAATAATTATGCTTACTTCATGCTCTAAATAGGCGGTGGAGTTTTGAAAAATAAACGCAGAAATATGCGAGGGAGACGACGCACCTATGAGCGAAATATAGCAAGCATTCGTAGAAGAAACGCTGAATATGCTTCTGTTTTAGCGGATCCCAAGAGTCGGTTTAAGCCAAGTACTAACGCAGCTACCGAAAAGAAAAATATAAAGAGCTATTTACAGAGACCTGCCGATAATTTTGCCACAATAGCAGCAACGTTACGACAGGCATATTTAAACAGCGGAATTGTAAGCGGTGTCATAGATTATTACGTAGCACACCCGACATACAATTATTCAATATATCCTGTACTTGGTAATAAACAATATGCTATTGCAGGTAATATGCAACAAGATTACATAGATATGGCCTACCAGCTCAATATGTTAAATGTCAACTATTGGGCTCCTAAGTTCTTCAAGGACACATTGATTGATGGGGTTACGTTCTATGTGAAGATTGAAGATTCTACGGGTATAGCTTACATGAAGCTTCCTCCAGAGTGGTGTCGTATTTCTAACTTAGAAAATGGTGTATATCGTTTTAGAGTCGATGTTTCCAAACTAAAGCAAGAACAATATGACGAATTACCTAATGAACTTCAGCAAGCTTTTGATAAATATCATGACAATAGTATTAGCGATGATGATCAAGATTGGTATGACCGTAAGTGGTATATGGTCTCAGATGATGGATTTGCTTTTACATTTGACCATAACGCAATAAATAACGGTGGAGTTGCGATTTCGCCATTCGCAAGTGTTTTAGCAGATAGTCTTTCACTAGATGCTGCTAAAGATAATATTGATATTAAAGATAAGCTTGATACGATCCGAATTATTCACTCCAAACTACCAACTGATAGTAACGGAGCGCCAACACTGGATCTTAAAACTGCTCGGAATTTTGACGATCAAATGAGGTCAAGATTACCAGATGGTGTTGTCTCTATTACGAGTCCATCTTCGTTAGATAATGTCCCATTAAAAGGGTCTGGTAACGAAGGTGTGTACGACACTGTAAATAATGGACTGGAGCAGTTATTTTACGACTTGGGTATTAGTTCCTCACTATTTGGTGGAAAAACTACTAGTTCAAATATTGTAAAGGAATCAGTAAAAAAGGACTCAAACTGGATTTATACAAACTTATTCCCAATGCTTGAAGCATATTACAACTTTGAACTTAGCCAAGTTAAGACTCAGAACAAGATTCCTTGGAATTTGAAGTTCATTAGAGAATCGAACTTCACCTTAAAAGAAGATATTGCTAACTATAAAGATCAGCTTAGTTATGGTGGGTCAAGACTTGATTACTTAGCATCTGTTGGATTTACTCCAGATCAGGTAATTTCACAATTAAGTTTTGAACAACAGGCATTGGACATTGACTCAATTATGGTAGTTAAACCAACGTCTAATACCATTTCAAGCAAAGAAGCTGCGAATAGCAGTGGAAAGGCGACACCTAAAGCGCCTAAAGCGCCTAATAGCAATATAAATAATCCAAATAAGGGTAACGTTGGCCGACCAGAAACAGATAATCCAACGGATGACACTGACCGGCTCGATGACGCTCAATAGGTGGGGTCAAACAAATGATTGAAGTAACGACAGTAAAGTTACCAACTCACTTTGAAGAGCTTGAATCTAATACGGATTCTCGCTTCCAAAAAGTGAAGATTTATATAGCTCATACAGGTGAGAATTTAAATAATTCTGTATTTTCCAAAGATGTTCTGGAGAATATGATTCCCTCACTTTCGAATATTCCTATATTGGGTCTGATTAGTGAAAATTCTAATGGAGAAAGCGACTTTAGGGGTCATGAAAAGACATTGGACATTACTGATGGAAAATTCAAGATCAAGTTTAATACTCATGCGTATGGGTTTGTTCCAGAAGATAATAATGCTCATTTCGAAGTTACTGGTGGTAAAGAATGGCTAGTGACCGATGGCTATCTCTGGACAAGATTCATTGACGCTATAGAACTATTTAACGATGCAAGTGGTTCTAAAGGGCAATCAATGGAAGTGGGAAACGTTGAAGGATATACAGACAACAGAGGGCGATTAGTATTTACAAGTGCTATGTTCACTGGATTATGTATTCTTGGTGATGATGTACCGCCAGCAATGACTGGTTCAACGATTTCAACAGTATTTAGTAAAGAAGACTTTAAGTCAACTTTTAAAGAAATGTTAGCCGAGTTTTCGGCTGAGAAAGGAGAAAAAGCTTTGGCGACTAAGAAAAAACAAGAAAATGGAGCAACGGTAGTTGAAGAACCAAAGTCTGACGCTTCAACGGCTGCGGAATCAAAATCAAGTGCTGTTAGTGAGACTGCAAAGTCAGCTACACCTGCTTCATCTGCGTCAACCAGTAGCGCTTCTAAACCAGCCGAAATGCCTGCATCAAGTGCAAGCGAAGATAGTTCAAAGGCTAGTTCTGCAACGTCAACCAGTACTTCTACGTCCGATAAGGCTGCGCCAGCTAATGCATCGGGTGCCGAACCGGCTAGCGGAGATAATACAGAAGAGCATGACGACAATGCAGAAATGTCTAGTGATAAGGACGATAAAGACGGTATTTCTTTAAACAAAAATGAAAGCGCTTACAAAAAAGACGATGGTAATGATGATTCCGAAGACGATACGGAAGATGGGGACGACAAAAAGGATAAAGACAAGTTCGCTTGTGGCTCAGAAAAAAACAAGAAGAAGGCACAATTCGAACTAAATCTTAATGATCGCGAATATGCATTATCACAAGCGGTACGTAACAAATTTAACGCTGGTGGAAATACCGATATTTATCCAGTTGAAGTCTTTGAGGGTTACGGAATCTTCAAGTCAGTTAACTGGAGTTCTGATGACAGTAAGCTGTATCGGATTGATTACAGCGTGAATGCAGACGACTCAATCAAGTTGGGGGATAAAACAGAGATTTTCTCAATGTATGTCACTCAAGAAGAGAAAAACAAGATTGAGTCAGATCGCAATAAATTAGCTAATTTAGAAGCACAAATTGCGGAATTAACGGAATACAAGAACAGCATTGAAATGTCTAAAAAGGAAAAGGCATTAAACGATGTTAAGACTTCGTTATCGGCAGAACAAATGAAAGATATTCGTGGCAAGTTCTCAGAAATGTCTGTCGAAGATGTTGAAAAGGAAATTGCCTACGCAATTTATTCAAAGAACAAGAATGAGTTTTCTGCTCCAAAGCGTGGAGGAGTTCCAACAACAAACTTCTCTGCGAAAAAAGAGAGCGAATACGGATATGGCACAGCAGATGCTTTATTCCACAAATAATTAGATAGAGAGAAAGAGGTTTATAAATCTATGGCTGAAGTTATTTTAGACAAGATTAAATCTACTGCGCATATTGACAGCGTTGTAGCCAAAGAAGATCTAAAGAACGGTCAATGGTTAACTTTAGGCCTTCTTGACGCAGACGGTGAACGTCGTTTAGCGGAAAAGGCAAAGGCAGAAGATACAGCTGATGTTCTTCTTGTTACAAGTTTTACCAGATATGATCCAAATACTGATTTTGCAGACTATGTTACTAAGGCAGGACAAACTGGTCGTGCTTTCCATATGGAAAAGGGCGATGTTATTTCAGTGACTAAAGACTTAGTAGCTGGCGCAAAGAAGGGTGACGGATTAACCATTGGTGACGATGGTTTAGGGTTCAAGAAAACAGAAGGTCGCGGTATCGCACAAATTATTGGCGAAGAAAATCAAGGATTTTACGGCGACATGTTTGTAATCGCTATTCGCTAATAAGGAAACGAGGTAAATATTCAAATGGAAAGAAACGATTTTATGAATTTTGCTCGCGACCTATACTTCAAGCGTGAATTTAGCAAGAACGGTGTATCAGGTCAAGAAGCAATGCGTAACGCTATTTTAGACGCACTTGGTGGAGAATTCACTCCTACTTCTTGGGGTAAAAACAAGTATGATGTTTTCGAATTAATTTCTGAAGCGGTTGACGCAGTTGTTCCACGTTTATTAACGGACCAATTTGCTAACATTGCTGACATTCGTACTGTTGCTATTGGTGAAAAACCGATTTTCCAAGTACAAGATCCAAAGGCTATTCGGGTAGGTCGCGTAGCGGCCGGTGACCAAGATATTCGTCGGCAAACTATCAAGGACACTCATTACTCAATTGAAACAGAAGACTTTGGTGCATCTGTATACACAGAACTCCACCAATTTATGACTGGAACTATTGACTGGAGTAACTTGATTGATCGTGTGGCGCAAGCATTTACAAATCACATTCAATCTACTATTGCAGAAGCATTGAATGACAGTTACTCATTACTTAATGCTACTGACAAGGTAACTGGTCAAGCAACTCTTGATCAAGTTGTTAAGCTTGCAGAACGTATTCAAGTTAAAGCTAACCGTAATGTAGAAATTTATGGAACCAAGGCTGCTTTAAGCAAGTTAGCAGAAATGGCAAACGTAAATCTCTACTCAGGTGATATGAAGAACGAATTAAATGAAAAGGGCTTCCTTGGTGTTGTTCGTGGATTGAAGTTAAACGAAATTCCACAAGCATTTAAGGTTAACAAAGATGAATTCGCCCTTGATGATAACAAGCTTTTGATTCTTCCAGAAGGTGAAAAGATCGTTGGTGTGGTAATGGAAGGTGACGCTATCACTGTTGAACCAGACTACACAGGACGGAATGATTTACAAATGGGCTTTAAGACCATCGAACGTATGGGAATCATGGCTCTTCAAATGAAAGTATACGGTATGGCTGAATTAGGCTAATCGTAAGCTGGGTGGGGTTCGACTCCTCATCTAGTTATAGTGACAACATATGAGAGAGAGGTTTTGAGAATGTCACGTGAAGTAAAGCGCCGGAAGCGCAAAATTATTGACCCCTCAACTGAAATAGTAGTTGCAAATAATACTTATGGTACTTTTGCTTACGAATCAAAGAATGGGGCACTTTCAATTGTTTTAGAAGAGAACGGTGATGAAGAATACATCACATACTCTGAGGCAAGAAAGCTAAAAAAGTATTTTGAAAATATGTCTCTGTTAATAATTGACGTTAACTCTGACGAAGATATTTCAATTATGGATGTTGTTCGCGGATTGCGATTAACAGATGTTTATAGTTCATACCTTAAATTTGTAGAAGGTTTTAATGAAGACGAATTTGATGAGGTGGAAGCATTGTATTCAGATGCTCTTGCTGACTTTGTAGTTGATTCAGATATAGACGAATTTAAGGAAGTACTTAAAACTCCACTAAGAAATGCGATCGTTATGACAACGGTTGAGATGTATAAACAACGACGCTTAACAAATCGTGACAAACAAGACCTTGTTAATAACAGAGATGAGGATTTCTGGGCGGATGTAGATGTGTCCGTTAAAGCGGTAGAAGGTCACTAAATATTATTTGAAAGGGGAGTCTTTCATGGCAAATGAAAGTAATGACCCTAAATATACATATTATGAAGAAGTCTACAAGGTTTTCTTGAATACAGTAGATTCATATGACTTCGCTCAAATGGATGATGACGAATTAGAAAGCGTCTTATATGGATATATGGATTCAGGTCGATTACTTTTCAGTACTTATATAGCTAAAGATTTCATGGATGACGATCCTGAAAATAAGAGATTTAACTTCAAGATGACAAGAGTAGAAATTGCTTTACTTGCACAGGCAATGAAACTTGAGTGGGTTCGTGAACATCTGAATTCGGAAGAGTTAATGCGAAAAGCGATTGGTGATCGAGACTTTAATACGGTGCAGGGATATCAATACTTGGACCGTCTCCAGACTATGGAGAAACAATTGAGTAGAGAGATTACCGCTCAAATCAATCGATTAGAATACTCGAATCCAGAACTGTATGGTGAAATGAAATGAGTAGTTTTGCAACATCATACCGCAGAAAGCAACGAGTCATTGGGGACAACAGAGTTAATAGAAATTATAATCGGCAGCTTGAGGGCTTTAATCTTTACTACAAAGATACTCTAACTAAGCATGATTGTATTATTGATGGTGTTCCAACGCAGGCAGTCTTTCAAGATCATTCGCAAAGCAATAATAAAGATTTATCTGATGACAAGTACGTTGTTGTCCCAAATTCAGTTGAAGTTGGTGTGGGCTCATATATTGAATGGGCGGACGAAACATGGATGGTTTTTACTGAAGAGTATAAAACGATTCCTTCTCATCAACAATTAAAGATAAAGCATACGAACAGACGGCTTAAATGGTTGATGAACAAGAACAGTAAGCTGATTTGCAACTTTGGGAAAGGCTGGCCTGCTTATGTACAGAACCAGACATTATATACCTTAGGGGTGTCATTCTCAGGACAAAATATCGCATTAGCAAATGCGAAAATGTCTGTTTACATCAAAGATGTTCCAGAAACAAGAGCGGTAAAAGTTGGGACAAGACTTTGGATTGCTGGTCAAGTCTATAAAATTGAATTCGCTGACTACGTATCAAGACCGGGGTTAGTTAACTGGTTACTAGACGAAGATACAAAGAATCCGGAAACCGATAATTCTGATTTGGAAATAGCTGATTATTGGGATTCTGGAGGTAAAGACGAAGACGATTCCACAAAAGATGTATCTAAGTTGACTATGCCTACAGACGGCTCTGACAGCCATTCTGAGGACGAAAAGCCAAAAGTTGAATGGAATATCGAAGGAACAATTAAAGCTCGCCTAGGGCATACCTATGTCTATACAGCGATGAATTCTGATGGAACTAAGGCAGATGTCTCCGAATGGATGATTGGAACCCTTGAAGACTCTCCATTTTATGTAAAAGAAAAAGATAATCATAGCATTACTGTGACTGTGAAAGACATCTATAAGCTAGTTGGACAAACAGTAACAATCACAGCAAAAGCCAATGACGAAATAAAAAATATTGCAATAAAAATTATAAAGAAGTTCTAGGGAGTGAATGAGAGAGTGCCCGCAAAGGAAATTACAAATGAGGCTCCAAAACATGTGTCTTCAGTTATGAAGATTAGTGAGTGGAAACAGCAAATGATGGAAACAATGGCAATGGATGATGATTTAGCAAAATTACTTTATTATGACTCATCTGATGCATTAAGCCGTCCTGATTTAACCGAGGAGCAAAAATATGAACTGGTAACAGAGGGAGAAGAAAAGCGTCGGATTTATCCAACAAGATATAAGCCTGGGGTAGTTATGGACCAGCAATCATTTATTGGTATGGCGATTTCTAATTTCTCATTTCCAGAAATTCATTATCACGTAGATAGTGACTTCGTGATGGGGTACTTATACTTCTTTATCCTTGTTGATAACAAAATTATGGATATCGATGAAGGACAAAGGCAAGATCAAATACTCGCTAGAATTTATGACTTATTCTCCGATTCTAGAAGATACGGAATCGGGACTGTAAAAATTGGTCAACTTTCTGAATTATGGGAGCAAAACAATAAGTTTGGCGGCTACCAACTAATGATGAGAGTATACGACTTTAAGTAAAGGACGTCTGCTATGAGAATTAACTATTCTTATGTGATTCTCGGGAAAGATATACCTATAAACGATAAGGTAACTTTTCATATTCCCACAATTGGTGAATTAGCAGAAGCAGAAAACAATGACTTTAGTGATTGTACTCGTGTTTTTGTAACAGGGGTTCGGGAACAATTTAGTGGTGTTCCTGAGCAGGTTGATCTGATAGAAGAAAGATTCCCGTCTCTATGGGATATGGCTTTTGACGATGAAATGAATGACCTTGTTGGAGAGGCCATGTTTGGTAAAGGCGCTACTTTATTACGGCAATTTTTGAAAGCGCTTTCGTACTGGACTAGGACGAAAGAAGAACAGTACAAAATCTTGAGTAATAAAAAGATCGTAAGCGAAGAACTGGATTGGATTATCGACAGGGAAACATACATTGACCTATCTAACCTAATCAAAGCAGTTACTTTGTCAAAGCCCAATAGGGACTTGATTGCACCCAAGGGTGTGGGAAGTAATCCAAGAAAGATTCAAATGTGGAAAAACACATACAAAGGTCGATTACAACAAGCCATGAAAAGAAAAGGAACGGAATTAGGAGATCAAATCCTTCAGCTAGAAGTATTTGCGCCTGGATACATTAGCTTTGCTGATATTCAAGGTATGACCTATTACCAGTTTTCAAATCTTTTATCTGCTTATACCGCTAAGTATTCATCAGAAAAACAGTATCAGATTTATACATCAGAAAAGTTCGATACGAAAGATATGAAAATGCCTGATCTAAATGAAGAAATAAAACTAATCAAATTTGATGAAAAAAATAAAGACTAAATACGAAAGGAGACATTGATTATATGTCTACTTATGGTTTGAAGGATGCGTCAAATATCACATTTGTAAAGCGTGGTACTACTACTCCCGTTTTATACATTGATTACGCAAACCAAACAAATACGCAATGGCAATCTAACCGTGTATATGCCAAGAAGAAGGGTACACAAGCAATTGCATGGGACTCTGCACGGACTGGTAAGTTAACCATTCAAACTGAAATGTTTGATCTTCGGCTCTTGGCAATGATGGCCGGTGACGATGATTTACATAAGGGAACAAATACTATCTTTAAGCGAAAAGTATTCCAATTACGAGGAGATCGCTTAATTGATTTAGGCGCAAAGCCAGTTGAAGGTTCTGTATCTGTATTCCGTGTAGACGACAAGGATAAGCGTGAACACATTACTGAAATCCCTATGTTAGTTTCTGGAGACGCTGGTTCAGTTCCACAAATGGTAACTGATGTTGCTGTTTCTGCTAAGGACACAACTGCAACAATTACTTGGAGTTCTACAGCCAATGCAACTAGTTATGTTGTTTACCGAAATGGAGTAGCTACTGGATACCCTGTTGGTACTTCATTTAACGACTCAAACTTAACTCCTGAAACAGAATACAAGTACACAGTTGTTGCTAAGAATGAAGCAGGACAATCAGTTCAATCTGCTGAAGTAGTTATTACTACTGCTACATCAGGTACTAAAGAAGCCGGCGCTGCTGTTAAGGCAACTGGAGATGCAATTAAGAAGGCGCAAGAAAATGCTAGTGGGGCTAACTTAAATGGCTTGTACTTCAAGATGACTGATGGTGGAAATGGAATTCAACTTTCTGATGAAGCCGTTGTCGGTGCTGCCTACGCAGTGTACTACGTTGTAAAGCAAGACGGTGTATCTTCCTACACTATCAATGCACTTAAGTTTGCAACTAACTACGAAATTTACGCCGATGCCGTAATTCGTTCCCAGGACGGTGAAGATAAGTTTGCGCAAATTCACTTTACTAATGTAAAGCCTGCTGCAAATGTAACATTCAACCAAAACTCAGAACAAGTAACTTCCCTTTCATTGGAATTTGACTTGTTGGCTGATGAAAATAACGACCAAGCTATTTACGAATACATCGAATAGCAATTAGCTGGATGGGGTTCGACTCCCCATTCATCTTTCAACTAAGTAGATTAAATTAATCCATTTATACGGTTATGAATGGACAGAAAGTCCGAAACCTCGGGCTTTATTTTTTCAAGAATTTATAGATTTTATAAAAAGGGGAATCGTTGATGGAGAAAACGATTAAGTATTTAGAAAACGGAGAATACCATTATGCTACAGTTCGCTCTGTTGGTGATTTGGCACAATTAAAGACTAATTCAAAGGAAACACTTGTCGAAGCCATCAACGAGCTCTGGAATGGTGGAGGTAATGCTGATCTAAGTAAAGCACCAAAACCAGAAGGCTATGACCAATTAGTTCAAGATGTTGCTGACGCTGTAAAAAATCAACAAGAAATCAGTCAACAATGGATTGAGTGGCAAAACGAAGAAGCTCAATTAACGGAAGAACGAAAACAAGCTTATCTTCAAGCAATGAAAGAAATGCAAGAGGCCATTGATAAGGCTAAGGCAGATGCGGCAGCTCTTGATGATAAGACAACTAAATTAGACGAGCAAATCACCAAGACCTTTAGTGATCTTGATACATCAATTCAAAATATGCATGAACAGCTTCAAAAAGAAGCAGATCGCATGGATCAAGAATTGATTGATACAAAATCTGATTTAACTAAGGTTCGTACAGATCTGCAAAATGCCCAACTAGATAATGGGAGAATTCATGACGAGCTAACTAATATTAATGGGAAATTTGAACACAAAGTTTGGCAAACAGATTTGGACCCGTTAAAGGAACAGATCGACAGAGCTGAAACCAGCGTCCAACAGACCAAAGATGAGTTACTTGGAAAGGCAAGTCGTCAAGATTTAGATACAGTAACCAATACCGTTTCTAAACTTGATACACAGTTAAAAGAAACTGCCAAAGGCGTAGAAATCAGCGTTAAGAAAGATGAGCTCGGTGGTGAAATCGCTGAGGCGTTGACTAATAAAACGAACATTTTACTAGGTACAAGAAGATTCACTACTAATAACTGGCAGCAACGAGAGCATGTTGAAATGTGTAGCGATCCTTGGAAGGGATTCTTAGTAGCTAAGCAAAATAGTCCAATTGAGGGTATCCAACAAGCTTATGACGTAAAGGCTGGAACAACATATACTTTTAGTCTTTTCGCAAAGATGGATACTTTGGACGATAGTAACAAACCGCAAATTATCCTTGCCAAGACTAACCTTGATACTAGTCTTGATACCAAGATTGATGTATGGCGTAAAGAAATTGAAGATATTACCTCTGATTTTAAGAGATATGACTTAACCTTTACGCCAAGTGAGGATTGTACGATATACCCTCATGTTATATCTAACAGCAATAATCCTATATTCGTTTGTGGTTATCAGCTAGAAATTGGAAAGACATCAACTCCATGGGAACCTAATCAAGAAGATGTTGGTGACTATGTAGAAAAGTCTGAGGCGCAATTCAATGTCTATAACGATAAGATTCAAGCCCTAACTGAAAAACAACGCCAACAGGGTGATACCCAAGAAAAGCTACGTACAGAAGTAACCCAAACCGCCGAAGGAACTCGACAAGTATCTGAAAATCTTAAAAAGACTAATGATGATATCACTAAACTTCGTGGCGAATTTGAAGTAAAAGCGGATCACATGAAGTCTGAGTATGAGACTTATACGAATAAAGCTGTAGGTCAAATCAGTGATAGTACATTAAATCTTATTCGGAATAGTTCATTTCAGAATAAAGACGAGGACTTTGCACAATGGCAGAATGTTTCTGCAAAGGCTAATGTACGTCAAGATGAAAATGGGCTGCGTTGGGTTGAATTAACTCAGTCAGGAATGACTACAGATAATATCATTGGACTAACAAGTAACTATTTTAATATTAAACAAGGTAAGGTTACTGTTGCCGTTGACATTAAGAGTGGAACCAAGGCGGACTTAGATATTGAATCTGTTTTGACGCTTGAATTATATGACGAAAATAAGAAACGTGTCGATTTTACTCGGCTTACACTCAATGATTTAGGTTTAAATAAGTCATTACTAGGAGATCATCAAGTACATCGTGGGCTATATCGATTAGGTATTGATAGAAATGATGCTAAATACATGACGGTAAAAGCATTATTGGCACGCAATGGTGATTTGTACTTTACTAATTTCTCTGCAAGATTATCTTCTATTGATGATGGGGCATATGAACCTAATCCAGATGACTTAAATCAACAAATTCTTAAACAGAATACAAAGATTGAGCAGAATGCTAAAGAAGTGGCCATTAAAGCAAACTCTGTTGACGTGACAAGAGATATCAAAAGTGCAGTAGATAATGTTCAAGTTGGTGGAACAAACCTGGCTAACAAAACAAATCAGGGAACTATTAACTGGATGTGTGATCCAGGTAATGGAACTACTAACTTAACTGAAATAAATATTAATGGAAATAGAGGAGTCCGCTTTAATAATACCCGCAAAACAACTAGTTGGTGGGTAGCAAAGTATGCGCTTGACCTTAATAAATTTGAGCCAAGTACAGATTATGTAGTTAGTTTTGATATTAGAACACCTATGAATGTTGAATTTTACGGAAGTATGTTTGACATAGCTGGTGGTGATTCGACGAATGGTTATTTTACTGATACATCAATACACGGTGTTATTCCAGCAAATAAATTAACTCATATTAGTGTATCCAAGCATACAAAAGATAATTTCGACAAAGATCATTATCAAAGTTTCTATTTAAATTCTTGGAATCTATCTAGATGCGATTGGGTAGATTTTGTTAATTTTAAGATAGAAAAAGGAAATAAGGGAACAAATTATTCGCCTGCCCCAGAAGATGTCTCCGCAGAAATTAAATCTGTAAAAGACGCAGCAATCCAAGTAGCCAGTGACCAAATTAATCTTCACGTTAATGAATTATCTACTCAATTTGATGACAAATTAAATAAACGTATTAATGAACAGAAGACGGCCAGTGAGAAGTTCACATCTGATGGTATTGAACAGGTTGTAACAAAAGTTACCAATGTGAAAAATGATGTGGATAGATTAGGCGATACTGTGAATAGTGTTGGATCACGGAATCTTCTTCATAACACAAGCAATCAGTGGAGAACATTAGCTAACGATGGTGATTGGTTGCAAAAGACAACCGCATCGTCTTGTTGGACATCTGTTGCGGACTATCATGGTGGAGACAAATTTACTTATGCTGCAAAGATTACTAATAATAGCCATCAACAAGCAGAGTTGGAAATTTGGTTGTGTGATCAGAATAAGAATTTAATTAATGGGCAAGCATTCCACGCTCCTATTCCTAAAGGTGCTAATGCTTATGATGCGAATGTTACATTCCCGATTACGACAGGAACTTGGTATATAAGAAGTTGGATAATCTTTACTGGAGGACACGCTCCTAAAGGAGATATTGTTCAGGTTAAAGATGAACGTTTAGTGGAGGGAGCAACTCCTGGTAGCTGGACGCCTAATCCAGATGATATTAACCAACAGATTACTAATACTAATAAGAAGATTGACACGCAAACCATCGATTCCGCAAATATTGACCAGATGCTTACTCAAGGCCATTACTTTGTAAGGAATCTTACCGGGAACCCAATCGGTGGATGGGTTTATGTAGATGTGACTGGAAATAATAATGATCGTATCCGCCAGGATGTATATGCGGATCAAAATAACCAACATAAATATAGAAGTTGGAATGGTTCAAGGTGGTCTGGTTGGGAACAAGGTGCTTATATAAGTGATGTTAATAATGTAAAAACAGAAGTCACGGCTTCTGTCAAGAATCTTGGGGATCGTGTTACCACAGAAGTTGATTCCATTACAACACGACAAAATAACTTTGAAAATGAAGCCAAAGAACAACACTCAAATGATGTTGAACTGGTAAGAAAAAGTGATTTTGAAGATGGGAGTAAAGGTAACTGGACCGTTACTGGTGTTGTACCTGCTACTAACCCCGCACCACCAGCTGAATTAGGGCAGTATGGAATGAAGGTTCTTCAAACTAATATTCGTGATGCGTACGAGGACGGCATCTGGTATTCTGTCAAGCCTGGAGAAAAGTTTGACGTAGACTTTTGGTGTGCACCATCTTCTGCGTTCCATACAGCATTTGGGTTATGTTTTACAGATAAAAATAAAGAAAATTGGAATTGGCAAGGAATACAAACTGATCAATCGGGTCAATGGAAACACTATACTGGTACGATAGCAGCGCCCACTAATGCTGCATTTGCAAGACCTTGGTATCAAATGGACAAACCAGCTAATAATACTACTAATTCGTCATGGATTGCAAAACCGCATATTAGAAGACAAAACCCACAAGTTGCTGAGAAAATCAGTGAGTTAAATACAAAATGGGACGTTGCTAACGGTCAAATTCAAGGTAAAGTTACCGAAACACAAGTAAATAATATTTTGAATGGTAAAGGATATGCTACACAGTCATGGGCACAAACGATGTTCCAAATGAAAAGTGATTCCATTACTTTGCAGGCTGTTCGGGACAATATTACGAATGGAATTCAGAATCAGGTAAATAATATTGATCAGAAATTAAATAATACAAAGATTGGTAATAAAAATCTATTTGTTGGAACTAATCGAGGAGATTATGGTTGGATGATATCTCCGGGGAGCGGTGAAACTTCTAAAGGCTCTCTATATATTGATGGAGAAAATGGAGTAAGATTTACTAATTCAAGAAAGACTACGAGCTGGTGGGTCATCCAGTTCCCATTTGATATGAATAAGTTAAAACCTAATACTTCATATACGATTAGTTTCGATATAAGAACTCCTCAAGATAGAAATGAGAATGTTTTTATAGGGCTTGCGCGTGGTGATTCATCAGGTAGTCCTTTTGTGGAGTCACCATATAAAGCAATTCATACAAAAGCAAATCAGTTTGTTCATATTACGCAAACTTTGACTACGATATCAAATTTCGAGAAAAATCAACAAGCTTTCTATCTCAATAACGCAGGAATTGGACAGTGTGATTGGGTAGATATAGTAAATTTGATGATGGTTGAAGGTACGCAATCTGCTGAATGGAGTCCGGCACCAGAAGAAGTGGGAAGTGGTCAAAATTTACTTAGAGGAACCGCAGATTTCAGTTGGCCTACTGGACTTGGAACCAATGGCAATTTTAATACGAGCTTTGAGCGATTTGATGATACATCTATTGCTTTTCATTTATGGGGAAGTAAAGGTGGAGGTATCTACACTAAATGGGGTGGAGCGTTCCCAGACGGACAACTTCAAGTTGGCGAAACATATACATTTTCATTTGATATTAAAGGGTCTGGAACGTTTGCAAGTATTGGAAATGAAAGTCATGACACAAATGCGAGAGGATTGCAAGTTCCCGGTGATTGGCAAAGAGTCTCTATTAGTGGCACGATAAAAGCTTTGGACAAGGCATTTATTATTTATTTCAGAGATAATTTCGATGTACGCATAAAGAACGTAAAAATTGAACGTGGCTCAAAAGCTACCCCGTGGACCCCACATCCTTTTGATGATAAAGATAAGGGTGTTAATCTGCTAAAATCAACTGCTTATTGGAATCCAGCAGATTGGAACCATATCAGTGATAATGTATGGTATGACGATAACTGGACAGATAATTTGGGACATAAAGCCTATGGACACCATACTGCATGGCAAGGTCTAGGACAAACTGTATATGTGACGCCAGGAGTATATACGTGGAGTGCACAGATTTATCTAAACGGACTAGATAGTAATGATTCTGTATATCCTTATATGGGTGATGGTCAATATAATGGTACAGCACAAGTTCAAGATATCCGAAAACCTATGCTGGGAGTTAATGACCAAAATCGATGGATTGATTATAGTACAACATTTTATGTGAAAAATGCTGGTAATTTATGCGTAAGACCTGAACTAAATAGAGATCATGGAACCATACATGTCGGATCACAGAAATTAGAGCATGGAATGGTAGCTACTCCATGGAGTCCATCACCATTAGATGACAAGACTGCGACAATAACTCTTGATTCCGCAGATATTAATAGCATGAAGACACAGGGGCATTACTTTGTTAGAAACTTAGCAAATAGCCCAATAGCTGGTTGGGTTTATGTTGATGTCACTGGTAACAATAATGATCGCTTGAAACAAGAGGTTTATCAAGACAATGGCTATGAACATAGATCCAGACGATGGACTGGTAGTGGTTGGACTGAATGGACAACAGATGTAAACAATAAAAATGTTGTTTCGCAAATTAATATTACCCCTGATCAGATTAAAATTGCGTCGAATAAGATTGTTATTGATGGTAACACTGATATCCATGGCGATTTAAGAACGGATAGAGTACGCCTTGTTGGTAAACAGGGTTTGATTGATATGACTGGTGATGATGGAATGAGAATGGCTAACAAGAATGGTAGCTCTATTCTTATCGGGAACGGGAATATTGATTTAATGTATAACAATGATTTTCGAATGAATATTGATAGTTCTATGATGACCCTTCTAAAAAAGGAAAGTTCTTTGGGCCAAAATAATCCAATAGCCATAGGAAGTATTGGAACTTCATTTTATGCAAATGATAAAAGAAGGGGAATGCAAATCCTCTATACTCCGGGCAAAGACGACTGGAGTTATAGAGGTGCTGATTATTTAGGCATCGGTTATTCTTTAGAGAATCAGGGAGCACAGGGTCAAAGAAAAATATACGATCAACTTGAATTATATCGCCAAGATACAACAATAAATGGTCATTTGAAGAGGAAGGGTATCCATGTACAAGATGCATTACATCTTTCTAATGGACTACAAATATATTTAGAAAACAAGGATAATAATATACAAGATCCAATCAAATTTATAGGTAGCAAGTACGCTGCATCCTCGCAAGCTGAATACACTCAACCCTATTTAACCTTGGGGTATTCCAATAGTACGGGGAATGCTGGTTTAGGCATTAATTGGTGGGAATTAATTCCTACTGGAAGAATAAACAGTAGTTACTCTTATATGTCGGCACATGGAACAGATGGGGAAGATGGACTAACTGTAAGTTGGTATTCATGGCCTGGCTGGTATGGGGGAAGAAAAGCCCCGTCAATTGTATATAAAGGAAAAGATGGCTCGCTAAAGAATGGTGGATTTGTATTCTATCCAGGTGGAGAAGTTTGTTTTTGGCAAGGTGACTTTAGATCTAATTTTAGATGGAGCGGAATAAAACAAACAGATTAATAGAGGAAATTATGGAAAAAATAGTCTTATTAAGAGAAGTAGTAAGTGATGGTGACAGCCAAATTGCAATTTTAGAAACCTATCTAAGAGGTGATGGATCAACTCCAATGATTCAAGCGATGGGTGGAAGAGATAGTAATATTATTGGTTATAAAGATAATGGTGAACCAATTATTCGTCAGAACGAAGATGAATTGATTAAAACTGCAAAAATAAAATTAATGGCCGAAGCCATAAAAGAACAGAAAAAATTATGTGTTGAAAATGGTGTGGATCCTGATTTGGTAAATATGATAGGGCTAGAAAAGAAGGTAAATAATGAATAACCAACAACAACAAACAGGCAAGGCAGAAAAGGTAGCAAGTAAGTTAATTAACAAGTTAGCGTTAACAGAATTGGAGTTAGCTAATCGTGAAGTTGATATTGATGAACTTAATGAAAAAATTCAACAATTAACTCAAGCTAATCAACAACTTTCTGCTGAAAATCAACAACTTAAAAGTAACCAAGAAACTAAAACAGAAGAATAAGAAGAAAAGGGGAATATTAGCATGGCTTTACGCAAAACTAAATCAACATCATTAACTGGTGAATCAGTAATCAATGGCACTACTGTTGTACGCATGACTGCTAGTTTATCAACGAGTGGTGGTTCAGATTCAGTAAATCAATATGTTCAAAATGTAGACTTATATAATGCAAACAAGCGTGACGTGCGTAAGGATATCTCTGCATTTCAAGAATATGTATATGAGCAACAAGATGCTATTGATGCAGAACTTGAAGCTGATAAGGAAGCTGCCGTTTCTGAAAAGAAAGAAGCTCAATAAAACAAGGCTTTTACCAGCATATTTGGTCTTCGAAAACGCCTAATATACTGGATATTTCGTCGCCTAAGAAATTCACAGTTCCTTAATTAGGGGCGGCCATGATCGGTGGTGACAGCATGGACAAAGATAAAGAGCTTGAACTACTAATGGATATTCAAGAAAAAGTCGGTCGAATTGACGAGAGACTTAAAAAAGTTGAAGATACAGATCGCAAAGCGGAAGAGGCGATTCGTTTAAGTGAAAAGAATGAAGAAAAAATTATTGAGCTTTCCGCAGCAGTTGAAGAACTTAAGGAAGGTCGAAAGTGGACCCAAAGAACTGCCATTGGTGCCATTATCAGTGCCGCAATTGCAGTTTTATCTTGGATTCACCCGCCATTCTAAAGGAGTAAATAAAATGAAAAAAGTATTGAATTTAATTAAAAATAAGGTAGTTAAGCCAGATGGAACACTTAATGGGAAGATCATTAGTGGTTTAGTAGCACTAATCATTGTATTTGTACAACAAATCTTTGCCTGCTTTGGAGTTCAACCAAAAGGTGATGTGACTGCTTTTGTTGGACTTGCTAATACAGCGTTGACTATTCTCGGATTAGTTGGAGTATTGAGTGATCCAACGCCTGTAGAAGTTCTTGTTAAAGCGGAAAATAAAGTGTCTGAAAAATAATTCCGAGAATTTTTCGACATTTAATGACAGCGCTTACGGGATATGATATAATACAAAATTGTGGTACGAACGGGAAACGGAGAGTACACATTGGTACAATTTAATAGTTTTTATAATGATCCAAATAATCGACAAATTCTTGAGGTTATTAATACACCTACGGGTGCTGTTACAATCTTTGAACCGTCAAAAGACGATGTTAATAAGATAATGCAACTCAAAGAAATGGTAGATGCATTTAATCAAGAAAATGTCGATGAAAATTTACTAGATATTAATGGGACTACAATCCTAAAAGAATTGATCCCTCTTCTTACAGATTTGGAAATTGATCCAGACATGACTGATGAAGAAATGGCTCAAATTATTGAAAATCCTACGGTGGAATTAAGTTTAATTACATCAGTTCTTTCAAGTGTAGTAACAAATATCTATACGTTAATGATTATGAACTTTAAGAATAATCTAGAATTACGTAATATGGTAGATCAAACTGAAGAGATTTCTGATAGTGCTTTAGCTATGTTTATTTCTAAACAGTCTAAGACTGACGAAGGACGTAAACAAATCGAAGAGATCAATAAGCAATCAGATAAGATCGTTAAGATGGAAACGGCTATTAAACAAGCTGAAGAAAAAACAAACGCAAAACCAGAGGAAGAGTCGCAAACTTCCGAAAAACAAGCTGGTTAATAAGAAATAAAATGGTACATAAAAATAGCGCAAGTAATGAAATGGACAGGAGATAGTCCATCTTTTTGCTTACGCTATTTTTGATTTTAAACAAGGAGGTTATTTTATGTCTAGTTTTGTTATTGAAGGTACTTTAACCGTAGACATAAGTGGCCTAGAAGGATTGGCAGGAGAAATTCGCTCTGTAAGTATTAAGGCGCTTCAGGGTGAAATAAGAAAAGTAGCAGATCAAATATTAAGAGAATTAGTTGAGAAAGATTGGCCGGCAGGTCGGGCTTCTCCAGGATACGTTTCAACTGGTGAGTTAGTAGATGCCATCAATGTAACGGGTGGTGGGACTAGTTTATCTATTGAAATGGATGGTTCTCGTATGAGTATGAGTCCTCTAAGCACAGGAAATAGTGCAAACGGAGACTGGGGTGGAATTGAAAGCTGGGGAATCCATATGGGTGTACAGTCTCAGCCATTTAATGACGAGATGCCAGCATATCTTAACTATGGTGGTGGCGGACTTGTTCCACATCAAGGTACTCACTATTTTGATAATGCCTTTTCTAAATATGTAGAAATAATTCCTAAACTCCTTGCTGATGCTCTTCGTGCTGCTGGGTTTGAAGTATCTGGCGCATAAGAGGGGATATATTTGAAACGAAAAGAAGGATTAACGTATCAAACAAAAAGCGATAGAAAAATCGTAAGATACGCAACGAAAGCAAGAATGGCAAAAGTAAATCCTAAAAACATTAAGATTTACGAGCGCTATCTTAAGAGTCGAATCATTCACAATTCTGACGTTAAAGATACTACATATAAGGTTTATCACTCTTATATGAATATCTTCATGTGTTATATTGCAGAAGAATGGGACAATTTTTATCTTTTGGATGAAGATATGTTAGAAGATGAAATGATCGATGTAATGGAAGGCTATATGGCTTTCCTTGCCGATGAATGTGGTAATGGTAAAAAAGTCATTAACACTAAATTAAGTGCTGTATCCAGTTTCTACCTATGGGCAACTAAGCGAGGAATGATTCGAAGTCATCCTTTTGATGGAAAATTAGACCGTATTAAGAATGCTCAAGATGAAAAGAAGATTTCAGTTCACTTTTTACACGAAGACAAGATTAATCAAATCTATAAAACTCTTGAAGAAGAAGCGGAACCTGAGGGAGCAAGATATGATTATCAAGATAGATTGATTTGGGAGATTGCTTTTTATAGTGCTTGTCGTATCGGGGCATTATATAACTTAAGTTTGTCTAATCTGAAACTTGATGAAAATAAATTCGTTGATATCAGAGAAAAGCGCGGAAAGCGAGTGGAAGTTCCATTCACAAATGAAACCAAGGAATTAATTAAGAAGTTCCTTAAGTGGCGTGAAGATAATGGAATTGATACAGATGCGTTCTTTGTTAATCGTTTAGGTGGTCATATGAGTAAACAGGCCATGTCAATCCGTATTCGCAAAATAGGAGAAATTGTTGGTGTCGGTGATTTCAGAGCTCACAGTATTCGTAAGAGTCGATTAAACCAAGTTGGACAAAAAAATATTGAATTAGCCAAGCAATTAGCACACCACGAATCAATGGATACAACAGCACGCTTCTATATGGAAAAGAAGAGTGAAACAGCAACATTGAAAGAAATCGATGCATTGCTTTCAGAATAAAATATCCATTTTATAAAGTTGTAATTAACAATTTTATACTTTAAACCGCAGAAGAATGGTACAAACGCAAAATCATTTCTTTTAGGCGGGTGAAATATATTGGCAAGTAAAGAGCTGTCAATAAAAGTTAAAGTTAACCTCCCAACAGCAGGGGAAATTGAAAATCAAATTCAACGTTCTCTTCGTGGGTTAAAGGATATTAAGGTTGACGCAAATGTAAAATTAAAAGTTGGCAAACTTGGCAATCTCAAACGCCAACTAAGAAATGCTCTTGGTAAAGAAAACTTTAGAGTAAACGCAAATGTTAAAGTACATGGAATGTCCGAATTAAATCGGGTGTCCAGTAAATTAAAAGAAATTAGACGTTTAGCAAATGAACCAATTAAGTTAAACGTTGATATGGGTGGACATAACTTTGATAAGTCCATCGAAGAGGCACGGCGAAAAGCTAATAAAGAGTTAGAGAATATTAGTCCTCATTCTTCAAGTGCAATGCTTACTGCTCAAAAAGAAATGCGAGCGCAACAACGTGCAATTGAAAAAGCACAGAAAGAATACTTAAGAGCCCAAAATCAAGCAGTAAAAGCTAGTGACGAGCGTATTAAACAGAATATGCAACATTATGCTAGTCAGGTTGCCAAACAACAGGAAGAGGCAGAAAGACAGTACGCTACAGCTGCTAGAAGAGCTGGATTAAGTGATTCAGAAATAAGCAAGAACGTTCTTGGCTTTAGAGAACAACCTAAAGCTAGAATGACTCTCAAGAACACTGAAATTGAACAACAGTTAAAAAGAGACGCAGAAGCGTTTAGGAGATACAAAAGTGCATTAAATGACGTCACTAAAGCGCAAATGACCCTAGCCAAAGGTGGTTTAGGCGACAATGTATTTGCCGAAGTTCAGAGACAAGCTGGGGCGGCAGAAAAGAAGGTGCGATCTCTTGAAAGTGCTATAAGGAAAACAAGGTATGCATCTCAAGCATCAGATCTAAGAGAAGCTTCTGACGCAAGAATTAGAATGACGCGAGCTCAGGCCGCAGATCGAGCAGATGCAAAAGCACGCCGAGGAAAAAAGTCCTTTACGGGTATGGTGAATACCTTAAACACTTGGGACGTATTACAAAATGGTGTATATGGAGCTGCTGCTGTTGTAAATGGCTTAAATGAAGTTGATAAGGCCATTACAAAAGTTACAAAAGTTGTTCCCGACAGTCAAGCAGCGGTAAATAGATGGAAGAAGAATATCTATAAGGATGCTTCAGAAGTTGGTAAGACTGCTCCAGAATTTGCTGCTGCTGTAGAACAATGGGCAACAGCCGGATATAATCTTAAACAATCAAATCGTCTTGCAAAGGCGTCAGTTATGGGTTCTTTCGTTGGTGAAGTGCCTGTAGAAGACATGGTTAGGTATATGTCTGTGCCAATGAAAGCTTTCCGAAAAGAAGGTATTAAGTCCAAAGATATTATTAACGCAATGAACCAAGTTTCTAACAAACATGCCATTGAAATGAATGACTTGGGGGCTGCATATCAGAAAGCTAGTTCAACAGTTGGTGCTACTGGAACTAAGTTCTCACAACTAACAGGTATTATTACAGCTGCTCAAGAAGGTACTCGTGCGGGTGGAGATATGATTGGAACCGCATATAAGACGATTGGTTCACGTCTTGCTAAGATGGGTGCTGGATTAACAAAGCAGGATCAAACCCGTGCAGCGTTCTTTAAGAAGTTGGGTGTTGATTTAACTGACAGCAATGGAAAGTTGAAATCTACTTGGCAAATTATGGATCAGTTAGGTAAGCAATGGGATAAGTTAGATAGTAAAGACAAAAACACCGCTGCCCAATATGCCGCTGGAGCGAACCATGCTAACATTTTCCAAGCTACGATGGATAATTGGAAAACCGCACGTAAAGCCATGAAAGAAGCACAAGCTCAGGTTGATTTAAAAGATAAAGATCATGGTTCTGCATATCAAGAATTCGAGAAGCAGAAACAATCAATCGAATTCCAACTAGCTTCATTAAAGAATACATGGATGTCCTTCTTAAATAACATCTCTGGTGGTAGAGAAGGAATTTCCCAAATTCTTCAAAGTCTTAATGGCATCGGATCTATCGCAGATAAACTTGCTTCAAATAAGCTATTCTCGCAAGCTATTAGATGGGGTGCAATCACTGCTGGTATAGTTATGGCACGTAATGCAATAACGGGAATGGTTAAAAGCTTTGCAAGTATTGGAAATGCTGGAAAAGGAATCGAGAGTCTTAAATCTAGATTCACCAATGTTGGAAGTTCTGTTTCTGAATTAAGGACAAAAATTCGTGAATTAAGAGCAGAATTAGATGGCTTAAACGCCAAAGGTTTTAAGTCAAAAACAAAGCTAGATAGAAATGCAGAAGGAAGAACCAAGGGAGAGTATACAGGTAAAGACGTAGGTTTAATTAAATACTCTATTCCAGAGAATGATGTCCTCCAAACTAGACGTGGAGCCCGAAGACAATATGGTCTATCTAAGAAGCATCCAACTCATTTTGCTCCAAAGGAACTTGCAAAAGAAAATGAAGATTTAGCAAAATCATATTCAAATGTTACTCCTGCAATTAGTAGAGCAGAACAAAAACTAAAAGACACCAATGGGACTCTTTCTAAAGGAACTAAAGCAACTGCTAAATTAGGAAAAGTCATGGGTGTTGCTGGTAGTGTACTGGGAGTAATTGGTAGTGGACTTGGTGTCGTTGGCTTAGGTATTGATGCGATTACTATTGCGTCAGGAGCCTTAGAAATGATGGGTGTTCATCCATGGGAGCTTATCCGAAAGGCAATTAAGCCGGCCCAGGCTAATGCCGAAGCATTTAGTAAATCTATGCAGAAAATTCATTCTGATATTGGAAATGTTAATTCTGGCTTAAAGGACAATGTACTATTTAATGGCACTGCTGAAAAGTCAAAAAAGAGTCTTTCTGGATTAGACAAAGTCTTAAAAGGCGTTACAGACGGTTCTAATCAATTGAGCAAAGGTGACTGGAAAAACTTTAAGGATAGCTTTAATGCAATTTCAAAGGCTAATGGGCTTGGAATTAGAGCATATTCGAATAATGTTGAAGTATTAAAAGGTCAAATGACAGATCTTAAGAATGCTATTCACGATGTTAACTTGGAACAACTAAAGTCTGGTTCAAGAGAATTAGATAAGCTTGATAAGACTGGTAAAAAAATTAATAGTCAAAAGACATTAAATGACTTGCTTAAGACTAATAATGATTATCTTAAAAAAGCTAAAGAATTAGAACAAGAGCGTGATAACGCTAATATTGGTGTTGCAAGCAAAGCTCAAGGTGAGAAGAACGAGAAGAACTACCAGCGCAAGTTAGCAGCTTTACGTGGCTCTGCAATTCGTAAAGAAATGGATTCCGCTGCGTACCAAGAGTGGGCTCAACAATATCAAGACTATGGTGACTCTGTAAGAAAACAATATGGTGAATTAGCATCGATCCTTGATTCTGGTATATTCAAGAAGACAGACTTTAATATGATGTCTTCAAATGAATTACGGAAGATGGGAACTGCTCAAACTATGAATCTGCAAAATGCAGCTAGAGCAAATAAAATTTGGAATGATGTTAATAAGCAGTTAACTCAGAATAATAAATTAGGTAGTCAGCAAGGTAAGTTAACAAAAGAGCAACAGCAATATCTTTCTAAGAATGTTAAAGGACTTGAAGGCATTAGTCGTAACATGAGTAAGTGGACTGATGCTCAAAGAACAGCGTTCGATGAGTATGGTAAGACTGCGGCAAAGAACCTTAAGAATCAACAAAGTCGAATGATGGATATCCTTACGGCTCAAGGAATGTCGAAAAGTGCTGCTCAAAAACAAGTTAATAAACTAGACGGTACAGGTCTAGGATATATTAATGCCCTTGGGAATAACTATAATGCTCAGGCGTTATTAAATGTTGACCCTGATTATGCAGCATTATATGGAACAAAATGGTATCCACAACTACAGCATCAGCAAAGACAGATTCAAAATTATCAAGGTAGAAAAGGTAATAGGAATAACGAGACAATTGATGCGTTCCTTGATCCTCAAACTGGTGTTATGAACACAGGCATGATAGCGAGAAGCCAAGCAGTTATGACCTATGATTCTAAGACTAAGAGAAAATTCCAAAAAATGAATTTCATTGATGGAAATGGCAATATAAAGTTCGCACAAGTTGCAGATGCCTTTTCGGGGGTTAAAGGGCGAGATAATCCGCAAGAATTAATTAGCGAGTTGGCGGATGGCTCAATAAATAAATTCAGTAAGCTTCATATTTCTGCAAATCAAAGTCACGGGAAATTAAGCAAAGATGTCAAAAGTGATATTCGGAACTTGGTGAATAAAAAAGGAGCACGGGCCGCCGAAGAGTATATTAAGAAGCTACAAAATTCAGGTGCTCTTGGAAAAGATGCAATGGATTATTATGATTCACTTGATCGAAAGGGCAATGAAACTAAGCGAACGCCTAAGAGTCAGCGTAGTCAAAGAAAGCCATCAGGTTCTAGAAAGTCTTCAGGTTCGTCTAAAAAGAATTGGTACGACAAAGATGATGATGACCCAATGGCGAAGCCATTATGGAAACGTAATGATACTAAACCATCATCAAGTCGTCATCGTGGTACATCGAAGCCTGATACTAAAAATCAACCAAGAACTTCTAAAAATCAGCAAAAAGCATTAGAGAAAGCAGCACAAGGTAAGCAACAGACCAAGAGCCCTAATTTAATACCTAATTTGCTTAAAAAATTAGGATTTATTACAGATGCGAAGGCCGATAGAAAACCAAAAACAGCTAAGGATGTCGAAAAGAATCTTAAGGGACATAAGGTGTCAGACAAAGAGCTTAAAAATGCTCAGGCACTTCTTAAAAATAAGAAAGAGCAGAAAAAACTCGAAGATGATTTGAGAAAGAATGGGCAACTAAAGACTTCGAAACCATCTAGCTCTAATTCTAATAAAAAGAATTCATCAAAGAATAAGAAGCAAGCCGAAAAGGAAGGACGCGAAGAAGAGAAAGCCCGTCAAAAGGGTAGAGATAGTGCAAAGAAAACATCATCCAAAAAATCTAATTCTTCCAAAAAACAGAATCAAGAACAAAAAGATCTTGCCAAACAGTTAAATAAAGGCAAAGGAGTAAAAGTAAAACTTCAACCAGATGCTAAAAGTTTAACGAAAGGGTTGAAAAATCTTGGTGGTAAAAAAGGTACCAAGATTAAGTTACAACCAGATACAAAATCTCTTACGAAAGGTCTTAAAAACTTAGGCGGCAAAAAGGGTACTAAAATAAAACTTCAAGCTGACACGAAAGGTTTAACAAAAGATCTTAAGAATCTCGGTGGTAAAAAAGGCACTAAAGTTAAGTTACAAGCAGACACCAAGGGACTTACTAAGAGTCTTAAAAATCTAGGTGGCAAGAATGGGACAAAGGTTAAGCTTCAGGCTGACACTAAGGCCCTAACAAAGAGTTTATCTAATCTTGGTAAAGGTAAAGGGGTAAAAGTAAAGCTTCAAGTCGATACTAAGGGGTTAGACAAATCGCTAAAGAGTCTCAAGGGGCTTAAGAAATCTCAGAACATTAAGATTAATGTTTCTGGTAACGCTTCAAGCAAGATAAGTAAGATCAAATCTTCTCTAAATGGATTGAGTGGTAAGAGTAAGAATATCTCTATTAACGTTCGAGGCAATGCAGTTAGTCAGGTAAATAAAATAAAGTCTGCATTAAACGGGATAAAAGGTTCTAAGAATATCTCAATCAATGCCTCTGGTAACGCAGCTTCCTTTGCTTCCAAGGTTAAATCGTCACTAGCTGGAATCCATAATAAGCATGTAAATATCACCGCCTCTGGAAATGCCCAGCAAGTAATTAATCAAGTTAAGAGTTCTTTATCTGCTCTTCATGATAAGGCTATTACTATAACAGCTAACGATAATGCTACTGGTCCAATTAATAGAGTTAAGTCTGCTCGAAACTCTTTGAAGGATAAAACTATTCATATTAAAGCCGATGTTGGTGCAGCAATGGCCGGCATTAGCCAAGTTAGAGGTGCTTTAGCAAGTATCTCTGATAAAACAGTCCATATTAATGTTGTAAAGAATGAAACTACGGTAAGTAGTAAGAGTAGCAAGTCCAAATCAATGGCTATTACCCCAGAAAATTCACAGCCAGTCAGTCCTATGACTTCTATGTCTGTCGTTGCAGGAAATACCGCTATGAATATGGCCGTAGATAATGGTGCTGCTAATATGGGTGTTGATACAAATTCTGCAACTAATGGTGACAAAGTAAGTGGAATTGCCACAACGGATCGTTCTGATTCTACCCAAAAAGTTAGCGAAGATTATTGGCGTTACATGGGGAATGAACTTTACACAGGCTTGCCACTTGATGAAAAAGTTCAAAACCTTGAAAATGCAGTAACTAAAGCTGATGAAGACATGGACAAACTTATTAATCTTTCAAAGCAGAGAATTGACTTAGATAATAAGCAAATTGCATATCAAAGAACTATGCAGGGCGCCTACCAGCAACAAATTACTGATGTACTTAATGAATTGCATAAGTATGGTTTCCAAACAAATGGGAATCAGATTACTAATCTAAACCATGCAAAAGATATTACGGGTGATAATGCAAGTAAAGTTGATGAATTACTTGGTAAATATCAGACGGCTTATCAAAATTTCTCAGAAGCTACTAAGAAGATTGACGAATTGCAAACTGATATTTGGCAACAAGGCAAGAATCAACAAGACTACAACAACACCAAAGACCAAAAGATGGTTGAAAAGTTACAACGTGAGTTAGAGCTTGTGACTACTGCTATTGATAACCAAAAGAATATTCTTGAGCGTGAAGGTAATTCACTAGAAGATAGTGATTATCGCATGAAGTTAAAGAATAATTCTGATCAGATTTATGCTAAGTCCGAGGCGGTTCAACAGTTGTTAGCTGAATTTAATCAATTGAGCGTTGCTAACTTTGTTGGTACAAAAGACGCTGACAATGCAAAGAATTTAGCTGATTCATTAAGTCAAATTCGTGATGCGATCATGGAAAACCTTGATTCTATTGATGAATTAAAGAAGAGTATTCGTGATATTCAACTTAATTCTATTATTGAAAGCCTGTCTAAGTACACCGACAATCTTAGCAATAGTATTGATCGGCTAAAGAACAATGTAACAAATCTTCAAGATGGGTTGTTAAGTGGAACATCTTATAACGACCTTATGAGTAGTAATTTTGATGTTGTTAACCTTAATCAAAAATCTGCTTATGAGAAGAGTGTGGCCGATAAGATTTCATTAGAACGTCAATTGGATAGTGCTCTAGATCAATTCGCTAGAAAGAACGTTGATCGAACGGCACAAGTAGCCAATAATCAACTTCAAATTGAAGCACAAAAGTATAACGATATGCTTTCGATGGCAATTAACTATGCTAGAGGTACGCGTAATGAAGTTGGAGCTATTGATGTTAAATACAATGTATCTGTTGAATCTGACAAGATTGAAGTTCCTAACCTTACTCATAACCAAGAGTATGTACAGTCCTCAATTGCTTATCAGAAAGAAATGAATGAATTAAAAGCTGAGTACAACCGTTTAATGGGCAAAGCTAATACTGCTGAACAAAAAGAAGCAATTAATTCTGAAATGATCTATAAGCAATTAGAACTCCAGGAAAAAGTTTACAAGTCCATGATTGAAGCCGATCAAAAGGCGATCAATGATTTACGTGAACAAGCTAAGAATCCTGATATGACAACAGAACAGCTTAAAACGATAACCGACCAAATTACAGAGTATGAAAAGAATGTTATTGATGCCCAAAATAGCATTAAGGACGCAGTTAAGAATCGTTTTGAGTATGAAAAGTCTCTTATTGATAAGCAAATTGATGAGTATAAACGTGCTAGCGACACAATAAGTACTTTAGTAAGTATTGCTGACACCCTTCATTTAGAAGGCTCTACTCAAGCCGCTATTATAAATCAGCAATATGCTTCCACCTACCGTGAGTACAATAATTACCTTGATTTACTCCAAAGACTTCGAAACGAATTATCTGGATACGAAAAGAATTCCTACGAATACAATCAATTGAAGGCAATGATTGATGAATATCAAACTTCGCTTGATAGCACAATGTCTTCGCTTATGGATATAAGTAAAAATGAGTTTGGCCAAACTCTTGATTCTATTCAAAAGGAATTTGAAAAGAGTGTTAACAAAGGAATGACGGCTGACCAAGCTAAGTTCGATCAAGATGTATGGTATAACCCCATGCAAAAAGAACTTCGTCTTGAAGAAATGCGGTTAAAGATTGTTGAGTTGGAAGATAAGACGGTTGAAAAACGTATTGCTGCTCTCGATGCCCAAGAGAGAATGTCTAAAGCAGAAGCGGATTACGTTGATAAACAACTTGATTTGGCACTTGCACAACAAAAACTTGATAACACCATAAATAAAAAAGACGTTCGATACCTTGAAAAAGATAAGGACGGCAAATTTAACTGGACTTACATTGCAGATCAAGCAAATGTCGAAGAGGCACAAAGAGCTGTTAACTCTGCAAAACAAGCTCTTGAAGAGTCTAAGATTTCCAATCGAAATGACTACATTCAAAAAGTCAGTGAAACTATTAATAGTATCAAGGACGGTTCGATTAATCAGGAAGAGGCTCGGAAACGTCTCGAACAGTTAAACGATTCATATAAGTTTATTCTTAAAGATATTCCTACTTTTGATATTGCGAAAGTTGAGGATATCATCAAAGCCTACAATGACTATGAAAATAAGAATAGCGACATAATTAATGATTACAAACGAAGCGTTAAGCCGGAGGTAACACAAGGCTACGAAACAATCGTTAAAGGGTTTGGAGATCAGTTTAAAGCTGTATCAAAAGATCTAGGCGAAATTTTCGGAAAGCAGTTAAGAGAAGCGCTTAATCTACCAAATGGTATTCGGAATTCATATGGTGATGGAAATGATAAATCGCTAGTTATAAACGGTGATCTCAAACTCGAATTACCTAATGTTAAGGACGCCAATGATTTTGCGGAAGCTCTTAAGACATTACCTCAAGTAGCAAAACAATACGCAACAAAGAAAATGTAATCGATTTGACCGAGGTTAAAACCTTGGTTGTACATAACTTCTTATTCATTTTCTATAAAAGGTATGTCATCATATTAAAGACACTTATCTAATGGAGGAATTGAAATGAATAAAGTAAAAGTGTTTATTGTAAATCATAAACTTATTACTGTCGTATGTTTCTTTATTTTGATATATGCGATAGCAGGTGGACTATACTTAGCTGATCAACATAGAAAACAACAGGAATTTTATGATGAACACCCCTTAGTTAATAAGGTTTATAAGTCTCATGTCTTAGAGAAGCCAGCTGAGGGTGATTGGACTACTACAGACTCGTACTATATTTTTGGAAATAATGAATATAGAGATAAAGTTATTGAAATTTTCCAAGATGAGGGAGGGTTGAAGAGAGTAAAAGAAATAATGAATGATGAAAATGAATATAAGAAAGAATTTGAGTCTAATACCTCTGAAAAATATATAGTTGAAGATGGAAATAAATTAATCATTGGTGATAATCCCGAAAATGTTTATTCTCACCAAGTAAAAGATGGTGAGAACTGGGTTGGTACGTATAATCCAGACAATAAAAACGAAGAAATGCCAGGTGAGATTCATAAAACAACACCAGTTAACATAAATTAATCAATAACATAAACATATTTAATTTAACCAAGATTTACTTTTTGGTTGTACATATCAAAAATAAAAAGAAAGGAGCTGAATTGGTTGACGCAACCAATACTAAATCAGGCGTCTAATTACGATGCGAAGAATTCATATACATTCACGTTTACGTATTTGGGCGCAGAGCATACGACAACGAATACATTATCAATTCGTGAAGATGGACCGGGAACAAAACCTGTCTATGAAAAGGATCAAGTGTCGCTAGATAAAAACCACATTTTACCAGCAACAACTCTGAACAATGGCACGGCATATCTAGCAAAAGTTCGCGTTAAACTCAAAGATGGCTATTCTGAGTGGTCACCAGAGATTAAATTTACGTGTTATACAACACCACGAATTCTATTTGATACGATTGACCAACATCAATTTATCTATACGAATGATGTATTAATGTCGGCTATTTATACGCAAGCACAAAATGAGCCTGTTACGTCATATCAATATACTCTTTACGATCAAAGACATGTTGCTTTAGTTAAATATCCAATTCGGAAGCCGGAAAGAAATTCTCCAACAAGATTTTCAGAACGTGTTTCAAATATAAAAAAAGGTAAATTATATTACATTGGATTGAAGGTAGTAACAGAGCACGGAATTATTTATGAGCAACTTCAAGAGTTTACCGCTCAATATATCACGCCATCTGTATCGGGTATTATTCAGCCAACAATGAATAAAGATGACGGACAAATAGTTGTTGACCTTTTCCTAAAACAATTGTTGGGAACGTCAGCTCGTGCCTACATTCCTAAACGGAAGAATGATAATGCTGACAATTATACGTATTGGAAAGATGACTATGTTTTTGTGCCAAAAGAAAATCCTTTAATTTATACCAAGTTAGCAATGGCAAAAGCGAGTGACTGGATCGGAAAGTTCTGGGTAATGAATGTTCAGAATGGATTATTCCTAGACTTCTCGCCAGCCGAAGATAGAGGACAGCATATAAAGTTCTATAAACATGATGATTATATTACCTGTGAAAAAGAATTTGGACAGATTAAATCCAGGACACGTTCTAATGTAATTAAGGATTTAAAACTGCGTCCTTTCTATATGTTTGTATATGTTAAGGAATATCGAGTTGAAATAAAGATAGTTCCTGATCAGACATTCAAAGATGATGATTGGAATGAAGAGTTATCCAGAGAAGAATTGTCTCAGTACGGTGAAATAACTAAAGAAACTCAACAAATGATAGACGCAGCAGAAGCAAAAATTAACGCTGCAAGACAAAGGCTCCAACAAATCCACGATGAACATTGGCAACAATACATCACTAAGGTAGAGCAAGCAATATCTGACGCCAGAGCACGTATTTTAGGACAAAATGAACTACGCGATCGAGTGATGGAAATTGACGACCAATATTGGGACTACTTTGAAAATACTGAAATGATTAACTACTGGAAGGAATTAGCAAAGGCAGAACGTGAGTCTGAAGCTAAGTATGAAATCTATCGTACCGAATATGAGCAAAGAATTAATGATGCCTTATCGGAGATTAAAAGTGGTGCTATGACGCTTGATGATGGTCGATTGAAACTAACCCAATACAGCCTTGTATATAGTTTTATTTTACGTGAAGTAATTGATTTTAATGATAGTAAACTGACATTAGATGGTCTTCAAGAGCTTTACAATGATTATTTACAAAAATATAAATAGTGAAGAGGTGAGGGTCTTTTGATTATAGGTGTCGATTATTTTAACTATGGATTTGACCAACAATTTTATGACACCCCTATTCCAACCTCTGAGATTGACGAGGTTATGATGGGGGCTGGAATGTATGATGAAATGTTTATTAGTGTGGATACAACTTTAGATGATTCACAAACCAAACCAGCTCAATGGAATCTGAAAACTATTATGGACGCTAAGTTTAATAATTCTCTTGAAGCTGGGAGTATTGACGGAGCTGGTCATATTGTCACCAAAATACAATGTTATCGTCGAGAATACATGAGCACGAATACAGATTGGCAATTAGTAGCGCAATTTGATTATGATGACCATTATAACCTTTATACGGTAGTTGATAGATTCATTGAAAATGGCAAAACATATGAATATGCAGTTGTTCCATTAGCCAATGAAATTCAAGGTGACTTACAAGTTGGCCCACCAATTGATAGCAAGTTTTATGGCTCCTTTATTTCTAATCTAGGTTCGAATTATTCAATGAACATCGACTTCAAGTTCTCGGATTTAGTTTGGAATTCTAACACGAGTACCAGTGTGCCGCTTAATGGTCAATATCCAATAGTGACGTTTGGAAATGCAAACTATCGAACTGGTACAGTTTCGTTCTTACCACTTACTCCGCAACAAGAATTTGGTTATGAAAACGAAATTGATCCACACGCCGAATACATTAATAGAACTAATGTTATTGACTTCCTTAATGATGGACAAACAAAGGTAATTCGTCGTGAAGATGGAGATATTATTGTTTGTGCAACACATAATATTAAAACTACTCCGAAAGATGAAAGTCTTGAAGCTATTTCTACGGTAACATTTGATTTCACTGAAATAGGTAAATTAGATTACAACACCATGGAAAAAGCGGGATTAATTGCTGATGCAGGTAAATCTGTCTACACATACGATGAAGATGGGAATATTAAGTGGAATCAGGAATATATTGCTGAAGATGGTTCTATTCAATCTAGAACTAGATATAGAAATTCATTCTTGTATGAACGAGATAATTTGAAGTAAGAGGGATAAAGTATGCCACTGAAATACAAAAAGCCCAATTACAATGAAACGTTATCGAATATTGTAAATGGGCTTGAAGAAAAAGTAAGTGGTCGAGCAGCAAGTGTTTTACGACAACCAATTCGCAACCTTCAAACAACTATTCAAGTGTTGGATAATGATGGCTCCATAATTGATACTATTACTGGAAAAACAACTGGTGGAACTATTAATTATGATGCAACCTCATTGATACGACGAACGGGAACTTTGAAGATGGTTGTTGATCCTTCATATATGCCAAATAACAAAAGTGTTTTTTGGTTCGATAAGAAGTTTAGAGTCTATCAAGGAGTTGTTGATTTATCTCGTTTCCCCAGGGAGGCAGTTAACTTTTTACTAGGAACGTTTTGGGTTAACGAATCCTCTCTACGTTTTGATAAAACAACACGTGAAATATCAGTTACGTTAGCTGACAAAATGACCTTATGGGACGGCCAAGGGCTAGAAAATAAACTCAAAATAAAGCGTGGAACACCTATGAGTGATGCTATTAGAGGAATCATGGAATTAGTGGGAGAAACAGATTTTGGGTATATGTACACCAGTAATGGTGAAGAAATCCTTCAGTACGATTACGAAAAGGAACCGGGAACTTCAATCAATGATATCATTGAAGACTTTCGTGATATGTACATGGATTTTATCTGTGGCTATAATTCTCTTGGTCAATTTGAATATCGTAAGTTGCCCATTCAAAAGGAAGAAGAAATTCCTAAGCCTAAATGGGAATTTGATGCAACTTCACAAGATAGAGCAGATCTCACCTTATCATTTCAAGAAAGTTACGACTTAAAGAACGTTAAGAACAGATTTGTTGTTATTGGGTCCACATCAACCAAAACAGGCTATACACCTAAAGGTTCAGTAAAAATTACTGATACAAATAGCGAGTTTAATATAGATGCTATCGGAACTAGAACAAAAGTTATTCAAAATAGTGATCTTACCAATGATTTACAGTGTGTGTCTCAAGCACGCTATGAAATGTGGAAGGCGGCACATTTTCAAGAAAAAGTAAGTATTGATGTTGCTCCAGTTTACTTCTTACAACCTAATGATGTTATTCTGGTCACCAATCCTGTAACAAAAAAAGTATATCAATATATGATTGATACTATCCAAATTGACTTAGATGTCGATGGGATCATGTCAATTGATGCTCATAAAATGTACTTTGTTAAGCCAGATTATGGTGAGGCAGATATGCCAATTGTTGCAGCTATCAAGAATGGTATCAATAAATTAGGATGGCTGTCACTTCCCGAAGAAAGAATTAAAGATGCATATGGTATTTCCGCCGATGGAAAGAATTACTTGAGTATCCGATTTGTTGTTGACGAAGAAGGTGGTTGGCAAGCAGAGACAACCGCATATAACACTTCCAGAAATCAAACACTAGAAATCGACCTTCGAGATTTTGAAAAGCTTAATCTTAAGGATGAAAATGGTGACGTTGGTAGATCTAAAGGTGATTATGCAGATCGTGTACTCGGACATGAAATGTTTCATGCAGTTTGTAATGATTTCTATGGTGCTGTTAAGACGATGGATATGCCTGTGTGGTTCAAAGAAGGATTTGCAGAATTACTTCATGGTGGAAAAGATCGTTATGTAACGATAACGGGATTTGAAAGCAAGGAAGCTAAGAAGCAAGCATTAATTAAGCGAGCTAGAAACCAGCTAAACGGAACATGGGAGAGTACATCAGATGACTATGTAGCTGCGTATCTTATTGCTTGTGCTATGTATTATTTGGCTGGAGACTTAAAAGGTATTCATGACATGTTTCAGCGACTAGAAAAAGAAAGTAACTTAAATTTGAACTTTCTATACAAAGCATTACCTATTACTGAATCGGCAGGTCAAATCTTCGATAAGGTAATTGATGAAATGCAAAAGATGCCAATTTGGGATTTCTTAAATGATCCTACAGATGTAGACACATGTTCTATTGGTGGAAATCATATGCTTAATCTATATGACAGACCACTTAGTCCAGAAGATGTGTTTAACAATCAGACGGCAACAACTGATTCATTAGGATTTAAAATTAAGTTCGACGAGTAGATTTTATTGAGGAGGACATTAATACATATGAGAGGAAGTTGTATTAAATGTCGAGATCTACTTTTCCACAAAAGATAGATGTATTTAGAGAATTATTTGATCTTCCGGCAAATCAAGTTGCAAATGCACTAGAATTGCAGAGATTAAAACAAAAGACAACACTAACAAATGATGAACAAAATCAAATTTCCGCATTAAGTGCCCAACTACAAGATTATATGATTACACCTGAAACCATGAATAAACTTCAGGACGCAATTGTAGAAATTGAGACATTCTTTGATGGAAATGTAAGAAAGTATATTCTTGAAAAGCAGAAAGAATGGGATACCTACGTTAACGATTTTGATTATGTAGGTGAATGGGACGCAACGAAGAAGTTTAAGAAACATAATCTTATAACATATCAAGGTGCGCTATATATTGTTACAAAAGATGTGGTAGCGGATAGGCAACATACACCAGATAATGATTCCGATCATTATAGAAGAGCATCCAGTAAGGGTGACAAGGGTGATATAGGATTAAATGCTATTTTTAAGGGTGAATGGAATGGAGCTACTAGCTATAAGGCTGGTGATGCCGTGTCCGTTCGTGAAGGTCAAAGTTGGCGCCCGTTAGATTTAGTATTTATTGCTAAAAAAGATAATCAAGGTCAAAAGCCAACTATAGGTGCTGCAAGTGATTATTGGTTCCCATATCATAATTTAATTGTTGTTCCTAAAGAATATGCTAACTATAAATTTCATCCAGATATTCATCGAATTCAAATAGTTGATTAGGGGTGGAAGAATGGAAGTTAGCGAACAACAAAAAGGATTATTAGAAGCCATGCGAACAATAGCTCAGCATGAAGCACAACGTAATTCAGGACCTCAATTTCAAACTGGTGTTGTGGTGGAAGACCCTGCCGGATATAAATGTATTGTTAGAGTGAATGACACTGAAAAAACATGTACATTACCAGAACACTTACATGATTGGGTAAGTAAAGACGATATAGTTCAAATTTGCGATATGTATGGGAATGGTGCTGAGCTAATTGTCACTGGATCTTCTGGATCAACAAGAAAGAAAACATTGGTTGTTAACGATGAAGATAAAGATAAGTTAACTGGTGGCGTTACTAAATTTGCAGATGATAGTGGAAATTTAACCGATAATACATTAACGCTAGAGTAGAGAGAGGGTATTAAATGGCTGTAAAAAGAGCAAAATATTTAGTTGCAGATGATGAATATCATTTCGTAACGGACGACAAGGCTCTTAGAGTCCTAGATTCAAATAATAATGAAATTGGAACTTTTAGAGAATTAGGCTTTGAGGGAAAGCTAATCACAAGCGGTGATTATAGAGACATAAAACATACTGGGGTGTACCGAATTAAAGGAGTAGGAGGTTTGCCCGGAAACATTCCAGGAGATAAGGAATCTATTCTGACAGTTACATCAATTGGTGATCAGAACAATCCAGAATTGACTTTCTATAAAGTAATAAGTCCTAACGGAGTAATTTTAGAAAATACTGTCTCACGAAGTAATCAGTCTGGATGGGGATCTGGCGGTGTTGATTTGCGAAATACCATTACGAATATTAACAATATTCTTGGTGATATTTCAAAACTCCAAACAGATTCAAAGAATATGACTGGGGCAATTAATGAGTTAAATTCCAAAATAAATAATGTATCTGACAACTCACAAAGTGGGTTGGAAAGCTTAAAAAAAGATAGTGACAATAGATATTTGTTCAAGTGGGGAGATACGGTTAATGGTGATCTTTCAATTAAGTTTGGAGCGAAATACAAACTTCGAGGTAAGAATGGTCATGACTACAATTTAGCCTCTATTGACGACAATAATAATATCCATATTGGAGATGCAGACACTAACTTACATTTTTGGGGTAATGATAATCCTACTTTTAATGGTAAAAAGATATTCACAGAAGCTAATGTAGGTAGTGGATCGGGGTTAGATGCTGATAAACTTGATGGGATTGACAGCTCAGGTTTCTTAAAGATTAATAGCGATGATACTAAGTATAGCGGTCTTCGAATGGACAAACGGAATATTCATTTCAATATTAAAGATGGCGAAAATACAGAAACAGGATTAGTTTTTGATAAGAATAATAATTGGACTGCTAAAGTTGTTGCAACCGATATTGGTGATGTCCATATTCAAACAGGTGGTAAAGAGTATAAATTACCACCATTTACCTTTAACCAAGATCGAAATTTTGTTCAATATGGAGGCGGTCATTGGATTAGGGCTAACGAACCTCAACTCAATTTCCAGACATATGATGAAAAGACTGGAAACTTTGATAAAGGGGTAGGGTTCTTTAAGCCAACTTGGGATCAAGGTTCTTTAGCAGTTGGAAATTGGAATACCTCTGAAGTTGTTGCTCAATTTGCTGTTGGAGCAAATCATGAAGCGGTTAAGCTTAATCATTCTCCTTACATCGGTGATCATAATAGAAGATTATTTATGCAAGACGAACAGCCCAGCGGAGATATTCCCGTAGGATCAGTTTGGATTGGTATTTAGGGGGTGATTATAAATGCCATTTGTAAAATATAGAGGAGCCAACGGAGAGTGGATTAAACTTGGTGGTGGCAATGTTCGCATTTCCAATGGACATACATGGATTCCACCACGTGCAAGAATTTGGAATGGTCATGAATGGTTGAACCTACTGGAGGAGCGTAAAATTACGACCTGGACGGCAAATTGGTCGGAGGGATACTGGGGATCTGATCATAATAATATAGCACATACACATTACAATTCTCTTTGGCGTCATGATCGACTTGCACAAGGTGACTATCAACCATATCATGACCGATTTAATAGATCAATTGAGCATGGTATGGCAGGCTTTGATGATGCGAATATTAGGGCGACATTAGCCGGAGCAAGAATTGAACGAGTTGAGTTATACTTGCACTCGTTACATTGGGCGTATATGTCGGGTGGAACTGCTGTGATCGGATTACATAATGCTAGAGGATGGCAGGAGTATTTCTCTGAAACAAATCACGGTGTGGCTCGTGTAAGGTACTATACTCGAGATCAAGGGCAATGGATCACTTTACCAAATTGGGTAGGAGATAATTTAAGAGATAATAAAATTGCTGGAATTACAACGAGTGCAGACAACAACAGTCTCTCGCAATATGGAATATTTGCTGGGATTTGGGATGGTTGGAAGGCTCCTAAACTGCGTATCACTTATTGGAAGTAACAATTAAATAATTAGATTTTATTTTTTTAACACTTATTAGTAAGCGGTTACAAAAACAAGGAGGGAACTTCTAAGGAGGACAAATAAATACTCGAAAGGAGCAATTTATTTTGTTCAAGAAGTTTCTAAAGAGGATGTTAATGGTAGCAGCAACTATCATTATGGTTGCCCCTGTATTATCAGGGGTCGCAAGTGCAGATGGTCGATCGTATGGGCCTGATCTCTCAAAATATCAAGGTGCATATACAAATAAGCCATATGCACGTGATCAATTCGCAATTTCACAAGTTGGTGGATACGCAAATGGTTATTTCTATGACCAATGGACATATCCAACACAAATTAGTTCAGGTATTGCTAATGGTTTGAGAATGCACACTTATATTTGGTATCAAGTTGGTGGAAATGCTCAATTGGGGAAGCAGGTTGTAGATCATTTTCTACCAAAGATCCAAGCGCCTAAGGGGTCGATCATTGCATTAGATTATGAAGACGGAGCATCTTGGGACAAGAACGCAAATACGGAAGCCATTTTAGCAGGTATGCGTGAAATTAAGGCGGCAGGATACGTTCCAATGTATTACAGTTATAAGCCGTACACCTTGGCTCACGTTGACTATAATCGTATTATTGCTGAATTCCCTAACTCTGGATGGATTGCAGCATACCCAGATTACAATGTTCGTACAGAACCATACTGGGGTGTATTCCCTTCACTTCCAGGAATTAGTATCTACCAATTTACTAGCACGTATCGTGCTGGCGGTTTAGACGGTAATATTTCATTAGCACCTAATGGTCGTGACATTACTATGAGCGGTTACACTAATGGAAATTCACAGAAACCAAAGACCGAAACTCCTGCAACGGAACAAGGTAAGCAAATTCATAAGGATACTCATAACTACACCGTAAAGCCAAATGATAGCTGGTGGGCAATAGCAAATCGTTATGGCATGGAAATGAACGCTTTAGCACAACTGAATGGTAAGACCATCAATGATGTAATTCACCCAGGTCAAGTTATTCGTGTTGCTGATAAAGGAGATGGTCAATCAGTTTCAAACAAGGTTAACACCACCCCCGCACAACCAAAGCCAGCTCAACCTAGTGCACAATATTACACAGTACGCTACGGCGATTCATTCTGGTCCATTGCAAACAAATATGGAATGAATATGTACACACTTGCTGCTAATAATGGATTAAGCATTAACTCAGTTATTTACCCTGGGCAACGCTTAAAGGTGAGTGGTAACGCACAAGCAACTCAAAAGGTTCACTATGTTAAATATGGTGAAACGCTAAGCGGAATTGCTGCACAGCTCGGAACTACTGTATCTCATTTACAAGCAGTAAACGGAATTCGAAACGCTAACTATATCTGGGTCGGCCAAAGAATCGCTGCATAACATATTCGTTTGTAAAACATGGGTTTTATAAATTTTTTAGAGTGGATAAACTTAATGTTGATCCACTCTTTTTCATAAAGGTATTTATATTAGATGCTTTTTAATGGAACAGCTATTATAAGGAGCTGTTCTTTTCTTTTTAAAACAAAAAGAGCGTTTTCCAACGCCCACGTTATACCGGTACGGTTTAAGTAGTCAACTGAAACCAATATACACTCGGTATATCTTTCTTATCTTGATATACACATTTTAGCACATTTAAAACAAAAAAGAGCGCCTATCAGGGCGCCCCACGTTAAACCAGTACGGTCTAAGTAACCAACTGAGACCATTTTGCACATGGCTTATTTCTTTATTCTAATCGTGCCTAATAAGCACGTTAAAAAGCTAAGTAAAAAAGCTATGAAGCAACTACGTAAGTGGCTGCAAGTCTAGCCTTTGGGCTATACTTTTAGTATTTTCAGCGGTGGTATTTATTCGCTATCGCTGTTTTATTTTTCTGTTGTTAACAGTTTTTAATTTTAAAATTAGATTGATGAATTATAGAATGAAGTTAGCCACCCAGTTGGTGGTAAATAAAAAACGCCATTCGGCGTGACATCAGGTATCATATTAAGTGAACCAAACCTATATGAAAGGATGTCCGTCAAATGACGCACTTAAATGATACCATGTCTACTAGTTTATTGACTACTCATAAAAAGAATGCTCATCTTACTAAAGAAGAACGTGTGATGATTGCGACTTTAAAGTCGCAAGGACTTTCCAATCGCGCAATTGGTCGCCAATTAGGAGTTAATCATCAAACAATTAATAACGAGCTCAACCGTGGTACGGTCCGCCAACTTCGTCGTCAAAAATCTAATGGTAAGATTTACGAATATTCTTACTACATCTATAGTTATGAAGCTGGTCAGGCCACATATCTTGAACATCACCGCCATTCTGGTCGTCGTCGCTTATATTATTCTTCAAAGCAATTTTTACGATTAGCTGATCAGCTAATGCTTGGTGAGTTTGACGACCACCATTACTCCCCACAAGCGGTTATTTATAAGGCTCGAGATTTAATGAATGATGGTACCCTGATCCCAAAGTCGGTTGTAACTTTATATCAATGGATTAATGAGGGTGTGCTTCGTACGTCCAATTTAGACCTCTTTGAAAAACCTAAACGTAAGCATCATCGAACTCATCCGCAAGCTAAAAGGTGCTTGGGGCCTAATATTGCTCAACGACCTCAAACTGCGGACCAACGGTCCGAAATTGGCCATTGGGAACTAGATACAGTTCAGGGACAGAAAAACGGTAATGACAGTGTTGTACTAGTAATGACTGATCGCCTTTCACGAGTTAATATCACGAGTAAAATTGCTGGTAAAACTGCGCATGCAGTAAATCAGTTCTTTATAAATTTACGCCAGAAAATGGGCACAGATGCTTACTATCGCATCTTTAAGACAATAACCTCTGACAACGGTTCAGAATTTAGTGAGTTAACACAAGTTCACGATCATGTTTTCTATGCTGATCCGTATTCCCCTTGGGAACGTGGATCCAATGAGATCAATAACCGGTTTCTTCGCAAGGAGATTACCAAAGGTGAAGCTATAAATAACTATAGTAGTGCTCAGATCATAGCGACTAATGATTGGATGAATTACTATCCACGAGCTATGTTTAATGGACATTCGTCAATGGATATCTATCGTAAGGCCTTCTACCAAGAGATATCACAGCTCCATCAACCAATAATCAATTGGTCAGTATTATTTATTTGAGTCCAGTGGCTAACTTATTCTTGAAATTTAGGTAAAATTAGATTTGACATAAGGTGTATATTAATTATAAATAGGGAGTTTTTATTATGAAATATTGGGAATATTTAAATAAAATACTACTAATCATGGTGGTTATGCTATTTTTCGGAGGCTATAACTCTGTTAAGGCCGATATTAATTCTAATGATTTAATGATGAGCTGGTTTAGAAATTATTAGGGTATTCTTATATGGAAATAAATTCAGTTATAACGGCACTAAAAGAGATGTCGCAAGATTCTAGTTATAAAATATATGTTCCGGGACAACTTCCTATGGATGTTACTTTCCAATTGAACGAAGGCGCAACGCTAAATGAGTTAGAGCAGTTAAATAAGCTTAATTACACTATTCCAAAAGATTATTTAAGGTTTCTAAATGAAATAAATGGTGCAACTTTATTTGATGATGGAAAGTACATTCAAAAATGCAAAATATATTCGATACAAGAAATGTTTCATTGGCGAAAATTCCTAAGAGACTCGGGTTTCTTTTCCAATTGGGATAAGTTTCTCCCAATTCTTGACCTACAAGATATAGGACAATTAATGATTGATTTAGAACGATATGAGAATAAAGAGGATTATTTATTGTATCCAGACGAATCGAATAATTATTTCCACATTGGTTTCACTGAATGGTTAAATAATTATCTTGTTACTAATGGAAGCGAATTCTGGTATATAAAATCTTAGTTTTATCAAATTACAGCATTCTGCAATCGCTGATTTGCAAGTGCTAGTCTTATAATTAAATTAATAATAACGATCATCTAGTAAAAACTAGGTGATTTTTTTTATTTTTCGGGATATTTTCTAAATTCTGTGACAAAGCACAGGCAATTGTGATAATTTAGTAAACGATTATTAAAAGGAAACAATTGTATGCAAGCAAAAGAATTAAAGCAATACATTTTAGATGATACAGATAGAATTTATATGCTTTTACGTAATGCAAATTTTCATGATTTTCGACAAAATTCAGAAGAAATAAGATGCGCTCTTCCTAATATGACCAATCCTACAGGGGTAATGATTAAATTAAACAACTCATTATACACGTCATTATTTGAGTTGGGATATTCTGGAGACTTATTTGGAGCATTAGGAGTAGTTCTTGAAAAATCATTTAGCGAGGTTATGCGCTGGGTTCATAGTTTATTAGGGTTGTCGAATGGGTATAAGAAAGACGATATTTTAGACCCATTGGCAATGCTAATAAAGTTGTCGGGTAATCATAAATCTGAACAGCAATTCACCAGCAACAAATTATATGATCAATCGGTCCTGAACAAGTTTGTTAATGGAATTCATAGGTCAATTATTGAGGAGGGAATAACGCCTGATGTAGCTCGAAAGTTTAATATTATGTACGACCCACATATGAATAGAGTTATTTTTCCACATTTTGATTGGGAAGACTTTACAAAAGTTGTTGGAGTTCAGGGTAGGACAACTTTATCAAAAGTTGAAATTGAAATGACTGGAACGCCGAAATACTGGAATTATATAAAACATTATCGCAAAGCGTTAAACCTATATGGTTTTAATCAAGCTAGTGAAAATGTTAAAGAATCTAAGCAAATCATTCTATTCGAAGCGGAAAAGTCGGTATTAAAACAGTTTACATTTACCAACTGTGAGGGGAATTCGGTAGCACTTGGTGGTCATACGATTAGTGATAATCAAGTTGATTTTATCCTAAGAAAATTACCCAGTGATGGTGAGGTTATATTAGCGTTCGATCATGACGTTATGACTAAGGAAAACGAGGGAGAGAGATACATAATAAACCAGGCTAAGAAGTTCTCGGTATTCCGAAAGACAAGCTATATTTTCGATACATATAATATTTTGGGCGAAAAAGACTCGCCGATAGATTGTGGTAAGAAGAAGTGGGATTACTTATTTAAATGGAGAAAGGTGATTGAGTGAGGCTAAATAAAGAACAAAAGCAAAAGATAATGAATCAATATGGTGTAGATCGTATTTGGAGTTTCAGTCGAGTTAACGTAGCACATAACTGTTTGCAAGAATATATTCATACCTACCTGAGACATGATATTCCTCATACCGATAATGTTTATACCGTTTTTGGAAGCGAGGTTCATGACATTACCGAGTCATTAACTACAAAGGAATTTGATTTAAACACTGCCTCAGATGCCTGGAAGCAGTTCGTAAAGAAGTGGGAAGAAGACCCAGAAGCTTTGCACTTTGATACGGAAAAGATTAAGCAGGGTTATTTAGGTAATTTAACACACTATTTTGCTAATACAGAATTGCCAGAAGGTGCGAAAATTCACACGGAATTACCTGTCATGACGAAGGTTGGTGGAACCAATTCAAAACCTAAATATGTATTTGTGGGATATATTGATACTGAATACATTGATAATGATGGAAATGTTGTACTGGTCGACTATAAATCTTCAAGCAAATCTAGTTTTTCAAAGGCAAAACTACCAGAAAAGTCAATGCAGTTAATGTTGTATGCTACTGGGATTCACCAACATGACAAGGTACCATTCGAAAAGATTAAGGCTCGCTTTGACATGATGAAATATGTAACTGTTCATTATAAACAAGAAAATGGTAAGTGGAATACCAGTATTCAAGAACGTTCAATTTGGGTCTCTAAGATGCAAAAGAAACTAGAGACTAAGTTAAAGAAGGCTGGAATCGACAAGGAAGAGTCGAGAAAATTAATCCAAATTGCTTCATTGGCAAATAACATGGATAACTTACCAGATTCAGTAAAGGAACAGTTTTACATCACTAATTATTATATTGAGTTGGAGTTAACAGAAGAAAAGTGTCAAAAATTATTAGAAGATATTGAGAAACGTTGTGATGAGCTTATGGAATTAGAAAGTCTCTCTGAAGAAGATCAGGACAGTTTTGCAGAAGTTAATCACAGATATAATCCAGACGATTACTATGAGACACATTTATGCTCATATCATACAAGTGAATTGTTTAAGAAAAAAGAATCATTATTAAAGAATGTATTAAAACCCCAATTTTCGGTGGAAGAGAATAATCAGGATAATGAAATGCACTCATTGTTTAACGACGACAAAGAAGATACGACTCTTGAGGAATTATTTAGTTAGGAGACTTTAAATGCAGGGTAAATATGATTATTGGTTTAGTTATCATCAACATACTTCAATTTCAAATGGACTCGGTTATTGGGAAGTAATGACTAAGTTTGAAGACTATATAGACTATGCTATCAAACATCATATTCCTGCTGTCACAAGCTCGGAGCATGGTAATGTTATCATGTGGATTAAGCGTAAAGAATTGGCTGAGGAGGCTAACCTTAAATACGTTCATTCTACAGAAGCCTATGTCACGATGAACTTGGACGACAAGAATCGTGGTTATCATACAGTCCTTATAGCAAAGAATTACGATGGCGTGAAAGAAATTAATCGTTTATCCTCGGCAAGCTTTAATAGAAAAGATGGTCATTTTTACTATCGTCCTCGTATTTTGTTTGATGATTTGAAAGAAACCGTATCACATGGAAATATCTATGTAACAACAGCGTGTTTAGCTGGTGCATTAAGTCAAACATATAAGAACGTAGAGGAAGCCAGTGTGTGCAAACAATGGATAAAATTGGCTAGTGACTACAAAGATAATGTCTTCTTGGAAGTTCAACCACACATAGATAAAGAACAGAAAGATTATAATGAATTTCTAACTCAAGTAGCGAGTGCGCACGGCCTTAAGCTAATTGCTGCTAATGATGTTCATGCACTTAATCCAGAACATGACCGCTTACGAAAAATTATTAAAAAGGGCAAGAAGAACAGCTATGACGATGATGATAAGTTTGAATTATGGTGCAAAACACGAGAAGAAATGGTTGATACATTCAGGGAACAGGGCGTTTTAACCGAGCAAGAAATAAATGATGCACTTGATCTGACCGTAGAAATTGCAAATCAAGTAGAAGAGTTTGAGCTAGATAAAAGTCATAAATACCCTCATTTATACAAAAATCCTGAAAAAGAATTTCAAAATCGAATTAAACAAGGATTGAAAGATAGAGGAATTTTGGATTTACCAAAAGAGCAAAGACAAAAGTATTTTGACCGTGTTAAGTATGAATACAGTGTTTACAAGGGTAATGGGGCTATTGATTATATGCTGTCTCATGAAGATATTTTAAACGCCGCGAAAGAACATGGCATTAAATTTGGGTACGGGCGCGGAAGCGTCAGTGGGTCATTAATAGCTTATTTGTGTGGTCAGACCGAAATGGACTCAGTAAAACTTGGATTAAACTTTGAACGATTTATGAACCCTCAAAGAATTAGTTTAGCTGACATTGATGAAGATCTTTATAGGCCAGACCAGCAGTGGATTCAAAAATGGATGTTGACTAATCCCAAATGGCACGCTGCCTCAATTATGACTGCAAATACATACGGGTTAAAAGCTGCAATAAAAGTGATTGCTGATGGTATGGACAGATACGCAGGGAAACCAGCTTATATTCAATCTATTCGTAATCAAATTGGCGATGATGGATTTATTCCTGAGCAATTATATGAAGAGCACCAGCAATTGATTGATGATGCAAAGAAGGTTGTTGGTGTTATCGACTCTTTTGGAAGACATGCCGCAGGGATTGTTATTGACACAAACGCCATTGACGATTCTATGGGAATACAAACAATCTCTGGTTGGGATTACCCTGTTACTCAAGTGGCGATGAAAGAAATAGACCATTTTTCATGGGTAAAGTACGACCTGCTTGGGCTAGATAACGTGGGATTAATTAGTAAGACTGCTGAATTGGCAGGAATACCGTATCCTACGCCTGATTCTAACTTTATTGATTTTGAAGATGAAAATGTCTGGAAATCAATGAGAGAAGATAATATTGGGGTATTCCAAATGGAAGGTGAACGAGCAGGTAAATTACTAAAAGATATGCTATCTCCAGAAACCATGGAGAAAATTAAGTCTAACGAAGCGGGAAAAAACGTTAAATATATGGATTTATTATCGCTGGTTAATGCCGCACAAAGGCCATCAGGAGCCAGCTATGTTGATGCCGTTACTCATGGTGTATTTAAGGACAATGGTCATCTTGCTTTAAATGAATTCTTAGCACCAACCCTTGGGGAATTGGTGTATCAAGAACAATTGATTCAGTTTCTTGTCCAATTTACAGGGCGCACCCCTGGTGAAGCCGATGTTCTGAGAAGAGCTGTGGGTAAGAAACAAAAGGATGTTATTGACCGCGAGGTTCCAATTATCCGGCAGGATTTTATTAAGACAATGATTGAAAAATACCATGACGCCCCAGAACACGCAGAATCAATAGCAAATGACTTTATGCAAGTATTTATGGACGCAGCTAACTATGGTTTCTCAATTAATCACTCCATGGCCTACTCATATATTGGATATATTTCGACATGGCTACGTTATTATTATCCGCTTGAATGGTGTACGGCCGCCTTTCAAATATGGGAAGGTAAACAAGAAAAACTAAATAGAGTAGTTAAATTCGCAAAATCAAAAGGTATCTCTTTAAAACCATTTAAGTTTGGTAAGTCAAAAAGTAATTATTATATGGATAAGCAAAATAAATCTATATACGAGGGAACTGCTTCTATCAAAGGCGTATCAACGAAAGCGGGCGATGAACTCTATCTTATAAGTGATAAACCAAATAAAAAATTTACAGACTTATTGATGGATATTTATGATAATTCACAAGTGGTTATAAAAAATATCCTATATTCTCCTAAGGCTCTTTACAATAAGTTTAATGAATCAGAATTAAAGGAAATTGATTTAATTGTGAAAAATGAATCTGATAAAGTGAAAGTCCAAGAGCCCCAAGGGTTTGCAATTACTAGTAAAGACATGATAAATTTGATTTTGTTGAATTATTTCTCTGAATTTGGCTCTCCAAGGAAACTCAAATTGGTTTATGAAAAGTTCCATAAAACATATAAGCCTAAAAATAAGAGATTCGTAGGAAAGAGTCGAAAATATCATGAATGTTTGGAATACGAAGAGTCATTAGGTGACGAAGATTATCCACTAATTACCACTTTACAGAATGAATATCGCCTATTAGGTAGATGCCTAACTACTAATAGTGAAATACCGGCAAATTACGCATTTATTACTAGCCTAGTAATAAGAAGCAATAAAGTAATAGTTGGTTTATATTCAATAAAACATGGACGTGAAGTAAAGGGGTTCATATCTAAAAAGTCATTTAAGCTTAATAGTATCTCGGAGGGAGATTTAATTACAGTCGAGAGGACGTCTATGCGCCCTAAAAATATATTAAAAGATGGGCATTGGCAAAAGAGTAAAACCGACAAAGAATTGTGGATTGACAGTTTAGTACGAAAAGGATAACTAGTAGTGGGAGCTAGTTGTTCGTTGTTTAATGTGCAGATGGAAGCTGCTAAACATTAACCCAAAATAATTTGATTGGAGTTTGCTTCTTCACGTAGTGATAAACTACGTCTTCCAGAAGAGAAGCATTGATAATGAATAATTCATTTGAAGTAATCGTAAAGAATGAATGGTTTAATACCGACAAAGAATTAGTTTCAGTTGTTCATCAGTTAAGAAATTTACGGCAGGCTTTAGTTAAATTTGATTCGCCAGAGGCATATGAGTCGTATTGCAAATGCTATTCTGAAATGAATAGTCTGTTACGACAGGTAATTAAAGAAGAGACACCAAATGTTGTAATGTGTAAAGAATTCAATGGAATTTGTTGGATTCTTGAACTTGATTACTTAGAAGATGGTGATTCGCCGTTAGAATTAGTTAGTTGGCCGACTATCAACGAGCTAAAAGCAGAAGGACTTGATACATTAATAGGTCAAAGGGTCGAAGTATCGCGCTTAGATGATGCATTGGATGAGATTGATCTTGGGGAAGAATTAGCAGATAACATTATGAGTTTGATTGAGGAGTAATTAATGCTGGAAGATATTAAGATTCTAAAAGGAATTTTTGATGATATCCAAAACGAATCATCATCTAATACTAAAATTGGAATTATTAAAGACAATAAAGATAATGACTTGTTTAAGAAGACCTTACAATTCGTCTATGATGATTTTGTCCGCACAGGACTATCCATAAAGACATTGGTCCAGACACCCCATGATACTACAACTATTACCGATTATGTTGGAGAGTATACGTTTGAAGGGTTAATGGAATATGTGAAAGAACATAACACTGGTACATTATCTACAATACATCTTATTCAAGATTTTGCATCAGTATTCCCATCTGATATTGAGGAGTTTCTATATCAAGTGTTTGGAAAAGATTTAAAGGTAGGGATTACTGCAAAATCTATCAATAAGGCACTTGGCAAAGGATTTATTCGAGAATTCAGTGTTCAATTAGCCCATCCTTATCATAAATATATGGATAAGGTACCAGGTAAATCATTTACTTTAACTCAAAAATTAGACGGTCATAGATCTGTATTCATTGTTAAGAATGGCAAGGGGCAATTCTATACTCGTAAAGGGCTGCCAATTAGTGGATTAGAAATACAAACCGCAGAAGCCATGAAGTTAGCAGAGGTATTAGGGAATAACGGTTCTATAGATTATGTTCTTGATGGCGAACTAGTATTATCTAATGATGACAACTTAAAAACGAAAGATTTATTTAGAGCAACTTCACGCACCTTACGCAGCGAAACGGCAGATAAGAGTCGAATTCAATACAATATATTTGACGCTTTACCAACAAAAGAATTTGAACAAGGGAAATCAAAAGATACATTTGAGGTACGTAAAGATTTCTTGTCAATGATCATGGACGCTATCGAATATGATTTTCCCAAATCTTTTAACCATTTACATCTAGTAAAGAATCTTTATAATGGTGCTGATCTTTCTATGATCGGTAAATTACAACACGATTTGGTTGAACCTAATGATTGGGAAGGGCTTATGCTTAATCTTAATGATGAGTATTATATGACTAAGAGAACAACAGGGCTGCTTAAGATTAAAGAATTCTTTGATGCAGATGTCTTCGTTAAAGGTGTTTTTGAGGGGACAGGCCGTCTGAAGGGGACACTCGGTGGAATTATCGTTGATTATAAGGGTTATGATATTCGTGTAGGAACTGGCTTTAAGCAGGATGAACGGGAATACTACTGGAACAATCCTGATGAAATCATTGGAAAAATAGTAGATATATCTTATTTTGAAGAAACACATAATCAGAACAATGACGATATAAGCTTGAGATTTCCCAGCTATGTTGGGCTAAGAGTAGATAAGACCGACAAAAGTGATGTTTCCTACGAGATTTAAATAAATTACGGGATATTTCCTAAATTTTGTGACAACAGAAAGGGAATAGATTAAAATAATAGAGCATTAAGAATTTAACGTCCTTAATGCTTATTATTTTAGCTAAACACAAGTAAATAAAGAATAAAAATAAACAAAATTATATAAAGGGTGTGTTCGAAATAGCTAAAAATAAAGCAGGGACATGGTTTGGTCAGAAAGTTGAAAAGGACGGATTCAAGTTTGATTCAATAAAAGAATATAACTTTTACGAAAATTTTGTTAAGCCATCTGGATTAAAGTTCGAAGTACATAAAGGATTTAAGTTGCATCCTATTATCGAACTACAAAATGGTGATTTAAGACTTAGGTCTAGTATTTATACACCAGACTTTGTTCTTTACAACAAAGACGGTGGAATGAAGCATGTAATTGATATTAAATCAGGATTCACTCAATTCGCCATTGATTCTGCCGCAGCATTAAGATTCAAATTATTTGCGGATAAATACAAAGTCCCTGTTGAAGTTATTGTTCCAAGAGTTCATGACTTTCGAGTGAAGATCATGGGGACTACGAAGAAATTTGATCCACTTATTAGAGAAGATTTGACGTATGACACATCTGAATTAGTAAAGGAAGCTTTTTCGAATTTGAAGGATTGAGTTAATTATGGTTTACAACATTTGGAAAGATCCCGAAGAGGACATGGAAAGAACAGCGATAGATCACTACTTCGATGATTTGGTGGGCAATGGCGTTATGCGTGATTATCATGACCTTATTATCGAAGGACTTATATCACAGGAAGCTATAAAGATTCCACTTATGAAAGAGTTACAAAAATCATACGATGTGGACATGAATAATGTTGGAAATATCAATTACTTTCAACAACAATTCACGGAAAGGATGAAACAATTTGGCTTCAATTTGGGAAAAGACATTTGGTAAACGAAATGCCAAGAAAAACGTTGCCCGAGAATTGTCTGAAAAGATTATTGAATACAAAAATGACTATGGTTACGAAACAATTGCAGAAGCAGTGGTTCAAGTAGGTAATTCATACGAATTTGCTAAAGATATGGATCACGCAGCTCCAATTTATGCAGTATGGAGAAGTGCCAAGGAGCTAAATGTACTTGATATGGCTGTCATGCGAGCTATTACTGAACAGGATAAATATGAAGATGAATCTGATTCTAATGATAATAGTGACGATCATGCAAATCTGGCTTTGGCATGAATTTAGTGATTAGGAGGAATTAACATAGCAAATAGTAATTATGCATTAATTGTTGGAGGAAATTCTTCCAATAGAGAAGAAAATGATTATTACGCAACACCACCAAGAGCAATTGATGATCTATTAAATATGGTTGAGCTTGACGAAAAGATTTGGGAGCCCGCATGTGGTGGAGGACACCTTTCCTCAAGACTAAAAGAACGAGGGTATAGAGTTTACTCTTCCGATTTAATCGATAGAGGATACGAGGGTTTTGATGAGCAATATGACTTTATTAATGGCAAGCCAAAGAAATTTAATGGTGATATTGTTACTAATCCGCCATTCAAATATGCATCAGATTTCATTATCAGAAGCTTAGATTCTATCAAAGATGGTCATAAGGTTTGTATGTTTTTGAAGTTACAGTTTTTAGAAGGACAGACCAGAAAGAAAGAACTCTTTTCCCGTAGGGAACTTAAACATATCTTCGTTTACAGTAAAAGAATTACGACTGCTAAAAACGGTGATTTTGATAAATATAAGAGTACAGCACTTTGCAACGCTTGGTTTGTATGGGAGAAAGGCTATAACGGCTTGCCGAATGTAGATTGGATTTAGTTAATAAAAGGTGGATTTTATTGAAAGATTGGTTAAAGAACAACAAGTATAAAATTATCATTTTACCTGCGGTTTTATTAGTTGGAATCTTTATTGGTACTTGCACTAATAAGACAGTATATGCAGATGAAGACTCACCATTAAAGTCAATTGGTGGTTGGGCGTTTATTTACCGTTCAGGACTAGCTGTAGATAAAGAAACCCATGTTCAATACATTGTAGTAAAGAATGGTGATGGTATCTCTGTTACTCCACGGTTAAACGCAAATGGAAAGCCAATGACAAAATAAATTTTAAGGGGAATTAATTATATGACAGGATTGAAAGCACAAATTAAGAAGTATTTACGTAGTAACGGAATCAACATGATTACTAATGAACAAGGTCGTTCAATTCGTTTAGGTAATGCTAAGACGCAAGACTTACTCAAGGTAGCAGTAAAGCATGGTTTCTAAAACTTTAACTAGAGAGAAGAAAATTAAAAATATTCATACATTAACAGCAACAAATTGTCCTTATTGTCATAAGTCAGATCCAATTTATACCTTTACAGATAATTGGAATTCGACACTCGCTACAAAGCATATTGTGTTGAGTCACTCTTGTATAAATGAGGAAGATGATATTTTTGAAATTTGTCCCGATTATGGGAATAAGGTCGGTGTACTTGTAGAATTTAATTTTTGCCCTATGTGTGGAAGAGATTTGAAGGGGTGGAAGAATGACTAACGAAGAATTTATTGCAGTAGCAAAGGCGAAAGTCTTTGAGAACTATAGGGATAGAATCATAGCTAATTTTGAGACATTTCCTCACTCAGTAAAAATTTTTGTTACATGGTATTCAAAGGTATTACAAAATCACAAAGCATTATTAGGTGTTTCTGATCCAAATGATCAACATTATTACGAGATCACATACAACGGCGATAAGGGTGAATTGTACCTAGACGTATACAACAAAGAAGAGAATGTTTGCATCAAGGTAAATGAGAATGAATAAATGGGAAATATTCATGCAAGGATTTTTCTCAGCGTTTAATTCTTATGCGTTATTTATATCTGTATTTGGCGATTATAGAGTAAAGCTTATCACTGGAGCTGAGTGGGTATTATCTGAACATCCTGGTTGGAAATTTGCTCTAGTATCACTTTTCTTGGTTGGATTAGTTTGTTCAATTTACAGTGTATGGAAAGGGTAGGAAAGACTGAATGAGTAAAGAAAAATGTCCATACTGTCACTATAACCAGCGAAGGGATACTTATTCTATCTATAGCGACGTTGATGGGAAGATAAAAGTATACCCAGATGGATCAATCGAGTGTAGCTACGACGACGATGGTATGCCATCTATGATGGGTGGCGATACAGGAACAATCCATTACTGTCCAATGTGTGGCCGTCGCTTAGATGGAAAAGAGAGCGTAGATTGGAACGATCTATTAGTAAAGATTGGATTCACATTATCATTGCTCATAATTCCTATTAGCATAACTTTAGCAGTTACGGTTAGTCCAAACTTCTTATGTGGAGTTATGTTGGGTATTATTTTGCCAGTCATTTCTATTGTTTGGGTGGATTAGGAGGTTAATAAAATAATGATTTTATCATTCTTAATAACAGTAGGATTCTTTCTATTTACAGTTTTTCTAGCGTGCGCCATGTCTTCAGATATTCCATGGCTAGAAATTCCAGCGGGGATTTTTATATTAGTGATGGTGTTTGGGGCATTGTGGTGGGCTGTTTACACGAGCTTCATAGAATAACGAAAGGTTGATTTAATGGCAGAAAATAAAATTAATAAATTACGAAAGAAATTAAAGAAAACAATTAAAAAATTTAATGAAAGTCAATGTAAGTATGTAGCCGTTGGTAAACACGCAGACAATACAGATATTGTAATGATTATAGATAGTTGGGGCGCAGATTCTCTACGGCATATCTTAACTATTCGTCCTGGTGGGATTTATTCTACAGATAGATCAACATTTAAGATTAATGACAACTTGTTAGAATTTATGACAAATTCCTATGAGTTGGTTAAAAAATTAAACGATACTGAAATCCACAGTGCTAATGTCCCAGACTTGGATGCAAATGACATTCCAACAATTAAAAACCCATTTGGGAACATTGACTCAATTACACAAGGCATTCAAGGGTTTAAGCCTAAGGTAGAGTTATAAGGAGGAACATCAATTTGGCAACAAACAAGCAGTTTAATTATCCAGACAAAGAAATATATGAATTTGTACAAAAAGAATTACGTAAACGTGGTATCACAGCATATTCGATTGGCGAAATTGCATACGAAATGCAACATGAATATTTACCAGATTATGAAATTAGTGATTTCGCCGAACAGTTTAACGAAGTTCTAAAGAAACGAGAAGTACTAAACCTTCTTGCGTTCGCCTTTGAATTGGACAATCTTGCTAATAAAGGCGCATTTAGTGAACCAATTCAAAATATTATTGAAAATGATGCTGGCTTCTGGCAGATTGATGAAATTTTAGCTTCATCCTTGGCACAATTATTCGGCATGCTTGCGATTACGAATTACGGATACCTTGACAAAAATAAAGTAGGAATTGCAAGACGACTTGATGAGGAGGACAGTATTACTGTATTTTCAGACGATATTGTTTCTGCTCTTGCTTCGGCAGTAATTGGCCGCTGTGGTCATGGTTCTAAGCTGGAGCTTGATGATAAGACTGTAGAAGAACCTGTTAATAACAAATTCAGTGAGCTTAAATTCGTGGTAAACGGTAAAGAAGTTAGACCCCAAGGCGATCTACGTTATTTTGCAAAGCCTATTAAGAGTGATCACAAATTCCCTAATTGGGATCTAAATAATTTTGCAAATGATTTAGGAAAAACAATTAATGAATCGCGTGAACTCGCAGATAGATTAGAAGAAGAATTTAATCATGATTATTATGTTAACTTGAAAGTAGGCATGGATGAAGAGTTTGCTTGGCAACTAGCTATTGACCTATTAGATAATCAAATGGAATTAGTCGATGTAATTTTCGTCGATTTGGAATACTTCCTTGATTACGTATATCTCGAAGTTGATCCGCCTAGTGAGTTTGTTGATACAGCGCAAATGATTGCTCAATTCGTATTTGAACACGATCTTTATCCATATCCAGAGGACAGTAACGATTTAGAAGAAGCAGATGACGAAGACGATGAACTCGATATGAGTGAAATGACCAAGGCACTTGCTGCAATTACCCCATTATTCATGGAACACTTCAACTCATTGATAAAGTCTGGATCACTAGACAGTCTAATTGATATATTGAGTGACAAAGAAGATAATCGAAAGGATGATGCTAATGAATAACGAAACACAAGAAAACATTGATATGAAATTGAGCCCAGATAATATTTACGGCTACATTTTTACAACCCAGGGCTATTCAGAAGATCAAGACGACAAACGTAAGAAACCGTTATTCTTCTGGAAAGGATTCCATATGTATCCACTTGTTGTGCAAAATCCAGAAGACTATGATTTTGAAGATCCAGATTTTGATGCAACGGAATTGGAATTCTTGGTTTGTACAGAAGGTGGAGACCAAGATAACTATGAGTATGTTGAAATGAATGCAACAGAACTGCGTGATTTCTTGCGTGCGCATCCAGCATTCCGCATGTTCCCAGCAGCAGACTTATTTGAAGAATTACACGTGATTTAATTATGGCACAATTATTTTTTAAGTATGGAGCTATGAATGCGAGGCAAATCATTGTCCTTGCTGACTACAGCACACAATTACCAAGAACAAGATAAAGATGTTTTGATCATGACCAGCGCCATTGATGATCGCTATGGCGTTGGCAAGGTTTCTAGTCGAGTAGGATTAAGTTGTGAAGCACAACCAATTAAACCAGAAGATAACGTAATTGAATTGATTACAAAGTTATTGAAGTTAGATACAGAAGGAAGAACTGTTTGGCCACACTGCATTTTAATCGACGAAGCTGAATTCTTAACTGCACAGCAAGTTGTTGATTTAGCTAATATTGTTGACACATATAATATTCCAATCATCTGTTATGGTTTACGAACCGATTTTCAATGTAACTTATTTGAAGGATCAAAAACATTGTTTGAAGTGGCCGACAAGTTAGAGGAAATCAAAACAGTATGCCAATGGTGTGACCATAAAGCAACAATGAATTTAAGAATGGTAGATGGCTCCCCGGTCTATGATGGCAACCAAATTCAAATTGGCGACCAGGAATATATTTCGGTTTGCCGCTACCACTACACAAATCCAGTAATTAAAGTAACTAAAAATAAAAAAGAAAAGGAAGTATGATACTATTTTAAACACTAAGAATAACAACGGCGTAAAGATTGCATTAACAGCTATGGGAGCATTAGCACTCGGTCTTGTAGCAACAGGAACAACAGCAAATGCCGACACAACTATTGACAGCAACCACGTGCAAGTAGAAGCGGGTGACACATTATCTGCCATCGCTCAAAAGCACGGAACGGACGTTGATACTCTTGTGCGTGATAATCATATTGCAAACAAACATTTAATTCACGTAGGAGATAAGTTGGTTGTTATGCCTGGTGTAAAGAACACCGATGTAAACGGGCAAGATACCGATAATCATGTAACGAACCCTGTAACTACACCAACTAGCGACCAACAAAATACTACAACTAATAACACACCAGTTAATCAACAAACATCTGTAGCAAGTGGTGTATCAGGTATCTATGCCTCAGGTTCAGAGGCTGAGGCAAAGGCTTGGATTGCACAACGTGAATCTGGTGGTAGTTATACTGCTGCAAATTCGCGGTACTATGGTAAATTTCAGCTTGATGTCTCATACCTTAACGGAGATCTAAGCCCTGAAAATCAAGAAGCTACAGCTGATCGATATGTTGCGCAAAGATACGGTTCGTGGACTGCGGCCAAATTATTTTGGCAACAAAATTCATTCTACTAGTGATTGGTGCTAAATTGAATTTCGTTGTACTTAATTGATTAAGTATGATATTATAATTGTGTAAACAAAAAGAGCTGCGCTACCAACACAGCTCTTTCAGTGTCATCGAGATTTATTAGCGGTGGCAAGTTACTAACGACATTATTTTAATAACGACGCAAGAAACACTGCCAGAGGCGATTTAGGCGGTGTTTTTCTTTTGCATCATTATTGATTTTCGCATCACCTGGTGGGGACTTACAAGTGAGTACGAATCTCTTGAACGCTCTGACAACGTTACTTCCCGCATTAATGCACTGAGTAACGGCATGGAGTAAATAGCTGAAAGCTATAACTATCAAAGTTAAGCCCAGAATAACCCCAATTGTCCAAGCGGCCCAAGGGCAACTTGATTGCAAAAGTCCAATTAAGGACAAACTTTACGGCGCACTCCTTTCTTACAGTTAGAGGGCACCATAAACTTACGCTCATAGTGATCACCAACCTTCCATGGATTCGCGCCACCGCCATTAAATCTTTTTGACTGTTTCATTATATCATAGGTTTATAATAAAACAGTTAGGCTATAGAATAATACTGCCACAGCATTCAAAATAACCCTTGACAAATTTTGGCCCCACTAATTTACAAATGTGATACAACAACATTAAGGAAATCCAAATATGGATTCTTACCTTCCTAAGATGGCTCCACTTTATGTGGGGCTTTTTCTTTTGCTTATTTTTAGTAAAGAAGTGTTATTTGTTCGTAATAACACTTCCTAATTATCGCTATTTTAGCACCTATTTTTATGATAAAATAAAGAGGTGTTATAATTCTATATATCAAAAAATAACACTAGTATTAGGTGGTTTTATGAAACAGTTAGTCTTGCCTATAAAAGACTCTTATGTGTTATCTGAAGTACAAGATACGTTATTAAATAACTTTAAAGCTGGTCTTAGAAATTACACTATTTTCCAAGTCGGAAAGGCAACCTTACTTCGAGTAAGTGACGTACTCAGATTGAAACAGGAAGATGTCTATGATAAATATGGTGAGGTAAAAAGAAACGCATTTATTAAAGATAAGAAAACGGGCAAGCAAAATACATTGTATTTAAAACCTGTTCGTGAGGATTTAGAGAATTATAAAAAATGGTTAGAAGAAAATAATTATTATCAAACTACGCCCTGGCTATTTCCATCAACTACCAGACCAAATAAACACATCGATGAAAGAAGATATTATACGATTATGCATAAAGTTGGAGATCTCTTGGATATTCCATATCTGGGAACACACACCATGAGAAAGACTGGAGCATATCGAGTTTACGTACAGAGTAATTATAATATCGGATTAGTTATGTCATTACTCAACCATTCATCAGAAGAAATGACTTTGAGATATTTGGGGCTGGATCAAGTGTCTCGAGAAAAGCTGTTAGATAAGATTAATTTTGGATAGAGGTTAGAACATGTTATCAGCAAGTATATTAGAATGGATTACCGCAGGACTTATTTGGGTTGAAGTTGCTGTGATTTTAGGATTAGCCAATCATCAAACTGCACGATTTGCTAGAGCACAAATGCCCTTAGGAGTTGTAATCATCGCACTCATCTGTTCCCAGTTATTAATTATTGGAGTCACCTTTATGAAGATGTTTGTTCTAATCGGACAGTTAATATTACTACCAACTTTCTGGCAAGCATTAAAAGAGTTCGAAAAATAGCACTATATAATAGGTAGAAACTCGTTCAAAAATCATGGATATGAAATTCAATTAACCAAAGTATTAGTTTTTATTCCCTCTCAGGCAAAATTTAAATCTAGTTAACGTATAGTTGATCATTTAATTTGCACTGAGAGGGAATAATTATCAGTACATTGTATTCATAATTAAATTTTAGTAGAATGGACTTATGTGAAAGACCCCTCCGATGTCTTTTGCAATTACTAGAAAGTTTTCCACTGACTTTCTAGCACCCCGTAGACATTACTAAAATTAGTAATGTCTTTTTTATTATTCTATTTACGAACATATGTACGCATAATGTACTGAATATACAAACTAACGTTCGATTAAATGTTAAAGGGTGACTATTATGAGCAAAAAGATATACCGTGTTTTAGATGAAAACTCCGGCGCATATATTAGTAAGGTTGCTGGTTTCTTAAGATCAGAAGAATACAACAAAGTTGATTCTGCCTATGTTTATAACAAGCAACAAGCAACTCAAATTGTTAGATTGATGAACGAAACAAGAGATAAAATGCTAAATGGTGATAGCGACATACCAGAAAAGCTTGAAGAAAGTCTTCGAAATCAAACTCTTGCTATTATAGAAATAGAGCTAGAAGATGTAAAATTATCATTAGAAGAGATAGCTATGGCTTTAGAATCAGCAAAAGCAAAGAATATTTCTAAAGAACAAGCATTTAGAAATGCACAATGGGAACGTATTCGTCGTTACCATGACTATTTTGATTATGACAACAGTACACCAAGCCATAAGTATATTTATATGCACGATTTCTTTTAGGGAGATGTTTACAATTGAAAGGACCAATTCTAAATCCTACTAAAAAATTATTACGAAGAGCCAATAAAAAAATAGAGGAAATATATAATCCACGAAAGAAACAAGCTTTATTCGTGTTCACCACTAACCTTGATGGGTATCATCTTACCTATAAAATGAGTTTAGACACTTTCGCTGCCTTGGGTACAGCGATTTCGTACACCATAATAAGCGAAATTCCCGCTAAAGATATCGATAGTAAAGAATATATCCTATTTCTCTTTTCTATTTATAATAAATGGAACAAGTTACCCATGGTTTTTAGAGGCTATACGCCAGAACAGGTTAAATGGTTTATGAAAAAATTTGGAAATAGAATATACAATGAAAAATCTACAGTAGATTGGTGGAAAAACACTTATTAACTACTATATAATAGAGAAAGTTGCTATTATTATTGTAACTGAATTATTCATTTTCTTTGAAGTCCAGGATACTCCCAAGTCCTGGTCTTTTTTTTATAAATATTGATATTGTTGAGGTATACCAACAAGCCTTATAATTAAAAAGTAATATGCGTTAAGGAGCGGTATCAATGGCAAAAAGTAGCACACAAACTTTTTACGGTACCAATAACCGTAAAAACCAGACACATAAGACTCGGCGACAGGTTGTTGAAGAATTTGTTGATGAATGGGTCGATAAAGATAACAATGGAATTATCAAGGAAGATGCTAACCGACAACCGTTTATAGATGATCTATTGAGAAGAGTATGTGGTATTGAACAGCCAACACAATATATCCAATATGAGAAGGATGTTCAAGTTAAAGCTGATGGGGAAGTTACCACTCGGCGGATTGATGGTTACATTCCTTCTACTAAGGTTATGTGGGAAATGAAAGGAAGCAACAAGAAAGACCTTACTAAACCAATCGTTCAATCTGGTGGAGATATGCTTACACCATACGAACAAGCAAAACGTTATGCTAACTTCTTACCACAAAACGAACAGCCACGATGGATTGTTATATCTAACTTTGTAGAAATAGATATTCATGACATGAACAAGCCTTTAGCTGATCCAAAAGTTATTATGCTTAAAGACTTAGCGACTAATTATAAGGCTCTCGACTTCATGGTTGATACTAATCAACAGCAAATTATTGATGAAAAGCAACTGTCGGTTGATGCGGGTAACTTGGTAGCAAAGATTTATGATGAGTTATCTAAAGCCTACTCGCTACATGCTAATATTGATGACCCCAAGATTCAAAGCAGTTTGAATATGTTGATTGTTCGATTAGTATTCCTTCTATACGCTGATGATACAGGTATTTTGGGACAAGAAAACATGTTTCAGAACTTCCTTGAACGACGTGAACCACGTGATATTCGTCCAGCCCTTATTACGCTATTTGAGACGCTTGATAAGGACCCCGAAAAGGGCGAACGTGATGAATTCTTGGACCAGGAATATCTTCAATTTAAGTATGTTAACGGTGGAATGTTTAGTAATGAGAATGTTATTATCCCACAATTTACACAGGAGTTAAAAGACCTTATTGTAAACGAAGCTGGGAAAGGATTTAACTGGTCAAGTATCAGTCCAACCATCTTCGGGGCCGTTTTCGAGAGTACATTAAACTCGAAATTACGTCGTTCTGGTGGTATGCACTACACGTCGATTGAAAACATCCACAAGGTTATTGATCCACTGTTCTTAGACGACTTACGTAATGAGTTTGACAAAATTCAAAACATGCCTAACGTCAACCAACGAGTTGACGCGGCTAGAGAATTCCAAGATAAGATAGCTAAACTTAAATTCCTTGACCCCGCTTGTGGTTCCGGGAATTTCCTTACCGAAACATATTTGTCCTTGCGTAAACTCGAGAATGAATGTCTCAGGATTATTGTTGGTAATAACATGCTATTAAATACTGATAGCGATATTCGAGTTAAAGTCAAAATTCAGAACTATTATGGCATTGAAATTAATGATTTTGCCGTTTCAGTTGCTCGGACAGCAATGTGGATTGCTGAAAGCCAAATGTGGGAACAGTCTCAGGACATTATTTATTCTCAAGACGATTTCCTGCCGCTTGACAGCAACGATTCAATCTATGAGGGTAACGCCTTACGTATGGATTGGACAGATATTGTGAAGCCTTATGAGCTGAACTACATTATGGGGAATCCTCCATTTATCGGCTATTCTTTACAAAGCAAGGCTCAGAAAAAAGAGCAACAAGATATATGTGTAGACAAAAAAGGTAAAAAGTTTAAGGCATCTGGGAAGTTAGACTATGTTTCGAATTGGTTCGTGAAAGCAGCAAAATATATAGACAACTCTACAATTCATGTAGCATTTGTTTCCACTAATTCTATTACTCAGGGGGAACAAGTCACATCTTTATGGGAGCCGCTTATTTGTGACTATAACATAAGAATAAATTTTGCCGTTAGAACATTTAAATGGAATAATGAGGCCAAGAAAAATGCTTTGGTCTACGTAGTAATAATAGGCTTCTCTAATAAATCAAGTGAAAGTAAAGAGAAATTTATATTTGACGGTAGTAGCTCCCTTAATGCTCGAAATATAAACCCTTATCTAATCGATTTCCCTAATATTTTTGTACATACCAGAACTAAGCCTATTTGTAATGTACAAAGTATGATATCTGGAAACCGGCCTGCGGATGGTGGAAATTTAATTATTGAAGCAAAAGACTATAAGGAATTTATCCAAAAAGAACACAAAGCTAAAAAATATATAAAGAGATTTATGATGGGCAATGAATTTATAAAGGGTAAGAAACGTTATTGCTTATGGCTTGTTGACGTAAGCCCTGCTGAATTAAGATCAATGCCTTTAGTAATGAAGAGAGTCGAAAAATGTAGAGAAGACCGAATGAAGGGTGCAGAAGACCGCAAAAAGTTGGGAAGAGAACGTCCGCATCTATTTAGAGAGACAAGAAATCCTAAGAGATATATTGCTATTCCAGTTGTTTCTGGTGGCAATAGGAAGTACATACCAATGGGATATTTGGATGATTCAGTAATTCCCGGAAACAAATTATTCATTATAGAAGATGCATCGCTTTATAGTTTTGGAGTCTTAACTTCCATCGTGCACATGTACTGGGAACATACAGTAGATAGTAAATATGGTCCAAGCTATCAGTATGCTAAGAAACTCGCCTATAATAATTTCCCATGGCCAGAAGTAAACGATGTACAAAAGCAAAAAATCTCAGAAACTGCCCAAGATATTCTTAACGCACGTAAGCTTTATCCAGATAGTTCTCTTGCCGATTTATATGATCCACTGACGATGCCAGTTGAACTCCGCAGAGCTCACGAAGAAAATGATAAAGCTGTTCTTAAAGCATATGGATTGAAGTCAAGCGCAACCGAACAAGAAATTGTGCAGCGGCTATTTGAAATGTATGAAGAATTAACCAAAACGGAGGATTAGTAATTAACCAATGCAAAAATCAACAATAACATTAATTTGGACGATTACAGCTGTAGTATTAATACTTTTCAGCAGCTTCTTCATTCACAAAGAGAATATTGCGCCTGTGATTAATATAATTGGGTGCCTTATCCTAGTAAGAGAATTTACACAAACCTTTGGTAAAGGAAGTAAGAAGGTTATTTTCTGGGGTTATATAGGGATAGCTGCATGTTTGGTAGCTGTTTTCATAGATTTAATTCTACTAGCCTTCTAAACACAACTTTATAAAACATTCATTTTAGAAAATATTTGGCTATGATATAATAACAATGTGCTATTTGTCTCCCTAAGCGTAAATGGCATATTCATAAATAAACAACCCAGGAATCGTTTTGGTTCCTGGGTCTCTTTTTATCTGTATGATATAATACTAAAGCAGGCAAGTTTTAAGGACGGTGGCCGACATCGTTTTGGAGGTGGTTCGCATGAACTTCACCATTAAGAAAGGATTATCGGCACATGAGCGCCTACCAAGCACTTATGTTAATGTTGGCATTTGCGACATTTATTATTGCATTGCCAACCTTTATTTTCACATTTTGTGCATAATAAAAGACCGTCCTCGTATAACTTTGGCGAGTTGCAGGACGATCTTTTACTGATCTGATGTAACATGGCTACCGTCTTTTTAACGGGCCTGCTTTTTGTGCATCTATATTATAGCATGAAAGAGGGGAATTGAGTAGTCGGTGAATACTCAGTGACGTGTTCATGAGTCTTTCGTGTTATAAAAAGAAACTTTGTATAGAGTTTGGCTTTCCTTAATGGGACATAAAATTTTTTACAAAAAGATAGACGAGGGAAGGATAAATCCTGATGATTTTGGTTTATCTAAACATTAGTAACAGAACTGCAGTATTCTGTCGACTCTATATCAATGAAAAAGAGCGAAGAAAGTTATGTGATACCACTTTGTAAAACTCTGGTTTTATAATAATACTGAATAACTAAAATAAGCCCCTCGCTACAGCTGTAGTGGGGAGCTTATTTCATCTGAAATTGTTATGTATTATTCATTATTCTTGTCATCATCTTTATAGTATTCTTGAGTAAGTCTTCTAGGTTTGTTGATATTTGTGTCATCTTTATTATTGGGCTTAACATTTTGTGATTCGGCAGATTGTAAAATTTAAGTTGAACATTTAAGTGGACAGAAAAACCCATCAAGGTCTTTAATGGTGTTACCACACAATCCATTAGAAAGAAGGACCTTGATGAGCACCACTATTTTATCATTCCAGAACCGTGTTGTCATTGAAACGCTTCATAGTGAAGGACGTTCCTTGCGATACATCGCTAACTACTTAGGCTTTAGTAAGACCACCATCTTTAACGAACTTCACCGGCTAAATAGTGAGTACCAGGCTGAGCTAGCGCAAACTGACTTTGAACAAAAGGTTAGTCAACGGGGGCGGAAGTCTTCACTCACTAAAAGCCTTAAGCACTTGATTGAGGAAAAGATTCAAGTCCAGAAGTGGTCCCCTGAACAAGTTGCCCATGTAGTTGGGATTGCCTACAAGACGGTCTATAACTGGATTGATCAAGGATGGCTTGATGTACAGTTACCCGATTTGCCTGATCATGGAATTCGTCGTCATCGTGCTAAAGAAAAGCGTGGTACGTTCAGTCACGGCCGCTCCATTGAGGAGCGTCCTCATAAAGTCGAAACTCGCCAAGAATTCGGCCACTTTGAAGCTGATACCGTACTTTCTGGCAAACGTAAAGGTCAAGCTGTGGCGACTTTTGTGGAGCGTAAGAGTCGCCTGACAATTGTTAAACGGCTCCATGGCCGCGACAGTCAGTCTATGACTCAAGCCGTACTTGAACTAGCTAGTCAACTTCAAGACAAGCTCAAGACGCTGACCGTGGATCATGGGAAAGAGTTCGCTAACTATCAGACAATTGAACGGCAAACTGGTACTCCGGTTTATTTTGCCCATGCTTATTCACCACATGAACGCGGTAGTAATGAGAACCGTAACCGAGTTTTGCGACGATTTATTCCCAAGGGACAAGCTATTGAAGAGCTGAGCGATCGCCAGCTGGTTCAAATCAATTGGTATCTGAATTCCCGGCCACTTAAATGTCTTAACTGGCGCACACCAATCGAGATCTTCCTGCTTAATTTACGTCATTAAATTCGTTCAAGTTATTTCTTGCAATCTGCCAATAATAAACTTTTCCTTTAAATTTCAATAGAAAACGTTTACAATAATAGTGCAATATATTTTTTTATTTAGGTTTTTACTTATTTTACTTACAAAGGAGTGTTTCAAGTGTTTAAGTTTTTGGAACCGTCTCCGGATGCTAAAAAGCTTGTGCCAAAAGACAAAATTGCTAGTGTCTATCGGCGCAAACAAACCGGGGTTATTCTAGCAACCTGTTTTACCTATTTGGCTTACTACATCATTCGGTTGATTTTCACTACCGAACAAAAGCCAGTTATGAAGGAATATGGCTTTGATATTGGTCAAATTGGTTTGATTCTTTCCACCTTCGGGATTGGGTACGGTGTTGCTAAGCTGTTCATGGGTGGTTTGGCAGATAAGTCAAACACACGGACATTCTTAGCATTTGGTTTATATCTTTCTTGTATTTTTAACGCATTTTTAGCATTTACTCGTAACTTCTACGTTATCTTATTCTTAATGCTATTAATCTCAATTACCCAAGCCATGGGTGCACCTGCATGTCAGCGTGAAATTTCACTTTGGTTTGCCAAAAAGCACCGTGGGATTGTCTTTGCTGTTTGGGCTTCAGCACACAACGCCGGGGCATTTGCCTGTGTTGCATGTATTCAAATTGCGACATTCCTCTTCTCTGGTTCACTTCCAGCTGTTTTCTTAACCGCATCTGTAGTATCAGCTATTATTGCAACTCTTATGTTAATTATTAATTCTGAGCGGCCAGAAGCAGCAGGTTTGCCAAACATGGCAGTTTACTCAGGCCACGTTGAACTAGATGAAAACGGTAATTCAACTGCTCAAGAACTTTCTAACAAGACTTTCTGGCAAATCTTAGTTCAAAACATCCTTTGCAATAAGGTTGTTTGGGCGGTTACCTTGACTTCAATGTCAATTTACATTGTTCGTTACGGGATTATGAGTTGGATTCCAAGTTACCTACCAACTAAAGGGTTCAGTGTTGACTGGGCTAAGTGGTTAGTTGGTATCTTCGAACTTTCTGCCGTACCAGGTGTTATTATCCTTGGTGGTATCTCTGACTTGCTTAAGGGTCGTCGTTCACTCGTTTGCTTAATCTGTGTAATCGGATTAATTATTTGCTTAATCACTTATTTCACCAGCACTAGTCATGCGGTTATTGTTACAGTTCTCTTCATCATGGGGAGCTTGATTTACGCACCACTTTCTCTTGTTGGTTTGATGGTTAACGAAGCCGTGCCAAACTACGCGGTTGGTCTTTCAACCGGGTTCATGGGCTTCTTCCAGTACGTCTTTGGTGAAACTGCCGCCACTGCCTTGATTGGTCAATTGGTTAACCACTTTGGCTGGGGCGCATCTTCAGTAACTATTTACATTGCTGCCGCAGTTGCCTTCCTTCTCTTGATTTACCTTGTATTTAAGGAACGTCAAATCTTACGGATGGAAGCTAAGGTTAATGACAAAGATCAAGCTGAAAAAGCAGAAAACTAATTAATATATCTAAATAGAACAACTTACAGTCTCTAAGTGGCCTCTGACAACAGTCAGGGGTCATTTTGATCCCTTATGATATAATGTTAATGATAAACAAGGGGAGAAATTATGGCCGAAAAAAAGACAATCAAACTAGAAGACGTTGCTGAATTAGCTGGGGTATCAAAGACAACGGTGTCACGAGTTTTAAACAATCGTGGTTATTTAAGTGATAAGACAATTAAGAAAGTCCATGATGCAATGGATGAATTGAACTATCGCCCGAATGTGATTGCTCGCCAACTGTTTAAACAAAAAACTAATTTGGTTGCTTTCGTACAATACCCCTTAGGGTTGACACTTGAAATAATAAAAGTGTCAGTCCTAGGGGGTATTTTGTATTGTAAGTTATTCAACTATTGAGAAACTTAAGCTACTTAGTAAGTATCAAGAATCGTATTACGACCTAACGGTCTTCTCCGATTATCACGGCGTGCGGCCAGCGAATATGAGTAAATGGATCAAACAATTCTTAATGGCTGGATTAGCAGGTCTAATTAGGCCTAAGCATAATCGGAAATACTCATTAGAAACAAAGGTAGCCGCTGTCAAAGCTTATCTTTCAAGTGCGTATTCTAACCAGGAACTCCTTCAGCGATACCAAATTAGGAATATTTCTCAACTCCATCAATGGGTTATCAGTTACAATAGTGGCAACCTTACCGTTAATCAGACAACGAGAAAGCGAGCTAGAAGAATGGGACGAAAAGTAACCTTTGATGAAAAGAAGAGTATCGTTCAATGGACGATTGACCATGACAATAACTATAAGGCGGCTGCTGAGAAGTATAACGTTAGTTATCAACGTGTTTATTCTTGGGTACGCAAGTACCAGGAAAACAATGATTGGGCAGCATTGAAGGATAACCGTGGGCGTAACAAGGGTAAAGAACCGACTAATGAATTAGAACGGTTAAGAAAAAAAGTTCGCGAATTAGAGGCCCGAGAGCGTGAACGGGAGGTTCAAATTGCATTTGCAAAAAAATTAGTCGAAATACGCAATCGGGAGGTGGATCGACCGGACGATATCAAGCAATTCAGGAAATGATAGCCGAGGGTTATTCAGTCCGTGAATTAACCAAAGCTGCTGGAGTGTCTAGGCAAGCTTACTACAAGTGGCTTAAACATGATCCAAATGAACGTGAAATCGAGGAATTGGAACTCCTCAAGTTAATTAAGCAGTTAGAAAATGAACACAAACAAAGTGTTGGTTATGACAAAATGACCAGGTTAATTAATTTGAGTCAGCAAGTTCCCTATAAGGTGAACAAGAAACGGATTATTCGTATCATGCGAAAGCATGGTATTAAAGCTGACTATCGTCAGCCCAAACATAAGCGTATTCAGGCTCAACAAACTTATGAAGCTGAAAACATTCTTAAACGACAATTTGATCAAAGCGCAGCTAACCAAGTCTGGGTTACGGATACAACTGAGTTAACGTATGGGATTCGACGCAATAAGGTTCGGCTACACGTAGTATTAGATCTGTATGGGCAATATCCAGTAAGTTGGTTAATTACGCCAACGGAAACGGCCAAAGGTGCAATCAAGGTATTTGAACAAGCCAGAGTCAGTGAAGGAGGATTAGCTCCGTTAATCCATACGGATCGTGGTTCAGCATACATATCAAAAGCATTTAATCAATACTTGGCCATTAATGGCACATGTCATAGTTACTCTGCACCAGGTACTCCAGCCGATAATGCAGTAATAGAACATTGGTGGGCAGATTTTAAGGCAATATGGATAGCTCACCTACCTAAAGCACAGACATTAACAGAATTAGAGCAACAAGTTGAAACAGGCATTACATACTTCACTGAAGAATTTATCTCAGCGAAAAGAAACGACCTTACCGCAGCAGAATATCGCTTTGGCAAGGCCAGCTAATTTTCATTATTTAAAGTGTCAACTTGACAGGGCACAGTACCACATAAATAGATTGTCTTTTATACAGAAAAAGCCCAACGCAAAACACGTAGGACTAATAGATAGAAGAGAGTTTACGATATTCTAACACTCTTATTCTTTGCGGACAATATCATCCCTGATGATTCTTGCACCATATTCCTGCCGTAAATTAAAGAGTTTTTTCTTAGGGAAGGCATGGGTCAGCACGGGAATATCCCATTCCTTTTGAAATGCCATTAACACCTCAATAAAGTCATCATAGCTAAAATCAGAGAAGGGGAGTTGTGCAACAATTGCATTATAAACGCCAGGGTTAAACTTACTATGAGCTTCTACATTGATATTGTATTTCTGACTAAGATCGGTAATAGAGGCCCAAAGGTTAAGTTTTCCATGGGTGTGCTGCTTGAAGTCGGCAATGATCTCATTGCCTTTCCTGATTGCTAATCTAACATCACGGGTTTGATATTTCATAATTAAAACCTCGTTTAATAGGAAAACGCTTATGATAAAATAATAAGGCAGGCAAGTTTCAAGGACGGTGGCCGACGCGTATTTCGGAGGTGGTTCAATGAACTTCACCATTAAGAAAGGGCTGTTGGCACATGAGCGCTTACCAAGCACTTATGCTAATGTTGGCCTTTGCGACCTTCGTGGTTGCATTGCTGACCTTTATTTTCTCATTTTGTTGAAAATAAAAGATCGTCCTGTTAACTTTGGCCAGTTGCGGACGATCTTTTATTGATTCAATGTAACTAGGCCACCGTCTTTTTAACGGGCCTGCTTTTTGTGTATCTATATTATAGCATGAAAGAGGGAAATTGAGTAGTCAGTGAATACTCAGTGATGTGTTCATGAGTCTTTCATGCTATAACCAGTCATTAAAATTTTTGTTTTAATGCGAGGGAAATAACCTAAAACAAAAATTTTAATGACAGGTAGATAAACAAGAAAACAACTATCCCCTATGGTAGTTGTCAATAGTATCAACCACTGCTCATTCATGTTATAATATAGATACACGAAATGCAGGCCCGTTTCAAAGACGGTGACCTGGTTACTTAGAACTAATATCGTCCGTAACCGGCCAAAGTTAGTAGGACGGTTTTTTATTATGCACAGAATGTGAAAATAAAAGTCAGCAAAGCAATTATAAAAGTTGCAAAAGCCAGCATTAACATAAGTGCCTGGTAAGCGCTCATGTGCCGAAAGTCCTTTCATTCACTGCAATATCATCTTATAATTGAGATAGCCACCAACCAGAGAACCACAAGCAGTGCGCTAACAAGCTGTATGGTATCGATGGATATTATCGATCCTTTCTCTGCGAGGGGGACGAACGACATTAGATCCTGCACTACATTATAGTGTGGGGTCTTTTTATATATTAGAAAAGTCCCTTTTGCTATTGGCTCTAGTAAAAGGGACTTAGTGTTGTCGTAACCCTTCTCATATAGGAAGAGTGTGGCTCAAATGGACTACGCGGCCCAATATCTCTTACCACAATTGTATTATACCACGAGAACAGAACTAGTTTCTTTTCGCTTTCTTTTCATTGAGTTAGATTTTTACTCATAAACGCCGTAATAACAGCATCTGTTTCTTTTTATTTTCTTTCGATTACTAAAACTACCAAAAATTATGAAGATTTAGCGTTAATAAATTATAGTTGTTTAGCAGCGATATAACCCTCGTGAATTGCATCATAAATCTGACGAACATACTTTGAGTCTCCAACATTGAAAACTTGCATATTTGTTTCTTCAGTTAAGCGGTCATAAAGTTCATGTTGTGGAATAAATCCTGCCGCAGAAATAAGCATATCAGCAGGAATCATTTTTTGATTTCCAAAACGATCAACTAAAGTTAGCTTCTTATCAGTTAAACTAGTCGGTCTTAACCCTGTTAACACCTTAATATTGGTTTTGCTAATAGCGTATGCATAAGCACGACTACTAGATGATGTTGCTTGATGAGACAAAAAATGATCGGTAACTTCAACAATTGTTACATTCTTACCAGATTTATTTAATTCTAGAGCAGTTTCAGCACCGGTAATACCTCCACCTATAACAACAATATTCTGACCATTTGCTTTTTGACTACCATTAAGATAATCCATTGCTGAAATAATTGAAGCACCATTTTTTGCACCATTAATTTTTAAGTTACGTTCTTTACCACCAATAGCAACTACACAAGCATCAAAATTATCGGCTTTTATATTGTCTACAGTAGCCGTTTCATCAATAACAGATATGTTTTTATTATGAGCAATTTCATGGTGATAATATTTTATTAGGTTATTAATGTTTCGCTTATTATCTGGGACGGCCGCTTCAATCATCGCGCCACCAAGCGCTCTCTTTTCATATAGAGTAACCTTATGTCCGCGCTGAGCAGCGACTAGTGCCGCTTCGCAGCCCCCTGGCCCTGCACCAACAACGGCTACTTTCTTGGCTTCCTTCGCCTTGGTATGATCATCATTTTCGAAATGGTACAAAGATGGATTAACGGCACAGTGAATAACATTATTACTTAATAAGCCACGATCTAAGCATCCGACTAGGCAGTTAATGCAGGGAACTATATCTTCAGGATGACCTTCCTGTGCTTTCTTAGCCCACATTGGATCTGCCAACAGTGAACGACCAAGCGCAACGAAATCTCCGGCTCCCTTTTCGAGCGCATCTTCAGCTTCGATAGGTGTAAAAATATTATGTCCTGCAAAGCAAGGAATGCTTACCGCATCTTGAATAGCTTTGGTTTCTTTATTATTAAATTCATTTGGCATTAAAAATTCACGGTCCGAAGTTGCATGTGTACCACAGATTAGATTAATGTGCGAACACCCTGCTTTTTCAAGTGCTTTTGCTACTTGGATTGTTTCATCTAATGTAATTCCGGCAGGTTCCCAATCTTCTGTAGATAGTTTTACGCCAACTGGAAAGTTAGTCCCGCATTTCTGCTTAATATTTTGAATGATCTCTAAAAGGAATCGCATTCGGTTATGTAATGACCCACCGTACATATCGGTTCTTTGATTATCATGTGGCGAAAGGAAATTAGTTGGTAAGCATCCTGCAGCACCATGAATTTCTAAAATTTGAAAACCGGCCTTTTTACAACGTAAGGCTGCATCACCAAATTTTTCCACTAGGGAATGAATTTCATCAATTGTTAATGCACGCGGTAATTTTGCACCATGTTGATACCAAGGCTCATAAGTTACTGGTGAAGCAGCAACTACGTCCTCGCTTCCAACAAAACCAGCGTCACGACCGGGGTGAGCAATCTGCATTCCAGCTACTGCCCCATTTAGTTTGACAGCATCGGCTAGGCGAGATAATCCAGGAATAAAACGATCATCATCAGCTCGCAACCCGCAAGATGTCATAGCAACAGGAGTAACGTTATCCATAAAAATTAGACCAGCACCGCCCTTAGCTGCTTGTGCATATGCCTTGATTTGATCCTCACTTACAGAACCATCAGGATTACCAAGGTATGTGCCCATAGAATTGCGAACAATCCGATTTTTTATCTCCACGTTACCTATCTTCCCATGCCTAAATAACTTTGGGAAATATTGATTTTTCATCGTATAGTCCTCCTTGTCATTAACTTGTATCCGCTTACCTCTCTATTATGTTATACTTTGAACAAGTATACAATCAGCGGTCTTAGTAAAGAAGTTGCATAAGCAACTATTGATTAAGAAAGGTTGCAAAAATAATGACTGAAGATATTCGAATAATTAAAACAAAAGAGAATATTCAAAATACTTTTATTAATATAATGGCAGAACAAGACTTTGAAAAAATTACTGTAAAAGCAATTACATCTCGTGCACGGATAAATAAAAGCACTTTTTATCGAAATTACGCAGATAAATACGATCTTTTTTATAGTATTATTAGCAATTTATTAAGAGAATACAAAGCTACTCTTTCCCCTGATTTTTTTGAATTAGTAAGCATCGGATCTATTGCCGCAATTGAAAAGGCGATAAATCCAATTATTGATTTTTTTGATCAAAATAAGAGGACCTTATTGATTATTCATTCTTGCCAACTATCATCCATACTTTTTGATGGTATGGTAACGGAACTTCATGACGTTTTAATAAAAAAAACGGATAAAAAAGATTCTCTTGTTAAAAGCTTTTATTGCACTTTAATTGCCAACAACATCCTAACATCCATTAAATGGTGGCATATTTATAATAACCATCGCATGAGCAAAATGGACTTTATAAATGTGGTTACAACAACGATTAATGAAGGAATCGTCTCAAGCATTGATTAGGCACAGTGGCCTGTAAAGCTTATACTTTAAATAATCAAAGTACAGGAGGCATATTTCGCTACGGCAAGCTCGTTTTTCGCTGAGTTCGCTGAGATGGCCTTTTCAGTAAAGTCCGTAATATCCGCTTTAACCTGCTGTTCCACTTCCATTAATGTCTGTGCTTTAGGGATTTGGCCTAGTTACTTTGAACCAATAAAAGATCGTCCGTAACCAGTCAAAGCTTGTAAGGCGGTCTTTTATTATGTATGAAAACGAGGTTCTTTATCATGAAAATTCAAACTCGTAATGTAAAACTAGCAATCAAAAAAGGCAATGAAATTATCGCCGACTATAAGCAGCACTCAAATGGCAAACTCACTCTATGGACATCTATTAACAACCATACTGAGAAATACAATATTACAGCCGAAGCGCAAAGCAAGGTTAAACCTGGTATTACTACCGCGATTGTCGCACAACTTCCCTTCTCCGAATTCAAATACGAGGAATATGTCGAGGTGCTTATATCGTTACAAGAGGAATGGGGTATCCCCGTCCTGACACACGTCTTTCCAAAGGATAAGCTGTACAACCTACGTCAGAAGTATGGTGCTAGAATAATCAGGGATGATATTGTCCGCAAAGAATAAGAGTATTAGAATACCGTAAACTCTCTTCTATTATTAGTCCTACACGATTATGTGTGGGGCTTTTTCTATAAACACAAAAACTTCCCAGCAACATTGTTACTGAGAAGCCAGGTTTATATTATTTCTTTATAAAAGCTTAGTTTTACAAAGTTTAATTTGCAAAATCATCTTTATTGATTCTGTATATGTGATAAGTCTTTTCTACTTCAACTCCTACCCCATATTGAACCATTAAGTTAGTGAGCATTTCACCATCAATAGTCGTAATGTTTAGGTTTTGTGCTGCTTCTTCTGCACCAGTAGTAAATGATGAAGTGGTAATAAATACACCTCGATCAGTGTGCTTAAGCTTAACTGCACCGCTAAATGATGTAATCTCGGGTCTACCAACTGGATTATTTGGCGCATACCTTTTAACTTGCAGATAAACCTTTTGAAGCCCCAGTGCGTCTTGATAAATCACACCGTCAATACCATTGTCATTTGACTTTTGAGTAACGATTGATTGGCCATTTGGCCCCTTATAGCCCATTCTATTTAGTAGTTCAACCATAAGGCCTTCAAAAGCATACGGATTCATTTCAGTTAGTTTTGCAAGTAATTGATCTTTCAACTCGTCTGTCTTCTGACTAAACCAGTCTTGAATCAATTCCTCACTAAATGAATTTAGACTTTCTGAAGCGTCACTATTGGTATTCTTAGCTTTAACTAATTTAGTTTGATGTTGCTTATATAACGGTTCTTCATGGACTACAGCCCTAGTCAAATTCAGCCCATATTTTTTCCAAGCATTTTTTCCAAGTTGAGTTATCTCATATTCTCCTCTTTTAGGTGAATGTAAATAACCTGCAATTTTTAGATCGCTAAGTGCAAAGCCAGCACGATTTTTAGCAACGTTACCCATATATTTTGAGTTGTACTCTTTATTCCTTAACTCATCAGGAAGGTCTAATTCATTTACTGCCGCCGTCTTTAATTCATCAGCTGTCCATAACGGCTTATTCGTAGCGAGCTTCAGAATAATGCCTAAATAAGCATCCCAAGTCGGCATACCATCAGAACTATGTTTTAGTGTAGTATAATCAATCATTTCTTACCCTTATTTGTATTGCACCTACGCCAACCAGAAGTAACTAATTCTTTATAATAATATGTGTATCTGACACTTTAACCTTATTACCAACAAGGTCCGCCAAAGTAATCATCTCGTGCCGAGGTAAGCTTTTGAATTCGAACACTTTAAATCACTTCTTCTCATCATATTTCTCCTATTATTAAGTATAGTCTTAATCAATTCAGTTATACAATAAGAAAAGCTCCTTGCTATGACTTATAGTAGGGAGCTTCTTTACCTATTTGTCCGCTTCATAAAATATCAGTTTTAATTACATGATATCTTTATAAAAGCAGAGTTTTACAAAGAGAAAATCCAGCTAATTCCAGTCATCATCATTATCCTTATCATCGTAATCATTCAGATAATCATGATAATGAGCATAGTCGTCATTATGATGTTGCAAAGCATGTAGTGTTTCAATATCCCACAAGGTATCCGAAACAGAATCATGATCAGATTCATCAGGATTATCGTGTGCTTCATTATGAGACGGGTTACGCATATCCTCTCCACTTAGCCAATAGCATATTCGGAAGAAAAGCCAAAGCATAAAATAGCAGATCAAAAAGCCCCCAACAATATAGAAAAGGAACTCCCAAAGACCTAGGAATGTGATAATAATTGCCGCAATAATCCCAAACACTAACCAACGGTGGTGAAGTATTTCTTTCTGTTTATTATTTAACACGAGACATTACCTCTTCCCGACCTTTAACGCTCATTTTAATTATACCACTGTTATATTTTTTAATTGAGTCGAAACGAGTGACAAAAAAGTCTATCATTATCGGTGTTACTAATAATTGATCATTGCTCATTATCCGGGGCTGTGAATATGTCAATGATATCTGCCTGTAGATTTAACACCTGCCCGAGCTTTTGAATTATTTTGGCCTGTGTTTCAGCTATATCAGAATAAAGACCGGTGATTTGGGATGAAAGCTTTTGTCGCTCTTGTAGAACATTAACGGCTGCCTCAGGAAGACCAAATATAGCCGGGTCTTCAACTTTTTTAATTGCTTGATCCATTTTAGCATCCATTTCAATCAGGCGAGGATCCTTAAGCATTCCTTCATAGTTTTCAACAAGTTGCTTTTGAAAATTTATTTGGTCCCATACATCAACAATTTCTTGTTGCTTTGCATTTACCTTTGCATAGATTTCATTTTTATCCATAATTTAGCCTCCAAAAATTTATATTGTAAAACATCCATTTTATAAAGCCTACTTATATCTTCCCATTACAACGTCTTTAACTTCTTTAAGATAGTCATCAGTATATTCCGGCACCAGAAGCTGTCCGTCGATAGCATCAAGCATAACTTTCTCCTTATCTTTTAACTTCTTATAAACCGTATTATCAATAAAGCCCATATGAGCAACATCGCCCTTGGTCATTAAATAATAATATCTTGTATACTGATTTGATGGTAAACCAAGGCGATTAATACGATCACGGGATTGTAACATGAAGGTCAGATTAAAATTGTATTCAAAGTAAACTGCATCATGTACCGTTTGATGCAGCGATATAGACTCACCCAAAGTGTTAGGATTAGACACTAATACCTGTACATCACCGGTTCGAAAATTATCTATCATTCCTTCGCGGTCTTGCTTAGGCGTTGCACCATATATCAAAGTTGTCTTAATTCCCATACTATTAAGAGTATCGGTAATCTTTTGCATAGTGCCAACAAACATTCCCCAGACAAGAACCTTCTTACCTTGACTGACTAGTTTATCAATTAGATCAATGCCCATTTCAAATTTAGGTGCTTCTATTTTTACCAAATCATACTTTTTATATGCTTCTCCACTACTCATATTTTCTTTTTCAATTGAGGTAGATTGTTTACTCCAAACACCTGAATCAGCGTCAATTAAGCCTAATTCTTTATAGTTAATATTGGTCGCTAATAATTCAGGATTTGTTGAAGCTTGTAATAACCTAATAAAGGTTGCTAATGCACCATTCTCGTTTTCATAAATTGCTTGTGCTAGTACCTCCTGATTCTTAGACGGAGCTACTTCTTTAATAATATCTGGATCAGGCTTAGGAACGTGTAAATCTCGTTTATTGGTACGCCAGAAAAACGGGGATAGTTTTCTGTTCACATCTTCAGGATCAATATTATTTAAAGTGGTTAAATCCCAGGTAAAGAATGAGGAATATTCATCAGGATACATCAAGTGTAAGAAATTATAGATATCCCTAAATCCATTTGGAATAGGGGTCCCAGTAAGCACGTATCGATAATGAGGCGCCTGACTAAGGCTAAGTGCTGCTCTAGCTCTTTGACCACCAACACCCTTAACCCGGTGAACTTCATCAAAGACTAACATTGTTTTAGAATCCAGCAGGTCGTTAATAATATTTAACTTGCTTTGTAAAGACTCATAATTAATTGTGATTACATCAGCTTGAACCCAATCATGTTTAATGGCTCCAGTATTATTATTGTATTTTTTATCTCGCATATTGAGATAATGAAGTTCTCGTTTAGGACCAAAGACTGCCTGAAATTCTGTACGCCAAGCAGCAAATGCGTTCAATGGTGAAATTACTAAAAGCTTATTTACCTCATTAACTTTGGGACTGGATAAATAAGCAAAGGTCCCATACATCATAGCAGTTTTTCCTGCGCCTGGTACTGAAAAATTAGCAGCCCGCTTCATAATTGTCATGAAGAAACTGGCTTTTTCTTGTTCTGGCTTAAGTGGTCGTGTTATTTCCTGACTAACAACTGATTTAAAGTTTTCAAACTCTTTATGCCAGCGAGGATCTCCGTCCTTGATTGTAAGCCCAGCCTGACTTTGCTCTTTAATATAGTATTGGCGCTGTTGAACAAACTGATTGAACTTATTACTAGTCTTCACTTCAGGCAAGCCCTTACGTTGTAAACGTCGGTTAAGCTTCTTTATTAGCTCTAATAATTGAACATATGTTAAGTCACTTTTAAAAGTTCGTTGCTCCGAATTTTCAAAATATGGCGCAAAGATAGCTAATCCCCGCTGAGCTGTTTTACTTTCAAGAGTTTTAGCCTCATCATCTATGAGTTGAAACAAGCCATCATTATTTTTAATTATGATTGGACTATCTGATTTCATCACCATATTTGACGAACAACTCCTTACTTAGTTGGTTCAAGTCACGCATATATCTTTGTAACTCTTTTAACTGATCCTCAGTTACTTCGTTGTAACGTAAACTGCCAATTAACCCACCGTCTTCATTTAGGTCATGGTAGTATTTAACATTCTGCTTAATGTTGCGAATAAACTTATCAACAGATTCACTATTACGAGCATTCCGCATATAGGTATCAAAAGTATCTCCTAAAGCTTCAACTGTCTCGTTTTCATCCGTTAAACTTTGCATCAAGTCTGAAGTATCATGTATTTCATCATCTTGAAGCGAATCTGATAAATCATCAACCATGTCGGCAACGTCATCATTGAAGTCTTCATTATCTACACTATTTACAATATTTTTACTATATTCACGAATATGAGTACGTGCTGTATTACCACTAACTCCGACATGAATTTGATAAAGAATAATCCCAAAATAAGAATTCATGGTTTCATTTTTACGAACTTGTGATTCTGGATCATCACCAAAGTTTTTGGACAACGATTTCCCCATTTCGTAGAAAAGTGACCAAGCTTTACTTTCCTTAATAATATTGAAATTATTTTCCGGAGCACCAATAAACTCCAAAAATTTTTTCATATATACAGCACCATCATAATATTTTTTAACTTCAGTGGGTCGCATATGTGAATCAGCCGCATAATCTGCTTGGGTCATAATTGGATCATCGCCACTGGTGGTCTGGTAGATATCAACAGCCAAATCAACTGGATCATAATCTTGTCGCTCTTCAACACCCATTTGAATAGCTAATTCCAATTTTTTGATTTTAGCTCGCTCAGTAGTGTTGTCATATGAGAATGGCAAAACAACAGCTTCAAAATAAACCGTCTTACCAGTATCTTGATGAATATCGCGTAATGTTGTAAAGCGCCGATTACCATCTACAATTCGTCCATCATCTAATACATAGCCATACACTTGTTGGCCCGCTTCAGTAATAGACTTCTTAGTTCTTTTCAAAGCAGTCGGATTATCCTGCTCAATCAACTTAGCTACAAAGTTATTGTATTGAGGATTGTCCTTTTCGTTTGCTGGCTGCAGTTGACCTTCATATTGTGAAATACCAGTTGCAATCCGGCCATTCTTATCATTGTAGTAAAGGTACTCTAATGGAATCTTGTAGACGTCTAGAGTCTCCGAGCTCACACCATCAACCTTAATTGGTAATTTCGGCTTAGCTCCTGTTTTCTCTAGTTTCCCTTCTTTAGCTAATTCAATCAATGATAACATTCTAGTCCAACTCCCCATTTTCTAATTTATTAATCAAGTCATGTACTTCTTGTTCACTCGTAGCCATACGATAGTAAACCCCTGATTCTCTCAAATGATCAAAATATTTCTGCTGAATAATACGGATTTCATCATCACCAAGTCGCATATTCTCTGCTTTAGTTTCAATTACAAGATATACTGGCTTATTGCCATGCTCGATCTTAAATATAAAATCTGGCGTAGTTGTTCCGTTATCAAAACGTGGAATCTTAATAGCCCTCTTAGGTAGTTTTCCAAATACACTAATCTTGGGGCCATATGATCGTTTCAATATTTTCAGCTCTGGATCAGCACTGTCATATCGCAGTGGTGGCCGATCATACAGGTATTTCTCATCAGAAGACGAATCGGATTGGTAAACACCCAACACACTTGCTGGCACTGAATCAACAAATTCATGTTTCTTCGCATTATAAACTGAAGTAGACGCTGAGAAATCTAATGGCTCGTAGCTGTATGAAGTTTTAATTCTCTCATTAAATTGTTTATTAAAAGTATGAATCAAATTGCCCAATGTTTTTTCATTAATGTACTTCTTATTGTTTTTTAAACGCTTAATCGCCTTAATCATCAGATTATTCAGTAAATTAACTGATAGGTCTGTTTGCTGGGCTAAAATCTTAAGAAACTTACCATATTTCATTGGTGGATAATCAACGCCATAATCACTCTGCGTTTCTTTAAGCGAGGCCGAACTATCATTAACGTCAACCTTTTGATGAATCATTTGAGGACGTTGTAAAACAAAGACCTTATTATCACTATCATTGAAAACATTGCGAGCAACTGTTTCGGCATCTTGATTAACTGATGGAGTAAATTTAATCATCCGACGTTTAGCTAATTGCAACCACAAGTTCTTTAATTGCTGCCAATTTTGCTTGCGTAGCTTAACATTTGTGCTGTCTTTTGAATTTTTATCTCGAACCTTATCCTTAGCAACTTTAGTTTCTTGGACTAATTCTGGATAAAGATGACACAACGCATCATAGCCGGTCATCATTTGACCATCTAATTCAACGTTTTCTTTAAATTTGTTAGAACGAGTAATCACATTATGGGCATCTAAATCATCAAGTAGCTGGTCCTCATCAAACTTAGGATCAGTTTTTTGTTTAGCTTTAACAATCAGCTTGATCATGTCATCAGTTAATTCTTCTTGGTTCAGTTTTATCGGTGAATCATCATTAATTTTACCTACTAACTTTTGAGCAAAATCTCGTTCATCATAACCTATTAAGAAAGATAGACGACTCTGCCACTCATCCTGATTCAAACGGTGACCAGTTTCATCAACTGGAAGCCGTAAACCACGACCAACTTCCTGAATCTTGTTGATTTCTGAGCCAGAAGTCCGCAACTTAGCAATCGTAAAGACATTTGGATTATCCCAACCTTCACGTAGCGTCCACTTAGAAAACAGAAAGCGACGAGTAAGCCAGTTACCGTCTTTATCCTTAAAGCTAAGCAACTTTTCCTTGTTGTTTAAAATATCCTCAACTTCCGCCTGGATATCCGCATCTGAACTGTCACGATCCTTGCTGAAATAACTGGCATAAACGTTCTGGTGTTCCGACTGTAAACTCTTCAAGGTAGCCAGTAAAAAGGAATGATACTCTTTTTCTCGGTCATCAATTGCTAATTCATAGTGATCAATTAATGTCTTCAGCTTTTTAGTTAAAATTTCTTCGAAGTGCTGAGCAAGCCAACCTTTACTATTGTTTTCTGCACGAAAGCTGGAAATACTATCAATGAAGAATAAAGACAAGGTTTTTATCTTAGGTGCATTATCCCCCGAATTTGGACGCAAGAAGTTCTCCTCTTCCGCCTTAAAATGACAATCTAATGCTTGCGAAATAATCTCATCCTGATAATTTTGAGCAAAAGTACCAGGAATCAGCTCCATATCTTTGGACAAAGCTAATCCATTTGATAATTCACGGTCACCGACATAGGTAATATTACCCTCAAAGCCAGTATCGATGTCCGCTAAATTTTCACCGACGTTCATTGAATAATCTTTACCATCTTTAGTCAAGACTAATTCTTTATTTCTATTTTTAAATTGCTTGACTTTGTACAAGTTATTAGCTTGTTCTTCCGGCATATCTGGGTAATAGATATCGATTCCCTTAACTAAACCTTGATTAAAGCTATCGACGGCATCCAAGTTGAACTGAGGTTCACCACGGTAATAATCAATCTTAGTAACCTTGTTTTTGCCACGCCCACTTGTTGTTACCGGGAAAGTAGCCCCAAAGCGGACAATTAACTGAGGCTTCATCTCTTCAATATCTTTATAGAATTTTTTGCCCCGTGGGAAACGCTGCGGTTCATCAATAATCACCACTGGCCGCGTGGCAGCAATAGCTTGAAGTGGTTCGGTTTCTCCACCCAAGAGTGTTTGATCAAAAATGTATGGTTTTTTCCTACGTGGCATCATATACATAGAATGGAGCATTCCTTGGTTAATCAGCAAAACTTCAATTTGGTTAGCATTCTGCCTAGTTGCTTCCACAAATTCAGAAAGCTGAGCTGGGAAGTTACGGCGTCCGGAGCGCGCACTAAAATCACCCGCGTTAATAACGTTTAATTGCACTCGGGTATTTTCATAAAATTCACTAAAGTGCTGCTTAGCATAATCACTACTGATAAAACTGCGGGTACCTTCCTTAATACTTGGACTTGGCACCGCAATCACGAACTTGAATAAGCCATACTTTTGGTGAAGGTCATACATCATCCGGGTGTAAACATAAGTCTTCCCAGTCCCCGTTTCCATCTTAATGTCAATGTTAGCTTTATCGTTATAACGGTATCTAATCAATGGATTGGCATAGATGTAATTAGCATTTGGGTCATTGGACATGGTGTCCATACCAGGAAATGCTTTATCAATGGCAGCTAAGGCATCTGTTTGGTGTTGTAAAGTTTCTAGTTTAATCTTCATGGTTTAGTACCTCTTGATTAAAGTTACTTTACTGTCTAGCTGTTTTAAGCCATTTTCCAGTTCACGCAGTTCTGCCACGTTAAAGGAGTAGCCAAAAATAACCACACTTTGGATTTCTAATTGACGAGTACCAAGTTGGTTGAGTAATTCTTTAGTTTGGCTTGCTCCCCAACCTTCATTAACCAAGTAAAGTCGATTATCTTCAACTTTATGCGCGGTGTAGTTATCAAACTTAACTTCTTCAACATCAGCATCAAATGGATAACCATCCTTAGCTAACCATGTAGTCAGAATAGTTTCTTCACCTGTGGCATCCCCATCTATTTTTAGGCTTTCACTAGAAAAGCCATCGACCATATTGGTAAACAAGTCAGTGTTGTTTGGATTAAAGTCTTCAATATCTTCCAAGGTTTGCTTAACTGGTTTGACAACTCGATAGTGCTTAAAGCTGCCGTCAAAGTCTTCAGGCAAAGTTAGTTCATTATCTTCACGAATCTTTTTAGCAGCACGACGAATACGTTCACGAGAGATTTCGTCGATGGATTTAAAACCAGCATCATATGCTGCTTTGCCACCTGTAGTAGGTATCTTTTGGCCCCTTTTATCTAAAATGGTTTTTCCCGTATCTTTATCAACTTTGTAAGTCTTTTCTGGTAACTGAACCATAATAAACTTACGATGTCCACCATCCTCAGCATTAAGTTGCATTACTGCATCTGCTGTAGTACCTGAGCCTGCAAAAAAATCAAAAACCGTAATATTTTTACTGCTAAACAACGTTAAAAATAATTTGATTAAATCAGTACTCTTTGGTGAAGAAAATACCTCACGGTTATCAAAAAGTAATTTGAGTTTTTGTTTGGCCTTTGTGGTAGTTAGATCTAGATGATAATCAGTAGGCTTATTGTTAATAATTGCTTGATACTTTAAATTGGTTACGATACTTTTTAATCTTTTCGTTGTACTAAAATTTTTTTCAAAAATTTTAGTATCTGTAAACTGTAACGAATTAGTTTCAAAAAGTTCCATAAATTTATCTATAGAGTACGTATTTTCTACAAATTTATTATTTCTTTCTGAAATATATCGAATATATCCTTCACCAATTAATTCATTATCAATATCGAGTATGTCCTTCTCTTTTCTAAAATGAATTTTCTGTTTTTCGGGCTGATAGTAAACGCTGTAATGTTTTTTAGAACTGTAGTTAGTAACTACATCATTAAATTTATTTTCCCCTACCAGAACGCGTTTTCCGCTATTATGAACGAAATTACCATTCTCATCTTTAATCATTTCTGTAGATCTTTTCGGTATGTTTTCAATAAATTTAGCTTCATTAATTTTTTTAGCGTATAAGATGGCAAACTCACTGCTAACGGAAATAAACTTAGAGTTTTTTCTGCCTTTAGGATTATTTTCGACTGATAAATTTCCAATAAAATTATCCTCACCAAACACTTCATCCATTAATAATTTTAAATTGGCTTGTTCATTATCATCTATAGAGACAAACATCACGCCTTCATCAGTTAGTAGCCTTTTTGCCAAAGTTAACCTTGGATACATAAATGTCATCCATGCAGAATGACTAGACCTTCCTTGAATACTTTTTAGTCGTGATAGTTGATCATCGTTAAGTTCAAACATTTCTTTTAACTTATCATCAGAGTATTCAAAATTATCTGGATAAACAAAATCATCTTTACCAGTGTTATATGGAGGATCAATATAGATCACATCAACCTTATTTGTATATGCAGTTTGTAAATGTCGTAATACTTCGAGATTATCACCAGTAAAGAACAGGTTATTACTGTCCTTCCCTTCACCCTTATTTTGTTTCTCATCAGGGACAATCACCGTTGTCGGCATCTCACCTGCTTGACGCCGCGCATAATCTTTACCAATGAAATCTAGCTGATAACCTTCACTAAGTTCATTGCTGTTCTTTTCTTCTAGTTGCTCCTTGAACTTTTCCAAATCGAAGAAGCCATTTTTATTAAAGAACTCTGGCAATTTATCTTTCAATTCATTTAAAAAGGCTGTGTTCGGCTGTACGGATTCATTATATTTTTCAGCATCTGTCTTCATACATTTTCTCCTTTAATTTGTACTATATCAATAATTACCGCTTTCTAGGATCTTTAATACCAGTAATAGCTTCCATTCCTTCAGTGGTAACTATCCATTGTTTGCCAAATTTACGTATGCTACCTTCAGGGAATTTCAGAGGATTACTCTTATAAGTCCTTCTTACATAATTTTCAGCATGACCCCAAATTCTAGATGCATCTCCAGCATCCATAATATTTGGATCATTAAGGTTAATTTTCATTAAATCACCCCTTAAAGTGCTCACAATATCATGATAGTACCGTATAGTACATATAACAATAGCAAAAAGGATAATAAATAAATAAACTCCCACCCATCTTCTAAGTGAGAGTCTCCTTGTAAAATACTCGTTTTACTTATTTTTTCTCGGATCTTTCATACCCGTTATTGCTTCCATTCCTTTAGTGGTAACAACCCATGCTTGACCAAATTTACGGATTGAACCGCTTGGAAATTTATCTGGATTTTGCTTATAGTATGTTCTTACATACCCATTATTTTTACCCCATATCTTGGCTGCCTCTTTGGCATCCATAATATCTGGGGTATCTAAATTTATATCTTCCATATATTTTCTCCAAATTATTTAATAATTCAATTATATGTTTAACACGATATCGTGTAAATATAAAAAAAGAGAAATACTGACTGAAAAGTAGTCAGTATTTCTATAAAGAACAAAAAGTTATACAGAAAGTGTGCAAAATAATTATGCCGCCTGCTCCATTCTAGTCAACTTAGTTCTCATCATTGCGGCTGCATGGCAATAAATTTCATAACAAGGATCATCTTTTTCAAAGATTAATGCTTCGTTTAAATTTGGTGTCAAATATACTTCATTAACCTCAACGTTAGAAGTTTTCATACCAAATCTACTCGTTAAGTGCTTACCATCAACTCCACATACATATAACTGTCCTACTTTGATTAAATAAAATGTCTCTTTTATAAGGATCACCGTTCCTCTCTTGGGGTATCTAAATAGTCCCACAATAGCTGTTTTACAAATGGTGGAGCCGCATTAAAGTTAATTGCCGGTCGAATTAGCACATCTTTATTATCGCAAATACTAACCTCGACCTGTCCTCCAGCCATTTGTTCTAATCGTTGTTTAAATTCAGTTGCTAACAATTAACAAACTCCTAACTCATTTCCTTGACTAGAAAGCCAGTCGCAACAATAATTGGGACAATAATAAATAGGCTAATACCACCATAAGCAACAGTAGATACGCCTAAGAACGCTAAAATTAATAAAAATGAAATAATTGCTGTGTAACTCATGTTATGCCACCGCCCAATTAAATGTTTTTGCTTTTGACCACAAACAATCTAGCTTTCCCCACATCATTTGTTTGTAGTGTTTAGTAGAGTTAATTCCACAAAGATAATCTTTCGCGTCTTGAAACGAATCAAAAAGCTCGTATTCACAACACATAGTAGATAAGTTTTCTATGAAATGATAGAGCTCTAATGGATTCTCTGTATTTACCACGTCCCAATAATCTCTTTTAAGGTACGATGGACTTTCTGAAGTGGGCTGGACTAAAATAATTTTCATTTATAATCTACCTACCGTCTTACTACTTCGCCATCTACAATAATCTTGTAATGGTCCTCGTCAGTATATAAGCGAATAATCCCATCAGACATTTCTAGACGGACACCATTCATATTAACGATACTGCTGCCACATGAATGGTATTGATTTAAGTTTTTGCCAGTACCCATGTTAATTGAAATTGCTTCTTGATCTAATACGTTTTTGATTTTTCTAAATAAGTTTTTCAAATATATTTCTCCTCTTAAAATATCCGTTTTATCTAGTAGACAGCTCCATCATAAAAATTGAATGACGGCTTATTAAAGTCATAATTTTCTAATTCAGATAGCTTAATAAAGTTGTCACCAACACCATAAGTCATAAGGTTAATTGGCTTACCCCAGTCTTCATCTGGAATTACAATCAAATTATACTTACCTAATGCACGTGCCATTCCTAATTCGACACCCATTCCCACATCTTCTTCTTCGGGAATATAGATAGCTAAGATAACGTCTGACGTTTGAACACCTACACGATCACCATTATAAGTAGCCGTACTCCATTCACGATCTTCTAGTAATTCTGGATGTTCATCAACACGTAATCCCTTGTATTGATGTTGAAGTGGAACATAGCTGTTCGGCACATCGACTGTTGGATTATTTTCAATGGCTTTCATGGCTTCTGAATATGCTTTGTTTTGCTTTTCAGTAAACCAACCTGCGCAAAAATATACTGTCTTACTCTTAATCATTCTTTTATTCCTCCACATTCATAAATAATATGTATCATTCTTAACCGCCAAAAAGAGTACCAATCGCACACAATTCCCAGAAGCACGCCCATAAGAGAGTCCCTCCAGAAACATCTTTTTGCTGCCAAATATAAATAGACATCATAATTGGAATAGCTAAGCTTGCTACGCCTTTTACAATAAATGTTCCCATTTATTTACCATTTCCTTCTTGAATTAACTAACACCAGCAAACAAAATATTGCTGCGGTGATAACTACCAATACTTCATTCTTCATACCTTAGTCCCGCTTTAATAGATTGCTCAATGCCGTAATTACTTAAATCTAACTTACATACTCGCTTATGTTTACCACATTTACTACACTGATAGATTTCTGACATATTACTTCCGTCCCAGTATGGATAATAAATATCATCTAACCATTTATAATCGTGTCTACAAAATAATTGTTTAAGCTGCATTTTTCTTAGCCTTTATAAATTTATCCTGAGTCGCTGACTCTTCATATATTGTTTCATCATACTCAAATTTATTTCCATACACTTCAATATTCCCGACAACTTTTTCTGCTTCAGATAAGTATCGGTTGTATCTATTAAGCTGATATCTGCGGATACGAATTGTGTCATGATCAAACCAATAACGCTCATCATTATTAGTTGCTTCTGCCTCCTTGTCAGCATAGCTTAGCGCTAATTCATATGAATCAGTTACCCCAACCACATATTCTGCATAATCGCTATACCAACCACTAGCGTGAATTACTACATAAATGTCTTTTGTTTTCATTTATTCTCCTTATAAAACTGGCATTTTACTTAAAATGGCATGAAAGACATAATGCCATAAATACCCAAAATAATAGGCGTAGACAGCATTACAACACTTTCCGCATTACTCTTTACATGATTTTCTGATCCGTTATCAACTATTCTTATGGTGAGGTACATCGTTACTTCAATTACTAGTGTTGCAATAATTGGAATTAAGAAATGCTTTATCATCAATATTCGCCTTTTCACTTTTCAAAAAATGCAATACTCTTACCAATATGAATAGCACTTAAACCCGGTTTGGAAAACCATAATGTATGAAGCGCTGTGATCTGACTAGTCAATATCGTGATTAACCAGCTAATAATTTTGTTATATTCATCCTGGGTTAGATCAAAGAATGTGTCATCGTACATTCCTTCTACGCGAATGAATTGACCATATCGCTTATTTCTCCTTACTCTCAACGAATCAGTTTTAACCTCACGTTTTGCATACCAGTAAAGCGTATAGTCACCATCCTCCAACGAGAAGCATGGAATTCCGTATGTATCTAATAGCCGCTCATCGTCTAGGGCTGAATAGTGAGTTATCTTAAATGACGGTTTTACTACATGATTATCAATAGCAAGGAATTCTCTATCCGTAGCTTCAATAGAATAATCATCAAACCAACTTATTAACCGTGGATAAGCTCTATAACCTGTGATTTTCGTATAAATTAGTGTGTTCGTGTTTTTAAGGATTTCACCTTCTGCTGACTGTTGTATCCCACGAAAAACTTTATAAAAATTTCGAGTCATTGGTGCAACTATTCTTGTGGCTCTTTTCAATATACTGACTTGTTCTTCTGAGATGGGTGAAGCCTCATGTTCTCTAAGCACTTGTTCGGAAAGAATCTGTAATTCCTCTAGAATAGAATTGACATGTTCGAAATTTCTATATAAATCCTTATTTTCTCTTACATCGTCAATAACAGTTTTTAGGGTCTGAAGTCTTGGGTCGTCGAATTCAATTATTGCCTTACTCATTAAAACTCACCGTTCTATCCTTATCTAAGTACACCAAACGAGGCTTAACAGAAATATCAGTCGCTCCTTCATCGCGTTGTTTCAAAACAAAAGCCCAAGCGTCTATTTCTTCTGAAAAGACATCGGTTTCACGTAATGAACCATAGTCGTCATGAGTTGTGTACTCAGCAATGTAAACACGTTGCATATCTTGTTTGGGCTTTTTATGTTTCTCATTGTAACGATCAATGACCAATTTTATCGCTTCAACTTGTTCTGAACTAAGTACCAATACATTTGTATCTGCTAAGCCTCCAAATGTACTGTGAGTAGCAATGGTTCTAACTTCGTTTCGCTCTTTATCAAAATACATCTTTAACCCTCCGCAATCTTTTGTTTAGCCTCAGAAATAACCTGCATACTTCCATCCAGTGTTTTCCTGATTTCATTGAATTCTTTCAATAACTGTTCCCAAGCCACATCAGCAAAACGGTGATTAACATGAGGACTCTTCATTCGTTCACAGTAATCCATCATCGCTTGAATATTGTCGTAGATTTTGCCGGCAGTTCGAACTTTCTTCTGCTTTACTAACAAATCTAATGCTTCATTAATAGCCGATTTAACTTCTGGATTAGTATTCACCTTGAATCCATTATCATCATGCTCATTCTCTGAATAAACAGTAATAACTTGCTTTTGGCGTGTATCAATGACAAACACAATATCGTGTAGTCGATACTTTTCACGATTATTATTCTGTTTCTCAACAAATTCACCTTGAGATAATAAACGACTCATCCAACCATCAAATTCAGTTTTAGTGATATTGAATCGTGTTAAGATTCGTTCTTTAGCATGTTCTGTTACTTTATAAAGCGGAAAGTTCTTGACTCCCATCTAAAATCCTCCATTATTACATTCTCATTATGTTATTCAACATCATTGGCGTTGTTGTAATACTGTTTAAGTCATCAAGTTTGCAAGTAAATGATCCATCATTCCCAAAGTCAATCATGCATACTCCCTTAATTGGTTCGGTAATATTCTCAACTTTACCCGGAAATGACATAAGTGCTTGATGTTTCAAGCTAATTGTTGTTAGCCAGGCAATGCTTCCTGTTGGTACTGGTCTCCCTCGAAATGTCTTCATTAATTCTCCGCCTTTACTGGTTCAATAATTACTCTATCCCAGTCAATCGCTAAATCTTTTCGTTTCTTAAATTCATTGATTTCGACTTGTGTGAAGTGAGTTTGGACCTCGCTAGTTTCTTCAGGGGTATTAAGAAAAAATGCTTCACTCTGAAGGACATTTAAGTATCCTCTTCGATTAGGAAAAACTTGTACAGTATATTTTTGATTACTCAAAATTTGTCCACGAACTTTATAGAGCCAACTTAATGCGTCCTCAACAAGGATAGTCGGAGTCCCCTCATGCACATCCATGACAGCCTCTAATTGATTAATTTGGTCGTCAATTAATTTCGTATACATTACTCTTCCACCTCAATTGGCTTGATAGCTTTAACCCAGTCGGGTGCACTTAGAATATCTTTACCATAAACATATTGCATATTACCGATTGCTTTTGCGTCTTCAGTTTCTAGGCTCGTCACCCAAGTATCGTTCACTCTAAAGGCATATAACGTTTGATGAGGAAGCCCAGCCTTTACTGTTCCCTCCATTGGTAAAATATACTTTTTATCTGGATCGATCTTGGAAGATTCTAACTTGTCCTCTTCATCTCTTAAATGAATTTTGATTCTTAAACCATACTCATCTTCGGGGTCATAAATGTCTACTCTATAACCGTATTTACGCAATGCTTCCGCTAACCTCTTAATATGATATACTCGAACCATATTGCAGGTAGTACACCACTTGTCTTCATATTCCTTAGTATATTCGAACAATATCAAACTATCTTGTTCGTCATTAAGGGCTTTATCGATTGCAACAAACGCGTTGTTTAGCTCTTTAGGCAGTGCTTCTTCTTCAATTTGTTGTAATCGCCCCGCCGCTTCTTCGGCAGTAATTATATTCTTCTGATATTTGTCTTTTAACTCAAATTCTTTTAACTGATTTCTTATATCATCATAATCTGCCTCTAACCTATGAATAATAGGCCAAAGAGACTTAACTTCATTGTTTGTAAATAATCCCATTAAGCTACCTCCTGTAATTCATCACTCCAACAATAAGGGCAAACATTTAATTCATCAGTATCTTCGACAAAGAACCGTTCGCCACAATCAAGACAAATACGAATCATTTAAATCTCCTAACTATAATAAAGTTACAAATAATTCCGATAAACATGGCAATCAAATAAATCCAAACAGTTATTTTTGATACTAATGCAAAGTTATTTATAGTAGCTGCTATCCATGATGCAATAATTAGCCCTGCAACCATAACACTTACTCCATAGCAAAAGCCGGAGAGAAAACTTAACTTATTCAAACTTACTCCTCCACACGAATTGACTTCTTCTTGTTTTCTTTTCGCAAAATATACTTTTGAAAGATCCATTTGTAATGATCTTTAACGTCAGCGAAATTTATTTCATCCATTTTGCATGAGAAATCTTCATATGACATGACTCCCCATTTCCATTTTGTAAGGCTTACATTAGCGGGATAAGAGAGAATGTAGAAAAGCAATACAATCAACTCATAAAAAGCAATTCCAAGTAATCTAAGCAATGCTAATATTGGATAGCATATAGCCAAGGTTAAATTTGCATATGCGAGAATAACTCCTTCTAATACCTTTTTAGACATTAGCTATTACTTGTCCTCTACTGGTTCAATCTTCACGTTGTCCCAATTAATAGCGGCAAAGAATGGATTGTCTTTCATTTCATCAATTTGCGATTGTGTAAAATGGGTTTGATAATCTCCCACATTATTATTCGGTAATAAGCACCATACCTGTTCACGTCTGTTTAGATTTAAATACCCGTTGCTCTGAGGTAATACTTGAACAGTATATTTAATATTATTTTCTGCTAATTTAATGCGTTTATGCAGACTATCTCTATACATTGCCATACCAACCATTTGATTAGCCAACAACATTTGATTAATGGTTGAAATGCTTAAGAAATCATCACTATCAACGAATTCTTGTAGTTTTTTCATCTTATTTTCTAATTCAAATAATTCAACATTTAATTTTTCAGCATTGATCTCTTTATTGGTCATTAGCCTTCTACCTCCACTGGTTCAATCGCCTTTACCCATTCTGGTGCTTCTTCTAAATCTTTTGCGGTGACCACACGTTCATCCATAATTCCCCCAGCACCAAAAACATGACAAATAGTCCAAATACCACGCCTGTTCTTATACGCATAGCCTTGAGTAGTTTCTCCAGGACATCCATGTTCTTCTGTACCTTCCATAGGTAAAATGTATTTTTTATTAGGGTCAATAAGCGATTCAGAATCCCAAGATATTGTTACCTTCATTCTTTCATCATCTGGATCACTATTAACTGCGCCTAGGGTTACCGCATACTCATCTTTCATAACCAATTGATTAAATACATAATCAGCCTCTTCAAATCCATCGATAATTTGTTCTGTTTCAAAACGGCCTAGTGATACATTAGCGTGAATAGCACCATATACCCTTTTTAATGTCTCTTTATAAGCATTCTCTTTCTGTTTTGTTGCTCGTAAATTCGCTTCTTTTGCAGTAATTCGATTAAGTGGATCATGCACTATAGTTTCCATTAAGCCGTCTCCTTAGCTTCAGCATCATATTCGCCTTCATGGTCAGTAAGCTGTAAATTAGCTAAAGACTCAATTAGTTCTAAGTGCTTAGCGTTATCAATAGAACCAACTTCTAACAACTTATCGTAAATTTGACGTAAGACGGTCTTTCTATCATCAAGATTTTCCATGAAGTCATACTTGTCTCCATCAATAACCAATAATGGAGACTTGTCGTAGGTATGTTTCCAATCTTCGTAATACTCAAGTAAAGTTTTGTAGTAATTGACTAAAGATGGATCATTTTCAATTTGTTCATATTCACGGCCACGCTTTTTAATTCGCTTAAGCATAGTCTCATACGAAACATTAATCATAACCATTAAATCAGGAGCCTTTTTCCCAGGACTAAATTTAGGATATTCTTCCATCATATTGTCTAGAAGTTGTTTATAGATGTCATATTCTTCCTGTGTCGTATTGCCCATATCTGCGTTCATACGCATAAAAATGGCGTCTTCGAAGATTGACCTATCCAGGACGTTATTATTGTTTTGCATTGCTTTTTTAATGAGATCGAAACGTCTATTTACAAAAAACACCTGTAATACGAACGCAAATGGGTTTGTCGCTTTCATATCCCCTTCCGCTCTCTTCTTTGCCACATCCTCATTTCCCTGATAGAACAATTTCAGCACTGGATTGTCCGTTACTGGTTCATAAAATGGTTCTGTTCCTAATTGTTCTGCTAAAATCTTGGTCATCGAGCTTTTGCCGCTCCCAATGATTCCTGACATCGTAATCAATATAGTACTCAATCCTTTCTTACTTAATCACTTATCATTTCATTTTCAATTAATTCTCGGACATATTTTGAGATAATCTTATTTAATCGTTTGCGCGCCTTCTTCGCATCAAACAATTTCGGTGCATTGCTGCCTTCTTCTTCAATGACATCATTCCACAACGCATTGGCTAGTGGTCTAGCAATATCACCAAAATGTTCAAAATCAATTACATCTGGTAAAAGATTTTCATCTTTAAACTTTTCAATCATTTTGGTAATGCGAGCTTCCGTAACTGTCTCATCAATGAACTTCTCACTTTCGGTCTGAGATGGCTGTGGTTTCTTTTGCTTTCGAGTTTCTTTAAACTTATCAGACACTACCTTTGCGCGAACGCCATCACATTCGATAACTATTCCTTCGCCATGATCTGGTTCCTTTGTAATCATTGATCTTCCAACCATCGCATTAATGTCTTCTTTGGTTAAAGTGTAGTTTGCCATACTAACTACATTCGGCTGTCTTAACCCTACTCGATCGGCAAAAGCAGTACGTTCAAAGAAATTATATTCATGACCGAATAGATCATCATAAAAACTAAAGAAATACCAATGGTTGTACATTTTTTGTTGATATTCAACTCGATGAGATACCAGCCATTCCCCATAGAGATAGTCATGTGCCTCGTCAATATTCTTATAGAATTCCATTAACTTTGGAATTAAGACCTCTTGTGCGTATTCGTAAAAGCCTCGCAAAGTATTGTCCTCACTAAGTCTTTGACGATGTGAATAAATTGCAAAGTCAATTTTTCCGTCCCTTTTAAGAACCTCTATACAACTATTAGCACCATCAATCTTTTCAGTAGCAACATAGTAGTTACCTGCTTTATTCTGTTCTAAAAGACTGGCTACTCCTTCATGCTTCGAGTTTGCCTCTTCTTGCTCTAAACGGTAAATCTTAGGAAATTTACGATAAGTTAATTCCACGGCCATCTTTCCTCCTCTTAAATTTTTGTATACAAAAAGCGTCACCAGATTCTAACTAATCTCGCAAAGTGACGCTTTATTTGTATGTCTCGTTATAAATACGTAATAAAGAATTTCGCTAATAATAGCTATGAGGTAGATGGGAATCGAACCCATATCCTAGCATGATCTACCAATTGAACTACTACCTCCGTTGATTTAGTATACATTCATCAACGTCCCAAAGATCTTATCTCGGCTTCAATTTATCGGAAGTGGAACCTTAGACGCTACGTTTCCTATTTATAGACGGATACACGTCTTCTTCGTTATCATCCACTCTGCCGTACACCTTCATTGTGTATGATTGAGCTACTCTAGCACATAATGTGACGATCAATCACGTGCCGGAGGCTGGACTCGAACCAACAACCTGATGATATTCCGAATATGGAGTAGACGGGAGTCGAACCCGTGTCCAACCAAATCAGTTTCCAAATACATTTTAGACTTATTAGGATTATGTACTTAACTCTTAAGCTTAGACAGTCACACAATCATTTTCCAAAGGCTACCTAAACCGATCTAGTTTTATTACTTCATCACAACCAAACTAGCAAACGGCGGACAAAGACCAGAGGGGTGAAATATGATAGCTAATATCCTTATCTGGTATCAAAATATTAACCAAGTGCCTATAAGCTAGGCAGCTAAAGCTGTAACTCTATGGTTATTTGCTTTTATATTTAAATGAAAGTATTTCGGCGTTATCTTCCGTAAGTCGTATTTAGGGCTTTATTTGACTGTCGAATCCATAAACTACCCCAGAATAGAGCTTTAAATCATAGCTCCAAATAATAATTCAAATCGACTTCTTAATGAAGTCTATAACACGTACAGGATTCGAACCCATATCTCCACATTACCATAGTGGTGCTTCCCCATTTAAACTAACGTGTTACTTATATATCAAAATATTTCTTGTGGTGGAACCCCTAACAGCTTTTGCCTTATTCCACATTTGTTCCTACTAGCTTCATAGGATGGGCATAGTCCTTATCCCTGCTAAGGGGCGCTGTCGTTACTCGCTGAATGTTTTGATATGTTCTTGTTAAGGGAGACCCATTTCGAGACCTTAACATCGCTAACTTAGAAATCTCCTTTGTTCCTAATGCTAAAGACCGCGGGTGTTTCGGAACTCAGCGAAATTTCACTATTAACTGGTGATCAACCCCACTCACGGATTCCGCACATGCCTACGCTCCGTCAGCGAATATTGTACCTGTCTTTTATAAAATCCTGATTTTAAAAACAGGATGGACCTTGCAGGACTCGAACCTACGACCGAGCGGTTATGAGCCGCCTGCTCTACCAACTGAGCTAAAGGTCCAAAATGATAGACCATAAACCGCAAACTTGTCTATCCGTGAGCGTTTAATCCAATCTCATATTTGCAACTATGTTTTCGGCAACTAAGCTCACAAGTATAAATGATTACTGCTGACACCAATGATCATTCATATCTGCTGACTCGATAGATGAATATCGTTACGACTGTGTCAGGTCGCCGTGTTACACCTAACAGGCGGAGGTTGTTTTAGTTAATTAATGTGTGCTTTTTAATTTTCACTGGCACGCAGTAGCACATTTAAGGAACTGCAAAGCGGTTAACGAGACTCGAACTCGCGACAACAGCTTGGAAGGCTGTGGTTTTACCAGTTAAACTATAACCGCATTAGAGAGGTGATTTATTTATATTCGCAGCTACACCCCACTGCTATCACATGCCAACAATACTAGGCATCCTACCCTACCCTCGTGTTGACTTCGAGACACCAGTTTTACAGTCTATGTTTCCAAGAACACACTGGATTTACTCTCCGCTCCGTTAAGTGAAATACAATTCTAGCGACGGCACACTAGAACCAACTGCGAATATCGGATTTGAACCGATGACACAAGGTTTAACAGACCTCTGCTCTAACCAACTGAGCTAATTCGCAAAATTTAGAGAACACGATTAATCACTTCATATTCTCAAAGTAACAAGGATAGTTGATTAGTCCTATCGCTGAGGCGCACATTTAAGTACGTTGCTCTCCTTTACATACCAACCACTACATTCAAAGCGTTGACGCTTGCTACTCTAACTGCCCAGGACAGGATTCGAACCTGCTACCTCAGGGTCAATGTTTTTCAACACGCGCGTGTATCCCTGCGCTCTCGCCAAATATTTCGAGCTACCTAGACGTAATAATGTCCACCCAGAAACGTTAGATAGTGAACTAATAAGTTAAGAGCTTGTTGACTGTGCTAAGTATCAGTCTGATTACTCTTAGAGCTTATATCTTTTTATGGACATTGACTTAGCAATTCTGTCCGCGATTAATCACTACTATTTCTAGTAGATACCTTCGCATTGCGAAGATGTGGCCTATAACTAGGCAAATCATTTTCAGACAGTTCAGTCGATCTTAAGCTGACCATTCTATAAAGAACTATCTGAAATAGTCCTGTTGGGAATCGAACCCAATTAATCTTCCTAGTACCATCAGACAGGACTCCAAACATAATACATGTATTTTTTCGTTACACCATCTTTAACGTGCGTGTTGAAAATTGTTACTAAAAGTCGCCGACACGGGACTATCTTTCCGAAACCACAATTTAGGGGAGTGGCAATCCCGACAATAAATGTCGATTAAGGAGTCAAAGCTCCACGTTAATCTGATTAATCTTTAACAAGACAGCCTCTTTCTTATCTGTCATACCTATTTCTTTTGCATTCTCTGAGCACGTGCTCTCTTGAACACCGAGGTGGGTAATTATGCTGTATTTCGAAGCCCTACGTGAGCCGTAATCAGATTATATAAATAAGTTTATTATCTTATCGCTGTTACAACAGCAATTTAAAGATGGAAAACTTTATAAAAGAAGCATTTTACTAACAGAAGGCATAAACTGTCATTCTTCCCACTAGCGGTCAGAACTTTTTCTAGACTGCTTTTTTATTTTTCAAATACTCCCGCCAATAACTAGTATGACTTGCAATCTTGTATTTGTATTATTCAGGGTGTAGATTACCAGAGCACCCGAACCTGCAACCCGAGAATTAAACTCAGCATTAACTTAGGCAATATCTGCATCGCAGGTAGTCGCACACGCAACCATAGCAATAAGAAGCGTGGCATCAATCACATTACGAGCATTAGAAACTCCTCCAGTTGTGAGTAGGATACCTCGTATAAATCACATTACTGCCATTTATACTCAAGCGCTTCAACCGACACACCTGTTGCCGGTTTCCCTATTATACATATCCATATAACAGAAACACCTAGAGAGGGATTTGAACCCCCGAACCCGAAGGAACGGTTTTGGAGACCGTCGCGTTTGACCAGACTTCGCTATCTAGGTATTAATAACGTGCCATGCCAGCGTAAACACGTTATTAGATCGAATTGAAAAATGTAAAGGTAAAGGTATATGGAAAACATAACCTATTGAACATACGTTAGGTGTTTTTACATTCCAAACGTTTTCCGTCATTTGAAACAACCTATTGCTAGGAATTTCGGCAATGGGAATCGAACCACATATCTACACCGCACAATGTTGCTCTACCATTGAGCTATGCCGAACCTTATCAAGATAAGATCACACATATCTTATCTGACTAACCAATCTTTCATTCTTGGAGGTGCTTAACCAATGAAAGGAGTTCCCCAGCCCAACCACTTAGCTGGGAATAACACAAAACGGAATCGAACCGCAGTGTGCTGACAAAAGTAGATAAAAAGAAATGAAAATTTATGAATCAACAATTTTTGATTATTAAACACAGCACGCAAATGTTTAATAATTTTGGGCATTTCTGCCCTATGCGAAGCAGAGGAGTCGAACCTCTGTAAAAGACAAACATGGATGATTAAAAATTAGAAAGGTGTGTTTGTAATTATGAATTTAAAAGATATATAGGGAGTGTGTACTTCCAAAATGTACGTATTGCCTTTCCACTCTTCGCGATGTTTCGAGCGAGACTTGAACTCGCAACCCTCGGTTTAGAAGACCGATGCTCTATCCAGTTAAGCTACCGAAACACAATCAGGATTACTCCTGAAATGTTGAAGTGATCATTTGATCTGTGTGATTTATTAATGGGTCGCAACTGCGTTGCTCCTCATCAACGATTATTATATTAACACAGGCAACTTCTGTTGTCCATAAAATTTAGATATTTTCTTATTTATTTTTCATTGTTGCCTGCGTTAAATCAAATAAAAGTTACTTTACCTTTTTGATCGCTATTAGAGAGGCAATATACAACAATATCTTCCATAGTCCATTGTGCTTTAGGATCACCCTTTGTTAAAAGTTCATAACGCTCTTTAGGGTATTCAAACGTATCCTTTGAATGTTTTTTATAGTAGTCAAGTACGAAGTTACGAAAACCATCTACACCATTCTCTTTATTAAACATTTCTTTTTCAAACAATTTAATTAATGCTTTGTCCATAATAACTGGCTACCTCCTTAATATTATCTGGGTTAAATCCTGACCAAGCGTCTCCTACGCCTTCTTCGTCCAGCCATTCTACTACGGGAAAACTGTGCCACCCCTGTTTACGTAAAACTTCTAATATTGGACTATCTTGAAGAACTGTTACCTCTTTATAATCTACGCCCAGCTTATTAAACAATTTCTTAGTCATCATACAAGCAGGACAATGCTCTTTTGTATAAATTTTTACTTTAATCATTAGTCCACCCACTTAATATATCTATTCATTTTCTTCTTTACCATTACATCTGCAATCCAATCCCATGGACTCCACGTATGCGGCCATCCATCATGTAGGCGCCTGTACTGTCCTTTTGACAATATGACCTTGTGATCAGGATTATCTAAAAAGAACATTGTAATTTTAGCGTGTAATTCATTTTCAAAATCTTCTCTGCTAAAATCAATATCGCCATATAAAACATTGATTTTATCTAGTAATTCTTTATCTGTCATATATACCTCTATAGAAAAGAGCCAGCTGATTACTGGCTCATCAAATTATTGTGTAATTGTTACTTGTTTATCCCCGAAGCCAGTAACTACTTCTTGCTTACGGAACCAACCATTCTTACCAAATAATGCGTACATGTCATTCAACAAGAACACACTGTAACTAGCGAATAACGCCCAATTTGCGTCGCCCATCATAGCTGTTTGACCCCAAAGCGCAAGTGTAATTACCGATCCAAGAATCCAAAATACAAATTGTTCCTTAGCAAGGTTAAATTCAAGCAATGCCCCAGTTAGACTTACCGCCAAAGTAAGCGAATCTAAGAATAAACGTGGATCGTTTAATAATCCATATACATAGTAAATAATTCCCCATGACACAAAGAAGAATACAATATACTTCAACCAACCCTTGAGACCGCCAATACTGTGAACCTTAATATTATCATTCCATGATGGAGACAAAATACAGAAAATATCAAGGAACACTAAATAAAATAATTGCAACGTCATGTCAGCATAGTTATGGGCTAAATAGGCGTTGAATGCAATACAGATTGCTGATGTAGCACCAAACCAGCCCTGAATAGCCGATTTATTACTAATTCCGACCACGCAGAGAACACTCAAATTAGCTGATAGAAAACCAATAATTGTATGTGACAACGGAACTGTTGCTGAACCTTGAATAGCCAATAGAATTTGCACAATAAAGTTAAAACCAATTAACCCCCATGAAAACTTGCTCCAACTTTTCATTTGTCCAAATAACCACTTAAAATACCCTTTGCGAAAAATATTCTTTGAATATTCTGGTAAGTGTGTCAAAACATCCTTATATTGTGTAAACATCTTTCTACATTCCCTCTTTCTTCTTAGTAGCTTTCACTCGTTTATTTTCGAGCTGCTTATCCGAGTTATTACTCTTCTTATCAGATAGAAATAAAATACCAAAAATCAATATTCCGATGACAATAATCATCGTTAATGACTTAACAATAAAATATCCCATTACTTGTTACCTGTTTGATCTACAATCACACCATTTGCACCTTGGACAGTAACGAAACCATGCTTAAGGTGTGCTTGTGCTTCCATGTATTGAATATTCTTATCAGTGATTGAATCAGAAATCTTCTTATTTGCCTTAGCTTCCCCTTCAGCACGTGCAATCTTTGCATTTGCATCAGCTTCGGCCTCGGTCTTCTTAGTCTTCGCTTCTAACTTAGCCCGTTCGTTATCTTGACTGGTCTTAATTAAATCATCAATTGATTTTTGAGTTTGAGCATCAACATCAGGAACGCCGAAACTTAAATCTTCAACAATGAATCCTTGATCTTCAACTGACTTTTGGAAGTCCTTCAAAATGGCGCCTTGGACCTTAGCAGAGCCAGAGCCCATTACATCAAGCAAACTATACTTGGACAGTTCATCACGACTAGCTTTTTGAAGTTTTTGATTAAGCCATCCGTTTTCGACAGACTTAATGTCCGCAGAGCCAAACTTCTTATAAACTTTGGCTGCTTTAGTTGGGTCAACATGATAAGCGTAAGTAATGTTAACAGTAGTCTTCTTGCCGTCTTTTGTAGCTGAACCAACTTTTTGCTTAACGGTTTGGCTACGAACAGGATATTGAGTTACCTTGTCCAATCCGACAAAATGAACCCCCTGGCTCAACGCAGAATCGCGGACCCCACCTGACATTGAATAGCGCACACCAACGTTACCATTATCAATTTTTTCAAAGAAGCGGAAACCACCAATCATGACACCCAACAATACAATAACTGTTCCAATAGACCATTTAACTGATTTTTCCATTTAGTTCCTCCTTATTTGGTAATATATGAATTTTACTTACAACAATCTTTTTAGCAGGCAATCCAGTCATTTCACGCCCTGTTCTAACATTAATTGCATCAATAAACTGAACTGTCCCACTATCACCATCTACTTCCCACTGATTAGTAGGAATAATTTGAATTCCCTTATAGTAGAAATACACAAATTCACCTACTTCTCTTCGGTAATTGTGTACCCTTTATGTGTCTTAATTACTCCTTTAATACAATTCTGAATCATTGCTTCGTTTAACTTATTATCAGAAATAAATTTGTTGTATTCTGGAGAATCTAATTCAAACACATTCTTATCCTCACCCTTAGTAAAGATAATTTTATGTACCTTCTTAGTCTGCTTCTTCTGAGCAGGCTTATTTTTACCTAATTCACTAGCCGAAACACTTTCAAAATCTTCTCCAGCTTGATTACGCAAATCTACATATTGTTCGCCATTAAATGTAAATGAACGTAGAACACGCATCATTTCACCGTTATACATTTTCTGCATTCTTGAATTCCTCCTCTAATAGCATTTTTAAATTACTATGATGCACAGTTTCACTTGTCTTCTTGACTGTTGTTTTTAGTGACTTTTGCGTAGTTAGCAAGAAGCACTTATCACTAGCTCTGGTCAAAGCCGTATAAAGTAACTCACGAGTATTCAACATAAAGTGGAATGGCAACATTACAATGACACATGGGATTGTTGACCCTTGCGACTTATGAACAGTCATTGCATAACCTAATTGAATTGTTTTAACATCATTCTTTTTCAAGAGAACTCTGCCAATCCCATCAAAATCAATAATCATTTCAATATCTTTAATGTTGCCCTTTTTGTCGTACTCATATTCAATGCTTTCGATGATTCCGGTGTTCCCATTAAAAATTGGACGATATACTGATTCGTTTTCTGCCGCAAGTGTTTTGTATTTGTTTGCAGTGTTGAGCACCTTGTCCCCCTCACGAAGAACGTACTCGCCTTCTTTGCCTTGAAACACTGTATATTGATTCTTTTTAGGATTTTTGGGATTGGCAATTTTCTGAGCCATCTCATTAATTTTCTTAGTATTATTAACGGTCTGAGTAAGAATTTGAATATCTGTTACAGGATACTTTTTAAAAGCCAATGCAAATACCTTATAGGCATCGGTCAAAAGCTTCTCCTCTTCTGCTGAATTTTCAAATACATAGCCTAAATCCTTTTTATTACCCTTCATTTTCCAATTATCATTTAAGCTTAATTGTGGTAAATTACCATGTCGGTATGCTAATGAATGGGTGATAATAGCCGAATCTTCTGCCTGCCTATGAATCTTTGTTAGAGAAACAGTAGGCACAATGTTAGAAGCAATAATACTTCTCATAACACCTACTCCAATGGAATCAAGTTGTGCAACATCTCCAACCATTATGAACTTAGTCCCATCTGCTAATGCGTTAACTAACATTTCAAACAATTCATCAGCCACCATTGAGACCTCATCAAGAATTACAACATCACTTGTAAATGGCATTGTTTCATGGTTAAAGAAAACTCCCATCTCATTAATGCCAAGCATACGATGAATTGTAGAACCTCGTTTACCAGTAATTTGAGTAAGATTATCAGCAGCTTTACCAGATAAAGCACAGGTTGAAACACTATAATTGTTTGCCTGAAGAACTTTAATTACTGCATTAAGGGCTGTTGATTTACCCGTACCAGCTAATCCTTGAAGTAATGTGACGTTACCGTCAAGCATCATATCAATGGCTTTCATCTGTTCACCGGAATATTTCCAGCCTTGTTCTTCTTGAATCCTAGAAATAATTTTGTCTCGATCTTTATATTCAAACCGATTTTCGGCGCTCATAAGTCTTACAAGATTTTCAGCGATTGATTCTTCAGTATCAAATAATCGTTTAGTGGCAATTCTCTTATCGTTGCTAAATTGGTAAACCACAAATTCTCTTGACTTATTAACCCATTTCAATGTTTCTTCAATATCACAATCAAAGACTTCTTTTTCAAGATACTTAATTAACTTATCTTCAGTTGTATATGAACTTCCATCCATTGCTAGTGTATCGAAATAGTCTTTAACAAAAGCGTGAACTCTTCTTGGGTCATTAGCAGCAATTCCAAAGTTAATTGCTTTTTCGTCAATGGTCTTAAATCCAACTCCAGGAACATCCATGAATTGATACGGATCTTTGTGGAGAATCTCAATAGCATTTTCAACAGACTTAGAATAACGAACCAACTTACGAGTCATTTTAGGTGTAAAGTCCCATTTGCCAAACTCGACATAAGCTTCACTAAAATCTTTTTGTTCTTCGTAAGCATTAATTAATTTATCTGCATTAACTGGACCAATGCCTTTAACGCTCATTAGTTCCTTGATTTTATGCTCTGTAAAAATAGGCCTAGGATCATCAAATGCCTGGTTTACCAATACGCCTTTGGGTGATACATCAGTTAAAAAGATACGAAAATCTTCTTTTGACATATTTTCAATCGGGTCTTTTCTCTTACTACTAATGTACTGATATTGTGGACCCCACTTAGGGTCATCAATTAATTCACCTTTAATAATGTAATTATTCTGAGGAATTAACGACATTTCACCCTTAAAGATAACCTGATCATATTTGTTTTTCTTTAAGTCTCCACTTAAGACCTCGGACACCCTCATAAGAGCAATTTTGAACAATGAATCATCAGCTTGGTATCTTAATCTATCTATTGAGCCTATAAATTCTACTTCTGCCATTAGTATTTCACCACCATGTTTAGTAGCTCAAACTCATCAGGATAATTGTAAGCATCTAATTTCTTTGTGGTGTCGTAATAGATTAATACCTTGCGACCAGCTTCAATTAACTTTGCTACATCGTCAACACTTAACACGATGTTATCTTTTAATTTAACGTTAGAACTTGTATTGGTCCTAATAAACTTAGTGGACAAATCTGTCTTGGCCTTAAAAGCTTCATCTGGTTTTGCTTTAAGCAGAAATCCAGTCATGTTGAAGTCGTACTTAACTGTGAATGTATATGGCTTATTAGGCAACTCTGATAACTTCATTATTAATTAAATCCTCCTCGGGAATTTGGATGTCTGGATGAGTCATATAGTATTTTCTAACAGCATAGATATGTCGACCACCATAAGCTCTATTCTCGTAAACCGCTGATAAAAACGTTTTGTAGCTTCTAAGAGATAACACTTTAGTTCCTACTAACTTGTCTCTTACAAAAATATTCTCATCATTTTTATGATCACAGATAATATAGCCACCCATAAATAAAGCCATTGCTTTTTGTTTTTTGTCCAAACCATTTTTTCTCAAAAGAGATGTCAACCTTTGAGGAGATACTAATAACTCTTTAGCGATATCAGCAAGTGAGACAATGCCCTTTTCAAAGCAAGAATTTAATAATTTGTTGAGTTTTTCATAACTATACTCATCAAAAAGTTTATGCTGCTTAACGTAGTTGTTTAACCATACTAGATCTGGATCGTTAGCATCGACAATACTTGTCCATGAATGTTCACCCTCTCTTTTACTTTCAAGTTTGTAAAGATGATCATAGAACTCGTTACTGTATACATTATTTTCTTTCTGATTGCGCATCGTCTACTCCTTTTTACAAATATTTTTATTTTTATTCTTTATTTACCTGTATTGATAAAACATAATACCATATACCGCCGAGGCTTGTCAGGATTTTTCAAAAAATACTTATTCTAAATCATTATTTATTTGTGTCTTTCCTACATCACGAATAATATTTAAGCCACGATCTACTTCTAAGATAACCTGTCTATTAGTCTGCCCTTGCCGATTTTTATCCCAAAATACGATCATATAATCTTTATCTTCGTCTAACATTTCGGAATGACCACTAGTAGGATTAATTACTTTAATTGCATTTTTTCCACTAATTTCAGACTGCGATAACATTCTTACTAACATAAGCGAAGACACGACATCAGTCACGTTTTTTGCCATACCGATCATGGATTGATCTAAATATCTAGCACGTCTATTGGTTTTAGTCATTTGAGCAGTAACCCAAACATGAACGTTCAAGTCGCTAGGTTTAATTACGTTGTATAGCTTTACCATATTTTGCTGTAATTGCAGCCATGAGTTGTCATTAACACGACTATATGTGTCATTATCAAGCTTTAATGTATCTAAAATAAAATAACGAACGTCATAAAGACGTGTATATTTTTTAATCAGACGAATAGTCTTTGCCATACTAAACTCATTCATATTTACAAACCGAATGAGACCACTTTCAACCTTTTGTAGATACCATTCTTTAGCTTCATTTAGATATTCCCACTCTTGATCCGAAAAATTACCGTTGAGAAAACGATTTTTATTAAACATTGCACCCTTATTGCGGGAATTAATAAATGCTGTCAACAATCCTTGCATATATCTACTTTTTTCTTCTTCGTTTGCAATGATTAAAACCGGCTCTTCATTATTGATCGAACTTAAAATATGAAGGAGGGTAGTAAGAAACGTCTTACCTACCCCCGAATTGGCAGCTAACATTGTAATATTTCCTAGCGCCAGACCATTTTGAATTGTATCCATTAAAGGACTCCCCAATGGAAGCCCCCTAGCTACACCTTCATCTGCCTGTTTTAGCATATCATCAATACCATCAAACATATCCTCAACCTTATCTGTGCCAAATTGAGTGTCAACAAATGCCTCGGCAATTAAACCTTCTAATACTTCGTTGAGGGTTTCTAGGTCTAACTTTTGATACTTATCCCAATTTCTTTCAATAGGAAATCCCATTTCTAAAAGTCTCAGCAACGTTTTGTATCTTTGTAGCTCCGAATAATAACTATCAATATTATCTTCTTCTACAATTGCCATACCTTTTTCGATAGTTTCATATCCGCCTGCTTTTTCATAAGCGTCCTGAATTTTCTTTTCTTTTGAGTTAATATAAGCTCCAACGGAAACGGCATCCATTGTCTTAAGCTTCCGTTCTTCTACCATTTCTTTTAATAAATGATAATAGAATCTCCACATTGAGTTAGACAAGTCATTGGGTTCAATTGCATAATCAAAATAATAATTTGTGTTGCTATACAAAGAGAAAATTAGCTGACTCTCGATAATAGCTTTTTGGGTTTTAAGCTCTTTATAAAACTTGGATTTTACAATGTTATTTTCATCTTTTTTCTCTTTCGCCAACTGATCTCCCACCTTATCTAATCATTTTTACTGCCACATAACTTTTCTCTTCCGAAATAAACTTTGCTATTTCGCTTAATTTAAACTGCTTGAATTGGGTATCTGCTATATATGCTTCTTCTAATCGCTCAAAGAAATTATTAATGGCATCAAAAGTATTTCCGGGTATACCAGTAATAATCTTTTCTATCAGAGGAAGCTTCAATTGTGATTTAAGCAGGCCTTCAAGCCCAAAACTAGACATTAGGATTGTCTTATTCTTTCTAATTACTTCATCTATTTGGGCAATATTCATTAAATTAAATCAACCTTTCGCTTTCCTGTTCCTTTATGTTTGTAAGTAACCTTGCGCTGTTGGTCTTCGTTTTCTTTTTTAATTTTTTCGACTTTCTTATTTTGCTTTTCTACTGCAAGTAAACGTTTCTGAACGAAATTAATATTGCTATTCACAATAACCATAATGTAATCTATTTCATGCTTCTCGTTTTTAAAATTAACCGTCTTCTGTGCTCGCTTTATTGTTTGTAGAGAATAGACCAAAGTGTAATAGATTGTTGAAAAAGAATAGCCTTTCTTAACAACCCGCACATTTCTGCGGCCGGGTTTATATTGTCCTACCCGTAGTCCCAATAGTCTTTCTACTGCGTGTTGGCTTAATGAAGCACCATCTGGCAATTCTAATACCTGTGATTTGAAATATTCATAAACCTTATCCCAATCATCGTTTTCTAATTTTTTAAATTCTAAATCTTTATTCTCTCCCAGAAATTTAGGCAAACAATCAATATGGAATTTGCGTTTATAGTTTCGTATACCTCTTTTTGTTGCAAGAGGTATAGGCTTAATGACTAAATCTTCGTCATTCAGTTCTTTATTGCAGTAGTAGCACTTCTGAACAGCCATTACAGCTTGACCTTTCTAATTTCAAAACCTTCCTGATTAGCCAAGATGACTCCTTGAGAACGACTAGACTTAGCACCTAACTTCTTACTATAATCGTCCATTCCTTTAACAGAACCAAATGTTACTTGAAAACGATTATCGCCAACTTCTAACATGGAAAATCTATGTAAGTGACCACCTAATACAGCATCATAGTGCCGGTCATATTGTTCGCCAAGTTCGGCTAATGTTGATTTTTTATTCAAACTATTTCTGTCGCCATGAATAAAAGCAAACTGCCAACCTTGGACATTAATATCAGTAAAGTAGCTATCACTTTCGACGAATTCAACATCAGATCCAGCTAGTTCAATCCACATTTTAATAATTTGATTACTGATATTTACTGCATGGTCTGAATTAAGATTAGAATTCTTGTCGCCTTGTAGTCTGTCATGATTACCAGCGATACCCCTATAAGTAACTAATTCTACGTGTTGTCTAACTTTCTGTATGAAATCAATAATTAATTTAGTTACATGTACAATTTGTTCTGATAGTGTCTCTTCTGAGTCATATAAATTCTGATTCCGCATATATGCGTGTTCTACAATGTCGCCAAGATTAACAATATCAACGCTATATACCTTATTCTTCTTAATGAGAGCAATAACCTTATTAGCATAATCATTCAACAGATATTCAGCTACCTGTGTATCATAATAATTTTCTGGAATATCTACATGTGCGCCGTAGTGAATATCGGACAAGCATACAACCATTGACATGCTCGTATCTTGATCTGCTTCTGGCAAAACAACAGGGTTCTCCGCTAATACAAAATCCGTATTTTCTAGCGCCGTTCGTACTTCCTCAATAAGTAATAAATCCTTGTTTGTTTGACGTACTAACTTCCGAACGACACGACCTTGTTCTTGCATTTCCAACTTCTTACCATTTAGTTCTCCGATTGCACTTTGAATGCTTTTTAACGTCCCATCGGCAACCAAATTAGCGTGTTCTTTTGCACTAGGAAGTCGTCCCTGTTCCTTTTGGAATCTCTTGATTAACCCACGATAGTTTTCATTGGTATCACTATTGGAGAAACCTTCTTCTTGCATTAGCTTCTTATGTTGATACCATGAACAACGTCTCGAAGGAGACATCTTCTGCAATTCCTCTTTAATTCTACTAGCGGTCAATAGATGTTCTTGTGATACAGAAATGTGTTCGCCTTTTCTATTGACGTAGCTATATTCTTTAGTAGTAATACTCTTTCCCTCCATGAGTTTTATTTCTAATATGTACACGAGGAATAACCCTCGCAAATTGAATATGTTTATATTTAATTAAGCAGCTTCTAGCTTATTATCGTTCATGTAAGTAAGAACTTTGGATTGTTGTTCTTCTGTTAATGTACTCAAACTTCCGCTACCTGTTAGTGCCTTAACTTTCTTGGCAAAGGCTTCCTTTTTATCTTGACCATCTAGTTTTGATACATAATCAGCAACCTGGTCTTTAAATGGCATTTCAGACACTACAGTCTCCTCGTATGCTACCTTTGACTTTTCTTTGTCTTTACCAAAATCCTTCACAATAACATTGCCCTTATTATCATCAGCGGTAAGACGCTTGGCCCAGTTAGCATATGATGGGTTTTCAATTTCGGCTCCACGCTCATATGTTTCGGTACGATCTTTTTCTACAATACCCATGTACTTGCCGTCCTTAACAAATAAACGCAATACAACATCGTAATCAAATTGAGCGTTCTTAGCCATATTAGGCTTTTCCCCAATCTTAATGCGCTTGTTGTTACCCATATCTTTCATTTCGTCTTGCGCTTGTGCAATAGAAACGATATTAATTCCTTGACTAGCTAACTTAACCTTAAGATTTTGTAAGCGACTTTCCAGTTGCTTGATCTTTCCATATGAACGGATAGAAAGATTTGCGTCAAGCACATCTTTACCCTTACGTAATGCTCTTGATTCTTCAACTTCAATAAGAGCTTCTTGAATATTTTCGTGAATCTTAGTTTCAGAATCGACAATCAATGTATCAAATTCATCAATAGAATCTTCAAGATCGTCTAATAAATTACTTAAATCTTCAAATGATTGTGTATCTAAAATACCAACAATGTTTTTAGCACGATCAGTTCCTTCGTACCAAGCGTACCCATCTTCACTATCAACAGCTACAATCTTGGGAAACGACAGTCCCAATACAGTCTTCCCTGTACCAGATTGACCATAAACAAGCATTTTCAGCCCCTTTTTACGACTGTTGGGCTTTCTTAACATATCTAAGCTCATCCAATAACCCCTTTTATATTTATTCTTTATTTACTTGGATTAATCGTTAAATAAACCACCGAATACGTCTTCTTCTGTATCAGACGCATCTGCACTATCGTCCTTATTATCTTCTTCAAAGACGCTAGTCCCCTCTTCAATGTCTTCATCATCTTCGACAACAACCAATGCTTCGGGAGCATACTTATCCGCCATATTAATCTTTGTAACATCGTCCTTTACAATGGTCATAGGGCGCTTAAAAATAACCTTATCTACGCTACGATTACCAATTGTTTCTTCTTGTTCTAATTGTTCTTCGGTCATAATTCCAAGTTCAATCAATTCCATAACTTCTGGATTACGCTTGATTTCACCCTTGACCTTTTCATAACCATGAATAATTTCGTTACGCAATGCGAGTTCACGAACTACACCCTTCTTAACCTTTAAGAAGCGTTCAACTACTTTAATCATGTTTTCAATGTTGTCATCAGTAGCTTGGAATGCAAATTGTTGTGGGAATGCTAATATCTTCTTAATTTCTTTACCATTTTCCTTGCCAATGTATTGTGGAACGAATGCATTAACGGTAATTTCGTGATTTTCTCTTAATTGTTTTTCCCAATCACGAGGTAACGCTGTGCTTTCTAATAGGTATGTTTGTCGCATTTCTGCTTCTGGTGCATGTTCTTTTTCTGTTAAACCAATGCTAGTAATATTGAAACTACGAGAAATTTTTCCGTTGTATCGTTGATATTCAATATTACCACTTACATAAATATCATCACCATCATTAAGATGTTTAGACATATAATCAATTGCATCTAATTCTGATAGGAATTGTTTGCGAATAAGCTTACCTTTATCATCTTTTTCAAGCGCTACGTTAATATATGAAAAGTCAGCAACATTTTTGAGAACTTCTTCATTGTCACGTAAATCCCAATCAATTTCCATATTTGCGTTCGTGTCCTTGTTGAATACATAAATAACAGGCTTCTTCTTAGAATATCCACCCATCATTTGTACATAAATCGAATTAGTATCACCAATTTTTACAGGAAATGCAACTCGCTTATACACATACCCAGATTGTGATTCATTCGTGTTCTCTGGGAATGTGTCACTTGAAATACTTGCTTTCCCATAAGCGATAAACTTAGCAATTCCCGTTTGTAATTCTTTTTCTAATTTAACCTTTGGCATTAGGTTCCTCCTTGTTTTCCATTAATTCTTTATCAATGATTTTAAACTTCATCATTCGTTCTTTATCGTTATATGTAATTACAGCGACTTGATTCGCATCTAATTCGTCAAATCCAAACTCTACATCAGAATTTATCCCCGTTTCCTTGTAGAGAGTTTCAAAGTCTGGAGATATATCAATATATGAAGCATCTATATCAACTTTTACCATTTCCCCGTTATCCGCTTCAATTGAATCATTTGCATCCTTTAATACATTTGACAAGAACTTCTTAAACGTGTCTAGGTCTAACTTCTTGTCGGTAGAATTCTTAACCTCTGTATTTTCTTTATCCGCCGACTCATCATCTTTTGGCACAGACCAATCCTCTACTTGGTTCATATTGCTAAACTGAGCCTTGATAATATCGAATCCAGCAGATGCAAGAGCCTTTCTAATCTTTTCGTATTTATCAGCAGCAACGGCTTCTAACAAATCACTATCGCTCTCTACACCTAGAAACGCCTTTACTCCAGGTATGGATTCTGGTGCAAGAATTTTGGTTAAATCCAAACCAATTTCTAAATCAAATTTATGCGTAAAATTACTTTTCATTGATAATTTCCCACCAATCATCTAATTGTCGATATGTTTTATCTAGGGCACCTGAATTATTTACTACATAAATCTCATTAAATGGGTAGGGCATATCAATTTTACAAAGACCATTATTACCAATCGTATTCATGGTTTCGTCTTGTAAGAACGTCATTTGTAATTCGATATTACGTTCTAAGTCAGATTGTTTAAACCCTCCGTCTCTATCGTTCAGGCGTGCTTTAGCTACATCCGATGACGTGTAAACGTATAACGGCTTAAATCCTCGTTCTACACAATAATGTGAATATTCAAGTAGTTTTCTAACATCAGGAATTATCAATGGAACATTTAAATCCTTCGTCTCCCTATCCAACAGATGAATCCAAGTTTCGTGACCAAAGATACTTCTGACACTCTCACCCAGATCTTGTAGATGGTGTCGTTCTACTTTTTCTGTAGCAAATTGCTCCGCTAACTCATGAATTGAGGAACCTAGTGAATGTTTCACCGCATTCCCATTATGTAACTTTTCAACAATATAATCTGCAACTGTATCTTTGCCAGATCCAGCGCTAGATGCCATTATTGCGATATTCAGACGAATCTCCTCCTTAATAATTTTAATTATCTTTATTCCTTATTTACTTGTGATATTATATTCTAAAATAAATATCTTGTCACAAAATTTAGGAAATATCCCAGAAAATAAAAAAGATTAGCTTAATAGCTAATCCAATCTACTGATTAATCTTATTCATTAATTGTTTGCGAAGAGCTGTTATTCTCTTTGTCGCTTTATATACCTTGCCTTGTTCCTTATCTTTTCTATCATGCCAAAAGTCGTCCATCTGTTTTTCTCCCAACTCAAGATCTTCTTGACTATACATTCCGAAGGCTTTAAAAAGTGAGAATATAGCTTTTTCTACTGCTTGAAGATCATCAACATCGGGTGTCCCATAACGATCCATGAGCCAATTATTTATATAATCAAGCTGTCCGCTCGTATATATTGATTCCTTATTTAAGTAAGTTCTATCTCCATAAATCTCTGTCGCAATTTCACTTAATCTTTTATCAATAACCCATTTTGAAAGAGGCGGAATGGGCGTTGTAATAATTCTCTTTGGCAACATGATATATGAATCGTCTGTAACAGCAATTTTATTCTTACTATTATCCAATTGTCCTCCAGTTATTCGTAAATTAGAAATTGCTCTATCCATATACTCTTTTTCTTTGGGAGTGAATTTGATCTTTCTATCACCATATTGCCCATGGACTGTTAAACAGCCATTTTTATAGTCTCGTATTTTCAGATGTGATAATTCGCTATTTTCAACTTTTCTTGTTACACTAACACCCTTAAAGATTAACAATGGAATTATATTATCGGGAGTCGGATACTTAGCAAGAATTTTGCTGATTAATTCATTGTAAAAAATAATATTTATTTTTCTTTTTCTTACAACTTTTTGTGTTTTTCTACTCCAACCATTGTTATACGAATCCAGTCCAACATCTTTTAAGATGTTATTTATAGCAAGAGATAATTTACTCAAATAAGAGAACTTTGTCGTTACTGTTTCTACGGTATACTTTTCCAAAAAGAACTTTCTTAATTCCTCTATTTCATCTTTGGTAAAATGCAAAAATAATTTTTTCTTCCTTTTCTCAAAAGGGATAACGTCTTCTAGCACCCTCTTTGCTCCGTAAAAAGTTGAAACACCTTTAGTTGATTGCGTAAAAAGGATAAGTTGCTTTACACAATTAAAGATCTCGTATCTCGGTGAAAAAATCCTATTTTTATCTTTATTTATAATACTTATTTCAATGTAATTATCTAATTGATGATTGTTAATATTACTAAAAACAAATTTATACAATTCCCCCAGCTCATTTGGGGTTAAACTAGGAGAAAGTAAAAGCGTAGCAAGTACGTGTTCATTGTACTTAAAAACGTTTTTAAACTCTTCGAGTCCTTTTTTATTCTTTAGCACTAATTCATACTTATACTTTCCCATGAGAAATCTCCTAATTCATTTTTTAATAACCTTTTATGTATTTTACACGATTGCTTTAGTATAAGTTTACTATCACAAATTAGATTTTTCCATAACAAAAAAGGATTTTTCAGAAAATCCTTTTTAACGTGTTATTAGCTTTGATTGTCGTGCAGTCATATAAATTGAACTTTCCATTTCTGGTCGCGAGTGTATTAGCATTAACAATTGTTCTTTAGAGAGTTTATCAATATCGGAATAATCATAGTCTGCTGTTAAAATTGCAGTTCCTGTCGAGCTAGGGTCTTTTTGACTATGAATATACTTTTCTGTGGTTGCTATATTTTCATGGTCTAAAAAATCCTTGACCATTAAAATATCTTTAGTTTGGTAGTATAGAGATGTTGCGGCACCAGCACGCAATGAGTGAGGCGTCAAATGATGGTTTATCTTTTGACTAAATTCCTTGAAATATTCTCGAAGAGCATTTTGAGATAATTCATCGAAGACAAAATCATTATCATTATCACGATAAAACAAGTTACGCAACATATCATAATATTCCCTACGCAAATATTTAGTATTAAGTTTCTGCCCCTTATCAATAACGTCTAACCGTGCATAGCGTTCACTATTATTTCCTACAACAAATTGAAAATCTATCCATTTAATATGAAATGAGGCATTCACACGAATGCCAGTTTTGTACATAAAATCAACTAATAACGCATATTTTTTACCAAAATTATTATTAATATCATTCTTATATCTCTTTTCACGAAGAAACTTCTTTAATTCCTCCAATTCTTCTTTAGATATCGCTTCATGATGCTTGACATCATTAGTTTTTAACGATTTATCCGTCAAAACATAATTTAACAGGTTTGTATAATCAATATCACGAAAAATCTTTTCACGATTTATCATTTTGATATATGATCTCACTGCTATTAAATGGCCTTTTATTGTTGTATCCTTAACACCTGCTTGTTTTAATGGTGTAACAAACTTATTTAATACGTCACTAAATCTTAAATGAAATAAATCATATTGCTCAATCGTCTCAGGTTCTTTCTGAAAAACCATGGAATAGAACAACGTTACTGAACTTTTATATTTTTTTATAGTGTTCTCAGACCACAACGAATTGATCCATGTTTGATACACACTACTTACGTCTATTTTCATAATAAATTCCTCCATTCATCCAAATACGGATTTTATAAACCAATACTAAAAACAGATAACTTTTATATCGTCTATAAATAAGTCAATTTCGAGCATTTAATTTTACTTACTCCCAAATAAATGATATAAAAGCTATAATAAAAAACGGAGCCATTTAATACAGCTCCGTTTTTTCAACATCAATTATATAAATATTTTAATTATAGTTTATAAAATCCGCATTTTACCAAAAATTTTTCCGCTGAAAACGCTATATACAAAAATCATTAATAACTCGACTAATTTGTCGTTTAACCTTATTAAAATCCTCCAATCGCAATTTATCCATTGGTAAAGAACGCACTCTTTCACGAGAATAACAATGTATTTGTGTTGTATTTACTCGACCATATATATTTGCATAGTCCTGTAAATTAACGTAACCATTAAAATAAGTCCCACCAGAAGTGATCGGCGCTACCATAAGATAATTTGTATTACGATTGTATCGATCGTTAGAAATAATTACCGCTGGATGAATACCCTCCATCTCGGTATCTATAGCCGGACTAAAGTCTAAATAAATAATATCTCCCTGCTTATACTGTACTTTACTCATAATTCTCTCCATTCTACATTGTAAAAACGTCATTTTAACGACTACTTATTCTAAAAAGAGGACCGCCTAGAATGACGACCCCCTTTTTGGTTGATTTTATTTTTCTTTCCAATTTTTGGAGGAAAATTTCCTTCCCACCAATCAATACAAATTGCTATTAAGAAACAAACTCCGATAATAATTAAATGCGTCATACGTCATACATTCTCCTATAATTTCATATATGCTCTCGAAACGGTTAGATCAGCTAATTTAATACTAAAATTATCAAAATAATCTCGATCATTAATGCTTAAATCGGAATATGGAGTACTATCAAGCCCACCAAATGATAATTTTGAAATAATATCTTTTGTAATTTCCACGCGTATATTACCTTTATCCCAGCCAGCAGCAATATTCTCTAACCAATCATCATTTAATTCGTAAGCACGAACTCCACCTTCGGGAGCAATAACGCAAAGAAAATTCTTTCCAACGTTACTATTCAAAATTTTCCCAGTTACGCCCATATAGCCACATAGGTTACTAAAAATCTCTACTGCATCATCAATTAATGTTCTATGTTTCCACATGATTCTACCCTCCTACATTAATAAATCTGCAATTGCTACCAAAAAGCAAGCTAACAATAACCCTACCTTTACAAAATTAAAGGCAAAGCCTAATTCTTCACCGATCCGATTAATTAAATTCATGTTAATTCCCTCCTAAATAATAAAGACTTCATTTGAATGCTGCCTAGTTTTCTCACTAAACATAATTCAAATGAAGTCTTTTAACTTCTATTGAAATTTCTTTTGTAAAAGACGTTTCAAAGAGCAAGACAACCGTTGATATAAATTAGTGGTGGTCTTGCTCTTTGATTCGACTTGAATGTTCTTTTAAGAACTTTGCTACTTTAAGCATAATTTCTTCGGTATCATCCTGTGTAGTAATACCAAGCATTAAAGCTATACCCTCATCCTTAGTAACTTTGAGATGATAATCATTTTTCATTAAGAATAGCTTTGTAGCAACGTAAGCTGTTCTTTTATTTCCGTCAGAAAATATATGCTTTTTTGTAATCTTCTGCATCACATACGCGGCTTTAACCCAAATTGTTGGATATAATTCCGTACCAAAAACAACCATCTGTGGCTGTTCAACTACTAAACTTAAACCTTCCGGGTATTGTAGCCCATAAACTCCTTCACCCGCTTTTCTAATCACCTGTCTATTTACAGCTAAAATTTCTTTTTCTGTTAAATATTCCATACTACAAATCCTTGAGAGCGTCTATTAAATCAGAGTCTTCATCGAAAATTTTATCTATCATTTTCTGTGTATCTTTACTTATACTCTCTTTCTTTTTAAATGTTATTACTCGACCATCGGAAGAAATATCTTTTTCATATTCGTCACCTGGTTGAGCGTGCATTTTTTCTTTGTCACTCTTGGTCAATCGTAAACCAAATGAATTTCCAGATTTAAAAAATTTTGAATTTTCATGAATTTCTTGCATAATATCACCTCGTAATTACATTATAGCATATTGGTGATTACAATTTCTCCAATTCTTACTTTTCTAAAAGACGTGTTTTACCGACTATACAAATTGATCTAAGACTTTCGTTTGCTCTTCTTTGTTAATTCCTAGTTCATATTGGGTGTAGTCATTAAACACTCCATTCTCCGCACTGTCTTTTAATGCCTCCAGAACCACAGTAACTTCAAGTGGTGATAATTTTGGCCGTTAATAATAATTTCTGTATCGTATAACCTCATGATAATTTTCTCCATTCTAGTAATCGTTCATTAATTCATCAATACTACTTTCAATACTTTCCTCTATAGCTGTTGAAATATGTACACCATTATCTTCAATGCAAGTTACAACCCATTCTGCTACAGCAATAATTCGCTCATCACTTACTAGAATACTTTCTTCATTTAACTCGTCTACAATCATTTCCTCAAAATCGTCAATCGTGACATCGTCATCATTCTTACCTTCGCCAAATTCTTTAAGTGCTGTTTGTGCTTGAAGTAGTGCTTCTGCTAATTGTTCTTGAATTTCAACCTTAACCATAATAATTTCCTCCAATTCTTACCTTTTCTAAAATATCTGTTTTACCAAACTGCGTTATTAGTTAATTCAATAATTCTCGGCTGACAACCTTCATCTTGCATTCTCCACGAATTCTTATCATCTTGAGACACTTTATCGTATAATTCGTTACATTCTCTTAATGTGTCTTTGATATATTCCATCGCCTTTTCATATGTGGTAAAAACCATTGTGTCAAAAATTGATTCTTCCATATCTCTGTCTAAAACTACATATACTGAATTTGGTAAAGTTTCCATTTTATTCACACTCCTAGATTTACTTTTAATGACTGATTTCTCTCGAAAAATTTCTCCACACTCTTAACTTTGTTTTCTAATATCAAATACATCAACGAAGCCCCATGTTTTACTTAATTCTGACTTAACCAACCTTTCTTTTAATCAATGTAAGTTAAATTTGTATCCTCAGGATCATTTTTTGAAATGATCATGCAGTAATCAGAATTACGCACAAAAACGGGGTCAATTAAAACATCTTTGTTGTAATCATAAAATTTCCTGCACACATCAATTTCTCCTGCTTGATATGTAGCTGCATTTAACTTCAATTGTTGAAATTCTTCAATGGTGAGCGGCTCAAAATCTTCTAATGTTAGCATTCTTCTTCACACTACTAAATTTCTTTTTTCTAATACAAGTAATCACGGTATTCAACCGAATCATCATTAATCAAATCTAAATCAATATTTCCATTTTCATCAGTTGCGCTTTTAATAATTTTTGCTTTATTTTCTCGATATGCTTGCTTTAATACTTTAATCCAACGCTTCGGGTGAAGTGCTTCATCTAGCAGTCTTTCACTGTACTGGTCGATAGGCGCCTTTTCATCAACCGCTTGGTAAACAGTGTCTAATTCATAATCAAAAGCATTGCCCTGTTCTACTGGGTTACAAAACAAGTCAAAATAAAAGTCCCATAGTACACATGCAATAAATTCTCCCTTAACAGTCTTTTTTTCACGGTACTTATCAGCATAATGTGTAAGCACTGAATCAAATGTAACCCCTGCACTAATGAATTTTCTCCGTTGTTCTGGTGTTGCATCATGCCAAGCCTTACTCTTAACTAATTCATTAACACTAAATGGTAGTAAATTTGTATCAATCATCATTTTATTCACTCTCCTAAATTTATTTTCTAATATCAAATACTATGGAATTTTTCTCCATCTCGTCCAAACCAAATAAGTATTGCCAATCTGGATTAATTTTCACTACATTCATTGACTTATCAAAGTAACAATAATCGCCTTGACTTTCCTCAAACTTAATCATGTCTTTCCCATTCATCCAAATTGGCTCCATCTTACTCAGCCTCCTTTATTTATTCATTAGTTCGTTCAAGTCAACTGAAATTCTTTTTGGGTCTGATAATTCATTTAACTCTTGTTCCCAAATCTCAATTGACCCTACAAGATCATCATCAAATTCATCAGTATCCTCTAAATAATTATTGAATAGCAGCCAATTCTTCAATAATTCTTTTGCCTTATTCAATGAAGTTGCACTAGTAACATAATCTGATTTACTATCCCAAAATCCCTGTTCATCCACGATTACTACACTGAAAATCTTTTGTTTCTCCATTTTACTCACTCTCCTGAATTATTTTCCTAACTTAAAATAGCAGTGTTTCTTTCTTAAATTTCCAACCATGCTTTTCAAATTCGTTCATTATCATTTCTGTATCATCGGCATTGTAGTTATACAGGAATTGTTTCCAATTACTAATTCCCAAACTATTCAATACCTTGATTAACTTCTTCTTGTTAAACCAACATTGATATACGTTGCTTCCTTCTTCCCAGGTAACTAATTCCATAAACATAGCTTTCACTCTCCTAAAATTTCTTTTTCTTCTAACTGTTGTACTTTATATCCAATATTCTCTAATGTTTCAATTGCCTCGGCTGTTGTCATTTCTAAACCAATTCCAAATGATTCGCCCCACTTTTTTAATTCCTGTTCATTAACTCGCTCTCTAAATCCATCTGCTGTGTCGATTAAATATCGCAATCTAAAATCACCACCTAAATTTCTTTTAGTACAAACGAATAGGGCAAACCAAACCAAGCCCACCATTTTCTCGTGAAATTGTGAATGGACGGTAAGCATTTTGATAGAATCTAAATGTTAGATTTTCTCGACTACTAAGATATTGTAAACGTTGCTTTAATTTCTTCACGTTGAAATTAATCTCAAACTCATCATTTACCACTATATTAGTTACAGCAATTGGAAATTCTAAATCTTTTTCCCAGTTAGAATACTTAAGTTTCACCACATTATCTTTTACCAAAAGTGCCACTACTTCAGTTTTCTTTACTTCTTTGAACTCTTTTGTTAATCCAGGCTTATTAACGATTTTTACTATTTCTTTCAACACTGGAAAAATTTCTTTTTGTTGTACATCAAACTTAACGGTTGCATCATTAAGGTATGGTGTAACTCGTACTAAATCTGGATAACCAAACACACTTATATTTTCTCGGCTGTCATCAATAAATTCTTCACCACCGCCAACGATTGAAATAATTCCCTTGTACTTTCCATCATTAAATTGAGGGTAAACTCCCAATGTCTTCCCGTATTTCGTCGGTGTCTTAGATAAATTCTTTGCAAACTTACCATCAATTAAAAATTCTTTACCAACTAACTCATCTGGAATACTTGCTGCTACATTTGCTCGCTCCAGTACATGGCTATCAGTTGCTTCTAAAATCAAATTATTTTCTGTAATCCGAACATGAACAAATGTAAGGTTGGGACGATGGTCAGATGGCTTAGCAACAGCAGTCGCCACTTGTCGTAATTCTTTCAAAAATTCTTTTGCATTTACAAAAATACCGTTATCTTTATTAATAGTTGCTACGTTGTTTAATAGTGTTTGTGTATTCATGATAATTACCTCTTAATAGTGAATTTATTTTTAATGGTGGATTTGTTAATAAAATTTCTTTTCTATGCAACTTTTACAATCTCTAAATAATCTAGTTCAATTTCACAAGGCTCTGTTTCGTTAGGGTATTCATCATCGCCAATCCACTCTGCAATATAGTGTCCCTTTAATTTCATTCCCCACATATCAATGGCAAACTCACAAAATTCTCCATCGGGAATATCTGAATTATGCTCGTTATCAATTGCGCACCAAAAATCACAATTAAACTTATCAATATTTTTCTCCGTGACAATTCCGCGACTTTTCTCAATAACCAAATCATTCCAGCTCATTTTGATTTCCTCCTAAAATTTCTTAATTCTCGAACAATACGCAGAAGTCGTCCGCTGTTTTGTCAATATATTCCTCAGCAAACTCAACCTCATCATCAATTTTCTTTCCATTGAGTGATGGTAGCCCCTCGCCACTCAACCAATCGTCAAATTCATCTGCTGTCAAAACAGTGGACATTAATTCCTCAATACCCTGGCAAAAGATGGTTTCGTCCTTGCCATCCACAATAAAATTCAGAATGTAGCAATCAGCCGGGATTGCGTCAATTCCTGCAAATTTGATTATCATGATAATTACCTCTTAATAGTGAATTTATTGTTAATAGTGTTTTTGTTAGGATAATTTCTAGTATTCTGAACGACGTAAACCTAGGTAAAAACATTTTCCATCTGCTGTTTTTCCGAATGACTTATATAGATAATTTCCGTCATCATCTTGGTCGTATTCTTCACCAACACAAAATGTTTGAATAAATTTAATACCTAATTGACTCTCTAAAATTTCTTTTGTCACTTCCTCTAATGGATATGGTGGCAAAACACAGTACATATCAGAATAGATTTCATGTTCAACTTCTTGAAATAACTGTGGAGTTAATTCGCCATCTTTATTCCAATCTTTCATCGTATAAATACTCATTTCTATTTCCTCACTTTCACAAATGCTGTTATATCAACGTTTTCAAGACTAAAATTTCTTTCTAAAATGTCTGTTTCACAAATTAGCAATAAATGCTCGTACATCTTCATCATCAAACAAAGTTGGTTTATAGCCACTGATTAACTCACCATCTGGGTCAAGAATGTCGTAACTAACTGGCTTGCTGTCGTCAATCCAGGTATCTATAACTTCGCCTAAATTGTCTCCCATGTCTTCCTCTAAGTTATCTAAGTTGACTTCGTGGGTTTCAACGACCGGTACTTGAGCGTTAATGGTATATCCCTTTTGTACAAATTCCTTTAATTCCATTTTCTATTTCCTCACTTTCACAAATTCCGTTATATCAACGTTTTCAAGACTAAAATTTCTTTATAAAATACATGTTTTATAATTGAACTAAACTTAGTTTTTCTCGTACAATTTCATCTTTAATTCTTTCAGCTTTTTCCCATACGCTGTCGCTGTCTGGATATTTATATTCTGCTGACTTAATAGCCTGTACAATTTCGGTGTAGTAATTGGAACAACCTGTACTTCTGTACCACTCTTTTACTCCACCCATTAAATCAATCTGACTTTGTGGCTGCTGCTTAATTTCTTCAATTTGTTGCATATCAATTTCAATACTTGATAGCAAACATTCTTTCATTTTTTCTAACTTACTCATTTTTAATATTCTCCGTTCTAATAGTGTTATGCGACTAATTCTTTTTCTCGTTTCACTGAACATTCATAATCAATTGACAAGTCAAAGTCTTGAATAATTCCATTCAGCATATCCAAGTCGTCATCTTCTAAATATCCGACTGGTGTATAAATATTTTCTTGATCGTTGTAATATCCAACTGTTCCAGTTGCCAAATCAATTGCTCCGTCAATACGTGCCCAACCAGTGTTTGAAAACCCTAGTAAATAATGCTTTTTAGACTTGTCGTAAATCAGACAATCACATTCATTAATAACTGAATAATCACAATATTTTACATACACTTGGTTTTCTCCGACACGTTGAATTAATTCAATTTCTTCTCCGTCTACGTCAATATATTGATTTTCTAAAAATTCTTCTGTTAATTCCTTTAATTCTGCTTCGTCAACTGACCATGGATACCATTCTTCGATTAATTGAGATAATTCAGCAATTGTTTCATACGAACCAACCTTGTTCCACAAAATTCCCATGTCCCAACTTTTTTCTAAAATTACTCCAATTTCACCGTTTACTTTTTGCATGATATTTACCCCCGTGATTTTCTTTTCCATCTTGATTTTCTCCAATTCTGTAATTTTTAATACTGGGCACCAATTAGCCACCATTTACTTCCAGGTAAATCTTCATCATCTCTCCAATTTTCTGACTGGCTATCAATGAATGAACGATAATCACTATCGTTTTCATATTGTTCCCGATCGACTTCCTCACAACCAATTGCTCCATATTCGTAACCTAAATAACCGGCATTTACGATTTTTGTTGCTAATTCCTCATCACCACTAACTTCCCACTGTACCAACCAATCGAATAAGGCTTTTTGTGTTTTCGTCCAAACTGATTTTTCCATTTTCTATTTCCTCGCTTTTCCAAAATTTCTTTTTATTCCTACCAATTAGGAAAAATATATTTTTCTTTCACGATTGTTCTTTTAACTGCTGGATTAGCACAACCAATATTGACCAATTCTCGTTTTTCTACACTTTCACCATCTTCTTGTGGATAGGCGAAAATTTGAATATCATCTAATTCTTCATCTGTTAATTGTTCCCAATATTCAAGCAATTCATTTTCGTCATAAAACCCTTCAAGTTCATTACCGAACCAATCGCAAACACTGAAATACCAGGATTTGCGAATTAACTCACCATCAAAGTAGTCATCTGGCTTAATCCATTTGAAGGTAACGGGATAATTTTCTCGGCGATAGTGTAATTTTTTCATGATAATTTTCTCCTCAATTATTTCTTTTCTAGTCAACCTTTGTTAATTCAATTTCTCCATTGGCTACCGCTTCAATAATCCACGGATAATTTTCAAGTAATACACGGCCACGGATATGGTCAACACCGCCTCCATGTGTTCCCTTGTAATCAACTCGGTATAATTTCGTTTTGAAGATACGCATTTTTATTTCCTCCGTTCTATGAAAAATTATTTTTGTTCAATACCTTTGAGTTGACGAATAATTTTCGCTTCGCTCATCATTACCTTGTAATTTGAGTTGGCTTCTTGTGCTGAATGCACCCAACCCCCAAAGCATACAAGTGCGATAATAGCAAGCATTACAATTGCAATATTTTTCTTCATGATTATCTATCCTCTGTACTTTATAGATTTTCTTCTTTGAATTGACTAATGATTTCATCGGCATGATTGTTAAGCATTTCTTGATAGTCGTATTCGGTCATGCTTTCACAATTACCGCAACCGTTAATAAAGATGTAAGGATCAAGCCAATTGTGAATATCGCCAAAGAACACGGCTCGCGCTACTTCTTGCCGTGATGAAAACATGGTGTCAAAGAAATCATCATCAAAATCGTATACATCCTCACAGCCGGTTGCTTCACGATCATCTAGGGCGTTGTATACATCCTCGATAGTGTCATAGTCCTCGAGTGCTTCGGCTAATTCATTCAGAGCGTATAAGTTGTCGTATTCACCAATCTTGAAAGGTGCTTCATAATCACTGATAAACCATTCATCGTGGTAACCTTGCTTGCTATCACCGCCCAGGTCTAACTTGTCCAAAATATCCTTGTTCACATCATCAACTGGCAAAGTTGTCCATTGTCCAGTAAGTTCACCATCGTTGTACTTCGCTAAGTTTGAAACAAATACTTTAATTTCCATGATATTTACCCCTTTTTATAATTATATTTATTTTCATTCTTTATTTACTTGTGATTAATAGTGTAAGATTACATTAGTTTAGCAAGTTCGTCAATAGTGCCCGTAAAAGTGGGAGGGTCACTGCAATAACAATAACTGCAATGAATGCAGCTAAAATACTGTACTTCTTAAACTTGATTAGTTTTTTGCTATCCTGTTCTAATTGCTTAATGTATTCTGGATCAACCAACTTGTAATCCTGTTCTGCGTATTTTTGTAGTTCTTTTTGTGACATCATAATATCAAAACCCTTCTAATTTATTTCAGCGGTTGTTATTAATCGCTTTATATAGAGTCTTATCGTGTTGATAAGGCTCTCTAAAAACAATTAATAGTGTCTTTTTCACTTTCATAGGCTTAAACCAAGAATATTAGCAAGTCCCTACTGGTAGTATCACGGTGCCTTTATCTACTATTGATTAGGCGGTTGACGTGGAATCACCTACCCCTACCGTACCGGGTTATTTACCAACTTTTGATATTGCGGAGTTGTTCTCAGTTCTACTGAAAGATTGAACCGCGGTTATTAAGTTTTCAAAGGTCAACGCCCTGATTTTTCGCGTGTCTGTCACCCGCGCGGGTTCCCGTGACGAATTTTAACCTAATGATAGTCTGATATATGGTGTTTCCCTTGCATTGAACCCTATCCGATATGATGGTCTAGTTATGGTTCGCGCCCCCACCTTTTTCGTGGGCTATCAGTCCCGTGGTAAGTTTTTCGACTTTCAAGGTCAGTTTTTTGAATTGGTAGCTTTCCAATGTAATCTGAACATTTTTATATAGACTTAAGTCTATATAAATCAACCTTTTGTTTGTTAATCGCTCAAGGTTTGCGATTGCTTGTTTCTTTACGGCTTTTATTATATAGACTTAAGTCTATATTGTCAAGTCTTAATTTTAGAATTTTTTAGTGGTTGACCTCGGCGACAAGTAATATAGCTGAGTGAACTCACTTTCAATTCATTTATTAAGTTTGTGCCTTTATTATATAGCCTTAAGTCTATATTGTCAAGAAGTAATTTTGATTATTTTTGAAAACCTATGCTAGTTCGATGACTGCTATTTTTGTTTTCTTAATCAACTTTACGGCCTTTATTATATAGCCTTAAGTCTATATTGTCAAGAAGTAATTTTAGAATAAAAAAAACAATAGTAAATGAATACTATTGTTGTAAGTCTTTTAAGCGTTGTTCAATATCAGAATGTAATTCTTTTAAGTCGTCAATGTATTGTAAACGATTTTCGTTAATTGCCTGCGATAGTTTAGTAGACTTTTTAAGATTAACATTAATAAAACCGCGCGCCTGACCCTTGCGGTCCCAGTATGTTTTTTTCAGTGGATTTTCAGCACGATATTTTTTTGTCGCTTCCTTTTGTGCCTCGCTTACCATTTACTCACCCCCTTTTTGTATAGCCTTAAGACTATTATAACATACTTACAACCCTAACAGAATATAAAAATAATACCCCTTTTTATTTTTATATAAGGAAAGAAAAAAATAATAATGGTATTGATATATATGTATATATGTATGTATGTATATGTATATGTATGATTGAGTAAGTGAGTGATATATATGTATATGTATATATGTATGTATATGTATGTATGGTTATGTATGTATATATGGTTGTATATATGGTTGTATATATGTATGTATATATGTATGTATATATGTATATATGTATGTATGTATATGTATGTATATATGTATGTATGGTTGATTGAGTGAGTGATTGAGTGAATAAGTGAGTTAGTAAGTGAGTGAATAAGTGAGTGAGTGTATGTATGATAACGCTTTCATATGTTATTGTATGATGGATCAAATGAATATGTATATGTATTGAGTGAGTTAGTAAGTGAGTTGGCTGGTAGGGTAAACGGTTGTTTATTATATAAGGGGCGTGGATTGAGTTATTAAGTGAGTGAGTAAGTGATATATATTATTGTGTTTGTTTGATGTGTTTGGTTTATTTGGTCGGTGGTATGGTGTGAGTGTAGTGTAGTGATTAATTAGTGAGTTTGGTTGGTAGGGTTATTGTGTTAGGTTGGTTGGGAGTGGGTTGGGTAAATATATAGTTTTTTATTATGGTTGGGGGTGTGTTTATTATTATGTTTGTTTGGTGTGATAGCTGATTACTATATATCAAATTCGATATATTTAAGTTAGTGAAACGGATATAATAGCCCTAATCATTTTTATATTTATCTTTTTAAAATTACAATTGTAAACCCCTATAAATAAAATTACCCCTTATCATTAGATAAGGGCTTTATTTTTCTACTGTTAAAAATTAATGTAATCGTTTTCATTAAATAACAGTTATTATTTTATATTTTTCTGGCAAATGAACGGGGGTTATTTTACTCAAAACGCCTTAATTTTTAGGGGAATTTTTAGACTAGTTGCTTCACTCACACACCACAAAAATATTCCCGTACCTTCCCACTCCACCTCTATCCTCTTCACTCCATATCACCCTATATTAATACCCAAAACACACCCTTTTTACACCCTATTTTCATCACCCTTAATTCTTGAAAATAATTTTCATAAATTTTCATAATTACCCCTTCTTCTCATATTTCTCCATACAAAAAACAGTCCAAACATACTAACTTAATAGTACATTCAGACCAAAGCTCCCCTATATTCTCTTTACATATTCGTTTAAACAAATTATCAATTCAACATCTAATCCATCCATATAGTCATCATATACAGCAGAATAATCATCATCAAATTGACTCAAAACATATAATAATACTCCGTTATATATCCTATCAGGACACCTTATTATCCCTTGAATTAATGTCATACTTTCCAATAAATTATCTTCATATGTTTCTCTGTACTCTTTTTGCAATAGATAATTTAAATACCAGATTAGATCATTGTCTCTATCCTGTCCAATTATATTTATTAGCTTTTTCACCACTATATTAATGATAGAATTACTGCTGCCCATAATCCCGGTTACCTCACGATTAATAATTATTTTAAACGTATGTTCTTTTTATACTATACACAAACAATTGTTCGATAGCAACCCTTTATAACAATTGATACATGTATCGTTCTGTGAGATAAAATATAAATTATGTACCATCAAATGATTTAACTTAATAAAATTTAGCGCAACCATTTTCACGGGTTTATGAAAACAAGAAAATTACCCTCCCCGCTTTCATGTCATTATTTTCATAAAATCTCTAAATTGACCCTTTAATATTCTTTCTTAAATCGTCGTAATTACCAATGACTGCATATTGCATTCACAAATTTTCGTCTTCTACATAATCATTCATATTGAAATCAATACTACTTTGTGAATTTTTCTTCACTAAGTTGAAAAGTTGATTTTTGAAGTCATATATCATTCAAAAATCATTATGAAAACATCGTTTTATGTACACCTAAATATTTTTCGTTGTTCTCTATTCTATTGGATAAATCTAAAATTCAAGAATTCTAAAATATCCGCACCTTATTACTCATATAACTAACCCTATCGAAACTCCCTATTTTTCGTTTCAATATTTTTATTCAATTCACTAAATTTTCTCCTCTAAAATGAACCAATACTAAATCCTATTTAATAGGAGCTAGTAGAATATTTTTACAATTATTATTCACTTGAGACATCTATTAGTACAACTTCGATAATACAAGTGGTTTCAAACATCTAATTCCAGAAAATTTCACAAACTTAAAAAGGGTGCGGGGTATTTTTACTCTAAGAACCTATAATTATATGTTTCGTATTGGTTCATTATTTTCACTCAGACTATTTTTCATAATTCCGCCGCCATTTATCCATTGTAATAGGAAAAAAACTCTATTTTCTATCACTGCTTTTATTGTCGCTTGTGAAGTCATCAAAAAATGCTGTTTCATTTTTATGTAACTATCCTCGCCTTATTTTTCTCTTCAAACACAGCCAAACACCAACGTAGAATGGAGTTGACGGGGCATAAATCAAAATTACATTAATTTATCTAAATCATCTTTTAACCCCATTATTCATTGTTCGTTTTGATTGTTTATGAGCAACAATTATGTAGTTAAATTATCGAAATAGCTATTCTACAAGCCTTTTAAATAGAAAACAGCGATAGCAAATAAATACCACCGCTGAAATAATTACGGATTACTTACGTAACCACTTACTAATCTTTTTAATTAAATGTTTAACGTGCTTATTAGGCACAAGGATAATTACTAGGCACCAATGCAACATCAGGAGTTACCTCCTTTCTGCACTAATCGGGTTTTCTACGCCCGCACAAATGTGCTTAACAATTGTATCATAGAATTAATATGTTATAATATACATAGGATAATTATTAGGCCGTGTGCTCGTGAGTGCTTTCTAGCTCACGAATCGGTTTAACGTGGGGCGCCCTGATAGGCGCTCTTTTTTTATTTACAATGTGTTATCAAGAATGATAGATGAATGATTTAATCATTCTTACCAGCTCCATTATTTATATTGAATCATTTTTGAATGACTATTGAATCACTTTATCATTCAAAATTATTAGCCTAAGCAATAATAAAAGCTCCAAGTTAATTCTTGGAGCTTATTTTTTACAATGATGACATCATATCTAAAGTTGTACTTCCACCATCTTCATCATCATCATTCTTATCTTTAGTTTCTTTTGGTTTAGGTTTACTTACAGGTTTTTTTTCTGAAGTTTCAACCATCTTATCAACTATCTTCTCTTCTCGTTGAACAGACTTGGGGGCTCCATTCAAATTAACATTAACCTGGCTTAATACTGCATTTAAGTAATCACCATCACCAAAATTTGCAACAATTGTCCTGATTACTGCATCAAATGACCCAGTTTTATTATTTTGGTTTGCTAACCATTTAGCAATATCGCTATTCGAATCATACCTATAAGTAAATGTCTTCATACTCATACTAATTCACCACTATTTAGCGTGATCTACAATAAATTCAAGACCGTCCCTATTCAATGTCTGAGCCTTTTCTTTTGGAATCCAAATTACGGGAACTACTTGACCACCGTTAAAGTCTTTTAGCTTATCTTCCAACTTCGTGCGGAGCATTGTTTGGTCTTTCATAGGAATTGATCCACCGCCATGAACGTAAACAACTTCAATTGTAGCTCCTGCTTTACGAACAGAACGACTAACTTCAGTCACAATACGGTCACAAAATGGTTCTAATTGTGCATAAACAACCTTTTGTACTGCCTCATACCGTCCTCTTGATAATGGACTTGGTTTTGTTGCTAAGAATTCTTTTAATTCTGCAACACTGCTAAAGTTGAACTTCTTATCTCTAAGTACCTCAAGTGCTTCTTCAAGAGCATTATCATATCCTTCTGACAATGAATATGATGCAGATACAAGAGCTTTTCCATTAACAATTACAACAATATCAACTGTTCCGGCACCAATATCAATAGAAACTACATTTTTGGCTTGGATTAAGTCCTCTGCTTTGACTAAGGAAGCCATTTCTGGATAACGTGTGTCGAAATCTTCTTTAATCTTCTTGGTTAAATCTTTATCTTTCCCTGTTGAGATAAATAATTGGGCTGTTTCACCTTCTGTAGCAACAAATACCTTATCAAATTCAATCGTCACCGTAATAGGGTTTTTAAAATTATGAAAAGTTACTTGGTGAGTACTTCCTGCATATCGTTCACGATACATATTCTTAGTCTCAATATTGCTACCTTCTTTAACAGGAAGAGCTGCCGCCATACGGGTATTTACTTTAAGTGGTTCTGATAAGTCTTTACCTTCCTCATATGCTTGTTCTACGGCTGCACCTGCAATCATACTCAATGTAAGAATTAAAGAATAGTCACTTTCGGCCTTGCCAGCATAATCATTAATATCGAAATGAGTTAATGGTAAGTTTTGGTCAATGGCATTTTGTCCGATCAAGAATCGACCTGGCGTCTTTATTGAACTACTAGAAATTGTTACATCCATATGATTAAGAAATTCTTTCATATATTCGTCTTTTTGACTCTTGCTTTCGAATTCAACTGGGGAAGCAATATCTTGTTCACGTTCAATGGTAAATACAGATGGGAATTGAATTTCCTTATCGTCAATTATTGCTTTGACTGAGCCATATCCTAAGTCGTTTGCTGTTTTCATCATGTTTATTGTCCTCCGCTTCGTTTATGATTCTATTATACTGCAATTTGAATGATTTTTGAATGATAATTGCGGTCATATATCATTCATTTAGATTATTATCGTTAATTTTGATTAATATGAATGATATATGAATGATTAAATAAGTCTATATTATATATAACTCACTTAACACAATATATTATATACTATATATTTAACATTTACCACTATGGGGTAGTTTTTTATTAAAAAAATAAAAAGGCACTATTTGTGCCGTCTTACTTTTTACCCGTTTTTTAGAGATTTTGACATAAAATCTTTCTCTTCAAGAATTGAGACCATTTTTTCTAACCTAGTTATTTGACTATCATCCAAAGAGGCTTTTTCGGTTTCAATTAAATGATTAAGCAAGGCTTTCATATTTTTTTCAATTCCTAAATTTAATAATGCAGATAACTCATTTCGAATATGGTTATCCGCTCTTATATTCGCCGGAAATGTTACAGATAATACTTGAGGTTCTTCTTTCTCGTTAACTATATCTTCTCTCTTGACTTTATTCCTTACAGAAACTCTTGATCCAGCCTTAAGTTTGGGTTTCTTTTGTTCCTTTGAATGAGTAAGAGCCATTATTCTTCAACTCCAATCTTTTTAACTAATTCTTTGGCAACTTCCTTGTATTTATTTTGTGCTCTCTGATCCCAAACATCATGTGGCCCATCGGTAATTCCAGTTATATCCATACGCTTTACACGTTCCATAAGTCTTATATGATTCTTGAAAACATCATCGCCCCACATTTCTTTTGCCTTTTCCAAAATTACCTTATCTACTGCTGCGCCCTTTTTAGAAAGAACTGGAAGTACACCAATAACAACAACATCAGAATCAAACTCATCAATTATAGTTGTTTGAATATATTCAACTAGATCTTCAGCTCCATCTAAAGAATGTTGCTGGGTCTGTAAAACAATTATAATGTCATCACAAGCGTAGTATGCCGTATCATTTTGTAGACTTAACGTTGGAGGAACATCAATAAAAATAAAATCATATTTTCCTCTCAAATCCCTGTTGATTAGTTTTGAAAGGAATCCAACCTTATCTTGTTCTGATTTAAAATTATTTTCTAAGTATCGTCCATATAAAGAAAAATCAACTGCATTTGGAATCAAATAAAAATCCTTGGCAATCTCAATGACCGTCTTCTCAAGATTCTCATTTTTCTTTATAGCATTCATCAATGTGTTATCAATAACTTCAATCTCATCATCATTTTTACTCTTTGTCTTTAATAACAACGAAGTCATATTTGCCTGTGGGTCCAGATCTATTACCAAAGATTTATACCCCATTTTAGATAGATTATAAGCAACTAATGCCGTAGTTGACGTTTTCCCAACGCCACCTTTTTGGTTGCAAAAAGATATAACTTTAGTCTCCATAATTTTTGCTCCAATCATTTGTTCTAAATCCATTTTATCAAAACTATCACTTTGTGTTAAGTGTTAAATATATAATATAGTCCCCCATAATGTTAAATTAACAATGTATAATATATTGTTAACAGTACATAGTGTATTATATATATATTATTGTGGTAAATATATTATATATAATGCGCAATATATCATGTATTTACCACTAGTTGCATCTCAATATTGACTTTCTTAGATTGAAATGCAATCATGTAGGTATAAGAAAAAAGTCCCCCAATGATTATACTGAGGAACTATTCTTTTCTTTGAAGTGTAAATTAATCTCTGTCAAAAAGAGAAATAATTTAACACATATCAAACTCTTATACAGATTATTAACTTACACACAAATAATTTAATTAAAATATCAATATCCTCTAAAACCAAAGCCATTCCATCTTTGGTTCCTTTGGAGTTTTTAAGCTACAGGCAACTGTGTAATTTTTCATAAATTACCAATTGCTATTATCAATAGACTATGATATTTTAAATATATCCACGGAGTGTGATGATTTAGCATGATAGAACTAGGCACTCTTGATTGTTAAATCTGAGTACAAAAAAAGAACTAATCGAAATTAGGCAGTTGATTAGTTCTTCCAAATAAGGACAATCTAGTAATCACTAGATTCAATATAGAATTTAAATACAATAACCAAGCAGAACATTAAAATAATTAATAGTGATTTAGGCGTTAATAGTGTATTCCGCTTAGTACTTTATATAACTATTATATAGTATTCTGTTGATTTTTCAAGTATTTATACCTTATTTGGTGTACTCAATTTCAATAATTTTTAAGAAATGAGGACAATAATA